CACCATACGCCAACACTGGAACTGAGTAGTTGGTATTTCGGAAATGTCAAACCCAGAGGATTCTAGAATTGACCAGAGCATCCAATCCGGCCACCAGCGACAATCACAACTTGAGTCAGGCATCTGATCAAAGCGATACTTTAACTCACGAAGTTTTCCGAAAGTTGGCCAGTCAAACTGAATGTGTGCGAAGGCCCCTTCACGAAGTCCCTCAGCAATTGACTTGATCATGCACTTCATCAACTTGTGGGGAATGTGCTGGAATACCGTCCAACTGAAGAAGAGATCAATCTCGGTCAACTGGGCAGTTGGAAAAGTATCATCCCACAGTGAGTAAGGATGCTTTAGTTCATGCAGGAATACATTGGGGAAAGATTCAGCAACCTTTTCTGCATAGTCCAGGCAAGATAGTGAGGCATCGACTCCGATGTATCTCTTTACCAATGGTGCAATGTATGGGATCATTCGTCCCTCACCACACCCAAAGTCGAGGACTATTGCCTCACTCAACCTCTCTTCAGGAAACCCCCGAAGTAGATCGGCCTTTGTGATCTCATTGATCTTCACATCCTCAAACTGGGTCGATGGGCAGTTGATGGCCCCATGCTCTTTGGCCTTCTCATGCCAATAGTTCTTTGCGTTCTGAAACAATGCGTCTTGCTCATTATTCGATAGCATTTTTTGTCTCCTTAGAAAAGAGATACATCTTACGAACTTGATCGGTAGAGTTTTGAATCCCCACCACTGTAGGAAAGTACTTCGTAAAGGTCGTCACGAATTCCTCCTCAGTATATTCACTGCGATCTTTCCCGAACCTATTGACCGGTCCCTCAAGATGGCGGTCATCGTATGGGATCCATTCAATGATCAGATACTTAGTCGAGTAATTCGCCAGGATCTCTGCCAAAGTAGTCATAGGGAACTCTCGGAAATAGCATACATGGTGAATCAACGCCACACAGAGAACCAACTCGGAGGCGTATCGAAGGTTTGGCTGGTATAACGAATTCCAAGTGACCTCTCCGAAGTCGACTGCGTGCCATCCATAAAGATCAGTAATGTTCCCCACTACTGCAGTGATCGGAAGTTTTCCTTCCTTGGCCATCTTATAGAGAATCTCTACTGCCGCCTCATCAATATCGAATCCACAAACCTTCTCTACCCCCTGACTTAAAAGTATGTGGCAAAAGTCACCTGTGTTGCTCCCCACATCCAACGCTTTCTTGGGCAGTTCAGGTAATAGTTCCATCAGGTTCTTTACTGCGTTATGCTTTTCCTGCCACGTGGTGGGATCGTTCACATTAAAGGTTTGCTTATCGTATTGACTCCACTCCAGCATCTTGATCTCACTGGTTAGGCGCTCGATGTTTCTCAATTGATTCTCAAGTGTAGCATGTTCAGGATGCTCAAGAAAGTCCTGCAACTCTGTATAGGTGATGTTCAAACGAGCCATCCAACTCTCCATCCAATTCTGACCCAACCAAAAGTTTCGAATCCACTCCTTGATCGGATAAGGCCCTCTCGTGATTGAACCAAAGTCAAAGTACACCGGTACTGAATCATCAAAGGCTACATTGAACACGTGAGGATCTGAAAGGAAGAGATCCTTTTCAGATAACTTCTTTTGTATCCTGATGATCATTGAAGCAAGATCCTTCTTCTGCGTCCAGGTCCACTCATGAAACATCGACTGAAAGGCGAACTTTTTATGCTCAAGGACAAGACTGCCTGAAACGGTTTGCCCGAGGAGTCTGGTTGAAACCATCCCCACTTGGAACAATTCCAATAACCATACAGGATCATCAAAGAGTTCCTTGTATAACTTAATGGAATCTTCGTCGACCACTACACGATACATATGACCTTCATAATCACCACAGTAATGCTTCCGTCCTGGGAAGTCCACGGAGCACGTATTAGCCAGTACCTTCTCTGCGATGACTTCTAGGTCTATCATCCCAGCATCTCCTTCGCAATCTCCATGACCAACTCGACATTCAATGCCTTGAAACATTCTGGCTCGCCCAATCCATTCTCCTTCGTGCGGTATGGGCCCTCTGTCTTTGAACATAGCATTTTGTAATCACAATAGTTAGTCTCAGGCGCGTGCGGGCATGACCCCTGAACCGCTATCATTGAAGGAAACATCTTCTCAAACCTTGCACCATTCCGATTAGAGAACAATGTCAAAGCGGGAATATTCAATGCACCGGCAAGGTTTGAAGGACCTGAGTCGGGGGAGATCACCAGATCAGCCTGGGCGATGACTGCTCCCAGATGCCTGAAGTCCATGTCTTCCTTGTTCGGGCATACCACTGCGTGCCCTTCGGCGATCAAGAGGCGCTCGAGTTCGTCCATACCATGCCAGCACTTCAACTTATTGGAACCTTCCTTTGCCATCACGATCTTTTTCTTTCCCGGATGTCTACTCCAGTATTTAGTGGCTAAGTCCCTCTCAAGTCCGGAATTGAAAAAGTCCGGTTTCAATTGATCGGTATCCAACCCAGCAATGTCCAGGTAGATCTCTGTCCGGGCGGACATAATCTGACCATACTTGGCGACCTCCTGCCATTCCTCACGAAACTCTGTCTCAGTGAGGTCAAGTGTGAAGTCTGCACCAGCCAGTTCCCTTTCCTCAACCTTGTCAATATAGGGATAGGTGGACAGAATCGCCCGCCTCTCTTGGCTTTTATCAGACATGGTGTCCTTAGGATCAAACGAGACAGTATAGATAACTTTGATCTTGTCACTGATCTGCCGTTTCAATTCCCGGGCAACGATCGAACGGAAAATCACATCGCCCAAGCCGGCTAGGTAGCATCGTATCCGAACTGTCGGCGCCTTGGCATTGGGATTCGCCAAGTACTCCCGCAGATCATGAACCAACTTGCCTTTGTAATGCTCCGGCCCGACCTTGGCTAACTCCTGAGGCTCATGAGGTGCTATGCCCCATTTCTCAATGTAGTAGGCGATGTTTTTATCCCAGTGGTGATTCCGTCCTTTTCGTTCCTCTTCCTTTGAACCCAGGACGGCCCCCACTGCATGATAAAAGATTGACTCCCTTGACTTGCCGAACTTTGCTCCAGCAATCCTCAGCCTCAAGGTGTAGTCATTATCCTCAATATACCGAGGAGTGAAATGTTCATCGAACAGGCCGATCTTCTCTACGATGGACCGACGGAAGATCGTGCATGAATAGGCACTAGTCGGAATATCCTGAATCTCCTCAAACCCCTTGCCTTTAGGTTCAACAAGATCAATCGTCCAGGGAGCGATCTTCATCTCTTCCGTTGAAGTCAGACCACCGAGTTCAGGTGTCTTCTCCATCATGTCAACCAGACTGTCTATTGTGTTGTAATGTAAAGCTACATCGTTGTTCACCAAGAGGACGTAATCATAGTCGCCTTCTAGGAACTTTTGGAATCCTATATTCTGAGCGGCGGCGACTCCGCATCGTTTCGCCTCGAACTCAATCCCTTTCGCCTTCAACCATTCCTGAGTTCCGTCGGTTGACTCATTATCAGCAACAAATAGATCGTAGTCATGGAAGGAACGAATTGACTCCACCGCCATCTTCGTCCACTGCAAGAGATCAAAGGTTAGCATAACGACCAAGACCTTTTTCACTTTGCCTAGTTCGTCACACATCTGGCTCACCACCTCTTCTGGCTCTAGTTTCTGCAGGCAGGCAGGTGGACCCAAAGGTTCCTTCCACTGATAGTCGGCGCCATCAATGCAGGGCACTTCCCACCAACACGGATTCTTTTGCAAAGCGCACTTGGGCGCGTTTAGTGGAATTGCCTTTTCATAGTTTTCGCAAACTACCTTCCCGTCCGTGTGTCCGAAGATTCCGATCACTCGCTTCTTCAGTGCACCGGCCAGGTGCAGGACGCCTGAGTCGTTCGCTACAATCCAGTCACACTCATTGATCAAAGCGCCCATCTCTCGGAAGGTAAACTTATACTTTCCATCGGCATCCTTTTCATCCAGGATGACCACTGATCCATCAAACTCTTTTAGGAGTTCAATCAGACGATCCATATGGGGATAGGTTCTTACTCTGGCAAAACTCTCACGACCTACCCCTATGATAGGCTTAGAGAGGCCAGCCGCGAACGATTGCGCCCATTCTTTCTCCTGATCGGCTACTTTGTACACGGGGGTCTTATTGACCGTATGCAAACCGGATTTCTTCAGGATAGTATCCGAACACTTCTTCCCACTCTTAGGCTGGAACTTCAACTCCAGACCATTGAGGTCAACTATGAGATCATAGATTGCAGTAGGCTTTTCAATAAGGATTGTCCGGATGTGTGGATTGTTCTCCCATGCCTGGGCAAGTGCAGGATTAATCAGGACGTCAATACTTACATTTTCCTCATACGATTCCTTGTAGGCCTTGGGTACGATGGTTAGCATGAGGTTATCACCCCACCGGTCAGATCGCGAAACATCAATCAGGACATTCATCTTTTTGTTTTTAGCTTTGAGTTCCTCAAATAACTTCTGACTTTCCCAGAATCCAGGATATAGCAAATAGTGCACCAGATCGTTTGAGGATCCTCCGAGGAACTTTGCTTGTTTCGGTTTCAAAGTGATAGGTTCACCCTCATGGAAAAAGGTTTCCTCAATAGTCCCTTCGTTTACATGAAGAACTCCGCAAGGCATTGTATAGCATTTGACTGACATTATGACTGCTCCTGATAGAATTTTGTGACCTCTTTAGCCACGGTTTCGGCAAGTCTGCCTCCGTTGACGTGGAGGCATCGCATGGTATTGTCACACCGGCATCCGTTCTCGGTGCACGATTCGCAATTGATCCAATCGTTCATCTTGATCCCAACCGCCCCCTCCGGATAGAGAGGATGGAGAGTAAGGCGCTGATCAGGATGGGAAGGACCCAGGATGGCCATCGTAGGCGTCTGCGTGAAGTGACCAATCCAAAGAGGACCCGAATCTACAGTGACGAGACACTCGGCCCGTGCTATTAAGGTGAAGAGTTCCGGCACCCCTAACTGCCTCCCCATCAACATCGTCATATCTTTGTCAACATTCAGATCATCAGGATCACCATTGTAAAAGACTCTCCGACCTTCCTTGTTCAAACGATCTATGATCATCTCGATAGTTGTCTTCGGTAATTGTTTGCGAAAGTTGGCTCCTTGACCTACCATCACCACAAACTTCTTTGGCAGATTAAAAGGAGTTGGCGGAAGTTTCGACATATCACATCGCCAGTCGACCTTCTTTGGCAACTCATTGATGCCTAGCGCCTTGAAGTAAATATGTGTTCTATGTAAACGACCCAACTGAGGGTCTGTGTGATCTCGCTCCAGGACCCAGTCCATGATCAAACCGGGAATTTCCAACCTCTGGTTTGTAACTAAGTGTGGGACGTCCAGCATATTCATCAGGGGAGAGTTATAACCATCCACCCTCAGGACGGCATCCCATCCCAACTCGCGACAATAATGAACTACCGGCACTCCAGTTAATACATCACCCAAAGCATAAGTGCGTTGAATGTAAAATCGCTTTTGTTCCCTCTTCTTCATCTCATCAAGGAAGTTCGGGATTCGTTCAAAGTAGCTGGGCATCGCCTTCACTCTGGTAAAGTCAAACACACCCATCGGCTCGACTGAGGCGTAGTCGCCATTCATATTGACGAAACTCTGCGAAATGTCTGATACGTTCATGCCCAACTTAAACATCGCTTACTCCTCTCGTAAGAAAAAGAGGAAGGGCCATCCCAGGACGGAATGGCCCTTCCCCGTTGAACTCAAATTGCCCAGCCTAATTAGCTCTGGGTAATCGTAACGGTTGCAAGACCGTTGTTCTTCTCATCGGCGCCGGAAGCTTCCGACTCAGGAATGACACCATAGGCATACCGACTCATCGCACCCCGCGCTCTCTGCGTGAAGTCATCGTTGACGATGTACTCTTCCGAGAGGAACACAGGAATGTAAGGAGCATAGTAGCCGACGGCATACTTCCAATCGGCGCCACGGAAGCCCATCAGGATCTTGTTGGCCGTGAACCACGGATCAACGTAAACCTTGTACTTCCCGGCGAGAATGCCCTCATACCGCCAACCAATCATGCTCTGCTGATCAGGGGTGGTGGTGGGATCGGCGGTGAACCGTTCGAGCTTGGCGATCCGTGTGAAGGTGTCCCCGTCCATGAGGAGCCAGTTGGGATAGACGTACTTTTTCTTGAAGATCTTGGAAGCCGATTCGGCAACCGCCTCATAAAGGGTCTCACGATAAGCTCTCTTCTCGATCGTGGTCTTGTCATCAACGAGGTAACCATTGGCGTTCCAATCCGTGTTACCAGCGCCGTTGCCCGCCAGGAGGGCAACCATGATCTTCTGGTCAATCTCGCGAGCGATCTCATCAATTACCTGAGGCTGTAACTCGCCCCAGAGATCCAACTTCCACTGTGAACTGAGATCCTGCTGGGACTCCAGAGTCCAGATAGCCTTTAGCTTTTTGATCTCCGTCTCAACCAACTTTTTCTTCAGCTGGAAGTTGACTTCACTGATCGCTCCCTTTTCGGAACTGTCAGCAAAGGTCTTCTCCTGTTCCTTGTCCAGGCGATCACCAATGTGGACGGTACCCTTATTGGTGCCGTAGAGGTGATCCAACCAATACATATACCCGGAAGGACCCGACAGGGGCTGGACGGAAATAAGTTCCATCGCCAAGAGGCGAGAATAAATCCGTCGAACCGCGGGCAGGAGTGCCGTGGTGAACGTGGCGATGCCGGTCGTCAGAGTTTCCTCATGAAGGACACCGGGCTGATTAAGCGACAATGCCTCTTTGAAGAGAACGCCCTTCATCTCGGAACCGATCCACGCAATCGTGTTGTCATAGAGGATCTCTCTCATGCCCCGACGGACACCTGTGTCCTTATCGGTTAGTGAAAAGTCGAAGCCACGATCCTCCCGCCTCTTAAAACCCTCGGCTTCATCGAGCCTCATCAATTCTGCCTTTTGTGCAAGCAGGAATTTCTTGATGTTTTCGAACATGTTGTACTCCGTTCGTTACTTGATCTTAAGGACGTCTTTGGAGTATTGCTCCAACTCGCCCTTGTATCCAGCCTTCAGGGCGGCTACCCATCGGCTCTTCACTTGATCCTCAGTAAGGCCAGAAGCCTTTCCTTCGGGGTCAGTGATGTGTCCCTTGTCGTCCAGCCCGGACGCACGGATCTTGGATTTCTCCGCCTCCGCTATCCGGGCACTGATCGCTTCCTTCGTGGAGGCAACCTTAGCCGCAACATCCTCAACCTTCTCGATCAAAGTATGGCCCTCTTTGATCAACTCTGCCTCAATCATCTTCCTGTACTCAGGGGTTTCCTTTTCCAGTGCAATTTTCAGGGCATCCGTGACCGCTTTCTCGTTGACCGCCTTCGCCTCAGCGGCTTCTCTCTTTTCCTTCTCGGACTTCAGTGCGGCATTCTCAGCCTTGAGAGCCTCAAGTTCCGCAGGGACGACCGGAGGTGGTTCCACTTTAGGCGGATCTGCCACTCCTACAGGAGGATCCGCAACCACCGGAGGATCAGGATCCTTTTCCTTGACCGTTTCGGGAACAACGCCCTTAAGTTCGCCAAGGACGGAGATGGCATTGCGAATACCCTCGGAAACTGCCTGCACCTCTTTCTCATAGGCCACGATCTTCTCCTTCAGGCTAGCATTCTCTGCCTCCAAGACAGCGAGCTTTTCCTTCAGAGTTTTGACCTCCTCTCTTAGAGCGACAAGCTCTTCGTCGAGAGGTTTGAGGAGTTCAGGTTGTGCAGTTCGAAGTTCATCCAATGTTTTAAATAACATGGTATCTCCTTTGTCATCGTTGGAATCCTCGTCGTCTTTTAGACGCGATTCCATCATCCGGCGAACCCCGGCATCGGGGACGCTGGGCGTAAGTACAAAGTCACCGGGTGACTTAAGTTGAAAGTCATCGTTGATCTCATCAACTTGAATTTTCTTGCCATCGACTACCTCTTCCTTTCTGGTGGTGGTTCCGAAACCACGGGAGCTCATTCCGATGTGCCCACCATACTTTATGATCGCCTGAGCATTGCGACCGCGTTCGGTCGGCAATACCTTGACGACACCAACACAGCTCCCATCCTCTTCCATCCTGGCCGATTCCCAAAGATGACTGACATCATCAATCTCGGCATCGTTCTGCGGATGATAGGAAGCACCATAAACAGAGCCCTTATCCATAAGTGGACCGAGGCGGTTCATCTCTCGAAGAAGGATCTCCTTGGAGTAACGCCTCTTGTTTCCATTGATGATCCCAGCGTGTTGCCACTTGACCTCAACTCGCATTACACGCTCTTTGGTGACCTCGTCAACCTGCTCATCAAGAATGGTGCACTTGGGAGCCGAGAATTCCAAAAGTGCTTTCTTCATTATTTGCCTCCCGCCGGTTCCTCAATAGGAACGTAATTGATAACTTGCCGAACCTTCTTGGGCTCACCATCGAACACGATCTCGCCATCAGAATCAATCACGTACTTGACCTGGTGGTAAATGTTAGGAGGATCCTGACTAACCGCAACCATGTGGGTGGCCGCATCATACTTCTCCCTCTTACGGAGGAGGACAGCATTCTCCGACCAGTCATCCAACCAGAAGTCAGGAAACTTTGTCTGAACCACACGATACAGACGATCACGAAGGGACTGGAACGCCTGTTCCGAAAGCGTCTTGAGTTCCTGGTAGCGAGTAAAGAGACCAGACAGTGCCTCTTCCGTTGCCGCCTCAAAGGATCCTTTGACTTCGTTGTCTTTGATCCATGCCTTCGCCTTCTCTTCAGTCCAGGACTTGATCGGGAAGCGAAGAGCCTGGGGGACAAAGGTACCTTTGTCTTCACCCTTCAAGTGCCCCCAGATAATGCTGATCGTCTTGGGCACATCGACCTTGTTAAAAAGCTTACCGCCTGCGGTTGTCCGAAACTCGTCGAACTTGCCCGGGTCCTGAAGGCGGAGTGAATGTTGATTGGGATAGGGCATTACTTTTCTCCTTCTTTACTTTCTTCGACAACACCCTTCTTGATCTTTTCAAGAATGGCGGTAGATTCCAATTTGTTGTTGGCGGCCCTCTTCACAAGGAAACCAGCAAAGGCGCCAGTTAGGGCACCGATGGCAACTGGGTAGATTCGTTCAATGGCCGGCCACATGGCGGCCTCAAGAGTCAGGATATGGAAGTTAATAAGATAGATGACGAGGGAGGCACCAGAGTTTATTGAAACTTTGAAACCAATGTTAAGATTATGCCACTGCACAACCTACGACCTGGCTACAGGCACACTCGTTGCCTTCGCCGGGCTCATATATACTGTACTGATTGACTGAGTTGATCATATTTCAACCTGTCACTTTTTCTTTAGGGTCTGGTTGAGTTCTTCCAACTCACTTAGAATCATGCACAAGATAGTGATGATACCCCAAAGACCGCACTCAACCAACTTGCCTTGCACGAGGAACAGAATCGTTCCCACTGCAGACATGGCGCCGAGGATCTTTGTCGTTGTCATTTCTTCACCAGACTAAACACGACCACTGTCACGAGAGTTCCTACTCCCAAACCAATGCCCGTGTTCTTCAGGAAGGACAACCTCAACTTCTTATTCAAGTCCTTGATCGTGACCTTCGCTTCAACTAGGTACTTGACCGCCTCATCACGACCAGCGATGGCAATCTTTGTCTGATCTCCTGATAGAGTCAGGTCCGTTTCCAATGACTTGATGGTGGAGTCCTTAGTAGTGATCTGCTCCAAACGATTGGTGGCTAGAGAGAAGTACGTGTCACGATCCTTAAAGATTTCTAACGTCTTCTCTCCGCCCGGGCGGGTCAAAGAAAAATGCCACTGACTATTGATGAACGCCTGAACCTCTGCCTGCCCAATCCACTTGCCCATCTGCTCGGCAACCTGAATGTCAGACATTAACTTAATCTGCTTTTTGTATTCGACGTTCTCAACTATCAATCCCTGGTTTGACTTCTCAAGTATCTGATTCTTTGCGGAGAGGACAAGACGCTGGGCCTTCTCCGAATCTCTCTCAGTCTGGAGGCCAGCAATCTGAATGTCATCCTTTACCACACGACTGACCAGGTCGTTAATCTTGGCGATCAGATCATTCACTTGCTTCTGAAGTCCCGAATTGGCATGGCCAGTGCCTACGTAATAGGCTACCCCACCCACTACCAATAGGAGGACTACCATGATCATAATAAGGAACTTCTCCACGGATGACGCCTTCGTTATTTGAATAGTCATACCTGCCTCCCCTTCTTAGTCCAGGGGCCAACCCCACCAACAATCACTCCCCTTTTCTCCTTCCGTTTTTTGGCGGCTTCCGTTTCATAGCCGGTCACGAAAAGCTTGAGGAGACTAGAACTTCCATTAGCGATGGCCCTGACCACCAGGTGGGGATAGTACAGGATCCGTTCCAAGACATGGAAGACAACTCGGATGACTACCAAGAAGATAATGAAGAACCCGCCGACAACAAGGATAAACAAACCCAAACCGATGTTGCCGAGTAACTTAAAGAATTTCTTCACCTACGGCCTCCTTGCTGAAACCGATACTGGTGTGTACAGTGCATAGTACCGCACCTCCACCAATCCTCGTTCAATGAAACCCAAACGTTTTGCTAATCCTTCAGTCAAGTCAATTGATCGTCCGTCAATATAGGGACCACGATCATTGACGACAGCCGGGACCATGCGTCCGTTCATGGTGTTTTCGATGATCAAGACGGTCCCGAATGGTAAGGTACGATGGGCAACGGTAAAGCCATCCTTTCGGAAGATCTCTCCGTTAGCGGTGCGGTTTCCAGCCCGCTCTTCCCAGTCACCATACCACGATGCCACACCGACCATAGGAACGGGGAACGACTGCTCTAACGTCTCAACGCGCTGTTGAAGTTCCTCAAGAGTGGCCTTGATCGTACCGAGCCTGTCCTTGTTCTCGCTAACATCTTGACTGATCTGCCTCATGGCTGAGTTCCCGAGGAACATGCCTAAGGACAGGATCAAGAGGAAAGCGACCGCAAAGAAAAGTCCAGTTCTCTTCATTGGTCACCTCACTAAGATTAGGGAGTCGAGTTTCTCGCCCATGCTGATATTATATAGCATAAGAAATCTAAGTGTCAAGCATTACTTTACACTTACTGTTCTGGCCCATATAATGGGCATTCATAGACAGGAGTAACAAGACCGAAGGCCTGATCAACGGCGAAGAGAACATTTGCGATGTGACAGTTCTTCTCCCGTTCCTCTGGCTTGAACCTTGCACAGTTCCTAAAGCATAGGCAGTGGTCTCTATGCTTTCCTGCTAGTTCCTCATCAGCCTTGACTAGGACTCCGTGATGCCGATACTCAATGATCTTTCCTGGCATTTTTCGTTCCTTTCTTTTTAATGGGCCCATGATCATCTTATCCGTCGCCTCAATCATAGCCTTGGCATAGGCCGGGAACAAGAGACGATCCAGTACGCAGGAAGTACAGTTGCACTGCTTCACAAATATGATCTTCATGGGTTCCACCTCCATCTATTCAGTCAGTACACACGATGCCTCCTTAAAGGCACTCTCCTGTAGATGAATCTTGAATAACTTGGCCGCTCTTGCACCAATCGCTTTCCGCGCCTCCTTCGAGTCCATGATCTCCTCGCCGGCCTCACGGACTACATCGGCAACCATGGTCTTGATCACTTCACCAGTCTTTGTTATATCGGCTCCCGGGAATTGATCAAGTATATGGATGAGTCGCATCGGTGTGACCCACTCTGTAGCGATTGCCTGAGCATCTTCAAGTGCCTGCCGTTTGGTGGGATCGACTTCCCTCTTTGTCATAGTTTCGGTGAACTCAGGGCGCTTGTGTTTTGCGATCACCCGTTCACCACTATTCTTCTTGACTTCAAATAGGGGGCGAAGGACAATGCCTTCTCGAATGTGCCCAAAACCCATACCGTTCCTGATCGCCTGTACTGAGTCGGCATCCCGTACCGAATCAATTGCTGACATCACCGCTGGAATCTTATTGTAAAAGACAAACTCCAGACCCAACTTCCTCACCACTTCCTCAGCATCAGGTACCTTCAACCAGGAGTGCCCGATCTTGACTTCAAAGGCAACGAAGCGAAGTTCCTTTCCATAGGTCTTGCTCATACCTTGACACTTGCCTCCGTAGGCCTCACCATAGACATAGATCTCCACGTCTCCCTGAGGGGGACCAGGCAAGATCTCTTTGAACTTTGCCAACAGGGCTTCTTGATCAAAGAGGGCAACGAACGTCTCGTGTTTCTCGCCTCCGGAGAAGAAAGTCACTTTCTCCGTAACGAGAGGCACGGGATAGTCACTCAGATGCTCCTCACCCACGCAGGATGGGATCTTAATCTCCCGAGTAAACCGAACGTGCGCTGAGGTACCATGAATCTTCTCCATGGCATAGCATTCCTTGAAGTCAAGGATGTCTTGGTTTTTGTAAAGATTGTCAATGTGCATGTATGACATTTACTTCTCCAACTTATAGAAATTTGCTTGTTCGTGTAACGCCTCACCCCTTAGGCAGACAGGAGTCCGGTGGAACTTCTTATATATTGATTGCCGAAGTGCACGATCAACTCCTGAAAGTGAGCAGAGAGACTCTCCATCCCTCTTATGGAAGGATGGGCATCGCTCACTACAACAAACAGGATCAACATCGTCATGAGCGATGTACCGATGAACTAAGGCCCATTGGTATCTTGGTTTGCCCATGGTATCACCTATAAAGTCCCCGATGCCACTTACCAAACTCTTGCCTGGTAATGAGTTTCCAAAACGCCCAGAGGATAGCAACGAGTCCGATGATCAAACCGAACTTTTCCTTTTTTCTCATAACAACCTCCTTACATCTTATGCCGGTTCCGAGAACCCGGCTTGTGATAGGCTCTGGTGTCCAGGCGATACTCATCTACTGCATGCTTGTATCCCGCCTGCCGATGGGCCAACCGATTCTCAACCATTGAAGGCGGGGAGTGTCGTGGGCGGGCCCTTTGGGCGACGAGAGGCTTGGATGTTTCCTCTTCCTTCGCCTTGGGCTCCTCTGTTACCGGGAGGACTTCGAATTCCTCACTTTGCTCATTGCTCATATGTTACTCCTCTCATGTTTATATTATATGAGATTCGTTTCCACGAATCAAGCATTTTTGTCCACCCAACTTTTCCAGAGTCTTGTCAGATCACAAGGCGCTACTTCATGGGAGAAGAGTAAGGCATCCAGTTCCTTGCGATTCCGATAAAACTTAACTATGGCCTCAGGGTAAGGAATCGCATAGTCAAACCCAACTACTGGTTTCCTATACTTGAAGTTGAACCACTGCCAATGATGCCGCCACTCATGGGCTAGCGTACTAGCAAGAAAGTCCTTATCTCGGTCCACTGATTCCGAAACGATGATCAAGCCCCTATCCAATAGAATGAAGCGCCCCTCAAAGTATACCCCATAACCCTCCTTCCTCGGATGGTAATAGCAACCTGGGTACTTCTCGAAGGCATAACCAGGTACCACAAGTACTCTTGGTTTGATCAGATCCTTCGCCTTGCGCTGTAACCAATATAAGCCTGACACTTTATAACCGCCTATTATAAGCCTGGAGCATTATAAGGGACCTGACGGATTCGAACCGCCCTCTCCTGCGTCACAGGCAGGTATCCTGCCACTAGACGACGGCCCCATGAATCCCCGCTGAGCATGGCACTCCTTTATATCTTCGCAAATCTCCTTTGCGAGTTCGTCACATGACTTACATATGGTAGGACAGACAGGCACGCCTTTCTTGATCAAGAGGTCGCACCGATGGCGCCACTTGTTGACCATAGTGATCTTTTGATCAACAGGGAACTTTTGTTTCCTCATAGTGGAAACACCCCCACCATATGATGTTTCCTTAACATATCCACCATCGTTGGTTGAAGTAAAGTCAATAGATCCCGTATATCCAAGAGAGTCTCCAACTGAAGTTGCTGAAGTACGACCGCCTGCGACTCCGGTTTCCACTGCTCGTTCATATTCACAGGGTTTCCCGCCAACTCAATCTCACTTCTTGTTCTCACGTTTCTTCCTTTCACTATTCAGTTCAACTCGTGCCCGTCCTTTATCATAGGCAGGCAGAGGTTCATTCTTTGCCAGTGAGGCATACCGCCTAGTACCCAAATGTTTCAGAGTTACCCAATAAGCAAGTGGCCACTCAGGTCCGATCTCAATCTCGTCACCCAGTTCTCGAAGGCAGTCCACAAAACGTCGTTGCCATTCAATAGGCATTGACTGCAGAGCCGTCCGTGGTAGAACTAGATAGTGAGCATACGACAGGCCGAAGTATAGGTGGATGGGCTCATCATCCATAACGATTGGTTTTTCGTTAGGCATCCTTCGTCTCCTTCTCCAGTGCCTTTACCAGATCGGCCTTCGTCTTTGACTTTTCTGGTAACTTCAACCAAGGTGCCATACGCCGCAGAAACTTCCTCGGATTGTTTCGGTACTCTTCTAACTTTCGTTCCTTCGCCTTCAGTGCTCTCAACTTTTTCTTTTCCACTCGGACCTTTGCACGAAGTTCCTTGGCGTTGGCGCGTTCCTTTCGTTTGGCCTCTCGAATGTTACGGAGTAGCAACGCCTCGTTGGGATGTTCCTGGTTCCACTTTCTCCGCTCTTTCTGGAACTTCCGACTCCATTTTTGTTGACTCGTTGTTCTCATGTTTACCTCCGAAGATTTCCCAATGGATAACTCCGTACCGTTTCATCATGTCAATACAATGCTCACAAAAGTGGTCATGTCCAAAAAGGATCAGTTCCCCACCTCGTGCCTGATCGTCTGCCTTGATCAAGACATCAACTTCGGCATGGCACCTCTGACGACACTCAGTTCGGCAAAGTTCATATCCAACACCAGTGGGCAGATTGCCTCGTGGACAACAATCATGCTCCTTTTCACACCAGTTAGTGCCATACCAGACCTTCTCACCCTTGATCAACAAAGCGACAACTCGTTGCTTGGCGCAACGATCAAAGGTGACTCCACGCATTAGGATCTCCGCCGGCGCTCATTCAGTGGGCGGGTTTCCTGCTCTCCGGCAGTTGGGATAACTTCCACTTTGTCGATCTGGGTCACTGTCTTGTAAACCAACTTGCCATCGACCGGGATCCGAATGCCTCGACCTGTCGTCATGGAGTGGGCGTATGTCTTCGCCTTCTCAAGTTCGATGTCATCCTGGTACTCATAGTCGGGAGTACCATCGTTAAACTTCACGATAATCTTTGCCATGTTTGCTCCTTTCTAATAGTCATTCTCAATGGGAATGTAAAACGGAACCCACTCGAACTTCATGTCCGCTAGGGTTTGCTTTCGTGTCTTCTCGTTGATCGTTACTTCCATGATCAAGCCACCGATCTCGGGATACAATCCGAACCGCCGTAGGTGCGGCGTCTGCGATTGGAAACATCCCATCAGGAACGCCGTGACGTTTCGGTACTCGAACAAAGCACAGGTCGTGTGCCAATGCCCCAGGAAGTACAGATCAGGTTTGATCTCAGGCGCCATCTGCTCAATGAGTTTCTGCATCTTATAGGATCGAGCATAGGCCATTCCGCCTCCACCATGCTGAAGATAGATTGACAAGTAGTCTGTCTTCGGGAAGGCACCGAACGCTCCAAGATACTCAATGTCTGGCCGACGTTCAGAGATTCGCTCCACGATGTCACACCCGGCTTCCTTCATGAACGAGTAGTCATGGTTCCCAGCGATGACCAACGTCTTGCCACCATCCTCCATCTTGGGATAATGCTCAACGCAGTAGTCACCTTGAGCCTTCTCACCATGAAGAAATAGTTCGTATTCCTGTCCGGTGTAAACATTGATTCCATCGACCATATCACCGCAGTGGAAGACCACCTTGATGCCTTGATCCTGAATGTATCGGTAGAAACTCCGAAGGTGAGTTATCTGCTGATACTTCGATCCGAGTTGAGTACAACTGATCACGGCGAACTTCATCTTGTTCCCGGAGAAGAGGTGACTGACATCAATCTTCAAGTCCATCTTGTCAGGCGAGAGTTTCTCAACCTTATATCCCTTCTCACTCAGTTGCTTGCGAAGCTCGGCTTCCGAAAGTTTCGGTGGAGGAGAATCGGGCACAGGCAGGGCATGTTGTCCTTCGTTTCTCAACTTTGCTTTCTCCCTTGACTCCATGATCATTGACTCACGTTTCTTCATGCGGTTGCCTCTTAGTTCTTCAAGGCACACACTATGGGCCCACAAGACTGACTTGGCACCATGGTAGGTACGATGAGCACCTGCAAACTTTTGGTTAATCTCGTCAACTACCGTCCGAATAGGTTGGTTATCATCAACCGCCCTTTTCAGAAGATATGCTAGTTCCGCTTCCGACCATGCTGTTCCTGACATTCTGTTGCTCCTCCTTATAAAGTGCGACCAACCGCTCTAGTTCGCGGCGGTCAATTGGATGATATTGTTTCGTGATGAAGCACCACGACGAGCCGATCTCAAGATAATAAAGTATGCCTTCGGCAATCTTGCGCTCCTTCTCGGTGAGACTCATACCGATCAAACTACGAATGCTTCGTCTATGCTGGTCATCAGGAGTTCTGCGAGGACTCCCCTATTCAATGATTCAGATAACCATTCCCCCTCTGCTTTGTCCGTTATAAAGCCGAGTTCCGTTAGTACGGCTGGCATCTTCGTTCTCCGAAGGACGGCGAAGTTTGCCTGCTTGATACCACGATCAATCACCGCCTCGCCTTGCTTCTTCAGGCCAAAGATCAGACCCTTCTGAATCAGATCAGCGGCCCTGAACGAAAAGGCAGAAGGAGGAAGTCCGGTGAGGTACCAGGTCTCGATCTCGATGCCCGGTTGCTCACTGAAGCGTGCGTTGTGATGGATGGAGACAAAAAGGTCTGCCCCCCAATCGTTCGCGATCTTGCACCGGTCATCCAACGAAACGAAAGCATCCGCTATCCTAGTTAGTCGGATCTCAAACCTTCCAGTCAGTTCCAACAGGCACTTCAGGCGTCTTGAGATATCCAGCGCAAACGTCTTCTCATAGACACCAGGCAGATCATCACTCACCGCCCCAGAGTCCACTCCACCATGCCCAGGATCAATCACTATCTTTTTCATTTCTCCTCCTCATACTTGATCAACTTACCACCGACGAAGATGCACCACTCCCCAGTGAACCCAAGAGCCCGGAGGTTGGCAAGTTCATCCTTGTCAGCTTTGGAAAAGACATACGGGTCAGCATCAACTATCTCGTATGTCTGATTGCCTTCGGTAAAGGAGTGCGGCAATTCCTCCTTAAGAAAATGATTGTGCACGATCCGAGTTACATCGCCCAGCGTACGAAGAAACACTACCCGCACTGTCTGGTTGATGTCTTCCGCAGAGGTTCGGATCTTGACCGGGTGCAGAGAGGTCACCTGATACCACGCACCATCCTTGAATACGACCCGAAGCATCTCATACTTCGCGCCCTTATAGACGGTGAAGTCATTCGCGCCCCCTGCCCGTGCAGTCAGAAACAATGGAGACAGAGTCTTGAACACGGCGACCTGCTTCGCCTCCCCCGACTTCACTCCTGACTGGTACCCCACAATAGCCGCTATGATCATAAAGGCACATAACGCCCCGATAAGTATCTTGTTCAATTCACTCTCCCTATCTTACATACAATTGCTGAGATCGGTTCCATACACAGACCGCAGACATATATGTATCCTTGTTCGTTCTGACTTTTCAACTTCAAGACTGCCGCCTCGTGACACTTTGAGATCAGGATCAATCGTTCAGCAGGAACTCCCGTTGCCTTGACCATCTGATCCTTCAGAACTTCGATCATCTCGTCGACTGTCATTGTTCAACTCCGATCGTTTAACGAAGTACTTTCCCCAGGTACCGCAGTGATAGCAATGGGCCACATCCACTGGTCCCTTATGAAGTGCACAATAGGTTGTTCCTTCCTTTGCCCAACCACAAGTTCGGTAGTCACGATCAGTATTCATCTACGCGAAGTTCATTCCCAGGAACCCCCATGTTAACCCAGGCAACCCAGTCCCAATACTCACTACGAATGAATGGTGCGTCAACAGAAATCCACTCCTGCTTGATCCAGGCCCATTCGAACCAACGCCATTCACCATTGAGTTTACGTGGGAACCAAACGAATCGGAAGACTAATCGTATTGTCCCGATCTTGGTTCGCTCTCTAAGTTGGTACCGCATGATCAAGCAAACTGAAGATGGGTCGTGGGAATTTTCCATCCATGCCCATCCGTACAAGTTTTACCACAATCATGTCCACCAACATTCACTCTGAACTTCACCCCATAGATGGCATGGTCACTACGATCCATATGATAGTCAGCCTTGTCATTGCAGATCGTACCCACCTTGCCTTTAATCGCTGTGTTGCCATCGTAGGCCATGGTCACGAAAACTTTGTCACCATTCACAAACTTTCTTTTCATCTCATACTCCTTGTAAGATATTAAAAGCTGGCATTACCTTGGGACTAACCCCTTCGTCTGGCCAGCCATCGTGATCAAAAACGGGGTCCGAACCTATCCGGACTACGTGAGGACCGAAAGGAAGCGGCCCCCATTGAGGTCCGGACCCCTCTGGGCTTTTACCGCACCAGGAAACCTCCTGGCTCACCACACCCAGCGATGATGCCACAACAATATAATTACCACGACACCCATCTCCCCATTGCTGAGAAGTGGCCGCAGATGCGTGGCAGAATAACCCACTCCGTACTCCCCGGCGGTTCGGAGATTCGCGACGTAAGAATGGGTTTATATACATCAGTGTTTCTTTCTTAACTTACGAACTTCATCGGCATACCGGACAGTGATCTCCTTCAACTCCTCCACCTCTTTGGTCATACGGTTGAGTTGATTGATGAAGGGAGACATTGCTCCGGTCAGGATCATCATAAGATCCGGGAAGGTCAGGACGACTTCAACCTTCTCAGTCACTTCCTGTGCTTGCTGATCAAGACTCTTGAAGGACGACTGGGCCGAAGTTGGATAATTCTTACTCCTCAGTCGTTCCATCCGAGCCTTAAGATCAGCCTGACGATCAGTCAGCGGTCTTTTCTTTTCTTTCACTGGTGAATCCTTTCTCGTTGGACTTCAATGCCTATAGGTCCCAGATCGGTCAGACCACTGCCTCTGATCTCATAGTAACGATACGATCGACTGCAGTGGATATCTTGCTGTTCCTTCGCCCAGGCCATTGCTAAGCGGTGTGTCTCATGCACTCGTGTCCTGATCACCGACGCCTCAAGACCCATTGGTCCAAGATGTTGGTTGTTAAGAATAGTGACACGATAGACCCACTTACCATTGCTCACTTATACTCCTCCTTCATCCCCAACCACATCCGTCGTCGGGAGTATCTAGTGCCATACTCAGGCATTTCCAAATCCATTGAAGAAAACGCTTGACCATGTTCACTCCTCATAGATAAAAACGGAAGCCGTGTTGAAGGTGGGCCAGATTGTCTGGATGCCATGGGCCGCGGCGGGATAGGTTTTCAAGGAGGTTTTACATGCTTTACGATACGGGCGGCAAAGGTGGCATCTCATTAATCTTCTCCAACACGGCTTCCTCGATTAGTTTGAAGCGCGGCGGTTTGATCGGAGTAGTCCCTGCAAGGAGTCCCCAACCAAAGTCCACAATCGGACCCGACAGGAGAACTTGATCATCCCTCAGATCGGGGCCGACGTGATAGTTAAAAGGAATCCTCAACCAGTTACCCCAGGCCATAGTTCCTCGTGCACGATCAATGCAGTAGGCCAACATGAAGGTGACTGGGGGCATATAAACATCGGTGACGAAAGGCACATGGAAAAGTTCGAAGGCCTTCTGATACCACTCCGCCTTCGCCTCTTCCATTTCCAAGTAGATATCGTAGAGAGATTTCTTTGTCATTACCACTACTGGTTCATCAAAGAAATATCGCATCGCAACCTCTACACTTATTATAAGGCAAACGCCCCCAAAGAATCAAGTTTTTTCTCAGGGGAATTGGTCAACCCAGGAGTATACTGAAAACCCGTCCGTTCACATTGTACTGAACCTTTCAGGTTCTCTTCCTTTTGATCATAAGGAATGGATACTTTACATTCGCCCGAACAGTGGGCACACATCCGCAGATACTTTCGTTCACCACCCAAGATGGGATCCCAAAACCTTCTGACTGGACGACCTTGTTTCATTTCTTCACCCAACCAGTAGGTGTCTCATCATAGAGTTCCCTAAACTTGATCATGGCAACTTCATGGGGAATTGCCGAATTCTTAGAACGTGCATCCTGGTAAAACTTCAGATAGACATCCAACAATTCCTGATGGTCAAAGAAGATTGACTTCAACAGGAGGCGCTTTGTCTTTGGACTTAAAGTGAAGATAGTTCCACTCATTCTTAAACTCCTAAATCAATCTGCCATCCCAAGGCAGGATTATACGAAGATTTCACAATCGGAACAGAGAAAGAAGAAAGATTTCGAACTTCCTGCTCTTGGGGGTAAACGGACCATCTAGAAACATCAACAAATTTTTTCTGTCCCTGACTTGTCCCAGTCATCGAAAAACGAACTGTGGTATATCCCCCTTTGCCATACGCATAAACTCTAGTTGGGTCTACTGACCAAGATGACAAAGCAGGAATAGAAATTGGTTCCTTTGGGCCATTCGGATCCAAGTACCGTTCAAAAAACTTTGTAGCATCAGCTTCCGTTTCTAGCCAGATAACTCGGTAAACTGGCTTCTCAAACGCCTTCTGTTTGTTTAGAAATTTCTGTATCGTCAGGGCCTCATCACCGACTGGTTTGGCATCAGTCAATCCAGTTCCTTTTGTCATCCTAGTTAAGATGGCCTGCTCACCTTCATTGGGATCCAATCGTCCCCGTACCTTGTAAAGAATGTCGATACGATTATCTACCACAAAGGAAGTTCCCTTAGCTGTAACCACAGTTGCCTTAGCACCTTGTAGTTTTATCATTCCTACTGTCCACACATTACCACGAAGAAGAACAACCTCCATCTCATTCTCCAAGTTTCCCAATGATAAAAGATTACCGGTACTCTTGCCTACTGCAGTCTCCAAAGCCTTCTGCAGTTGAAAGACGGATACTGTAGGGGTGACTCGAACTTTCGCCGATCCGGCCTTCTGAATGATCTGGGCATTGAGATCACGACGTAAAGCAATCCACTCCTTCGCTTCAGGCGTTCCATGGGTCACTGTGATCATCTGCCGAGCCTTGTACATCTGCTGGTACAGGTCCTCAATATCCTTTGATAACTGCCCGACCATCGTTTCACCACCGCGTGTCACCTGAGCCCATCGACCAGGTACTTCCATCGCCTTCGGAGTGCCTGAGCCTGGAGTATATGGATTGAAACTCTGCCCGGTGGGCGCCGAGGCTTGCTTCGGGACGATCTCGAGTTCACACTTACAATTGAATAGACAAGGAGTATCACCCGCCCGGGGAGTGGTGGGCAAAGTTTTCCAGGTATAAACCTTCGAGGCCAGGATTGGGCAGATATCACAATGTTCCTCGACCGCCTCTGACATCACCCAGTGAATCTCAACATTGTCTCCTGCCCCGTTGACCATTCCGTTGAAGAATTGTGCCTTGCCCGAATCCGCATAGAACCCAGCCCGTGTCTGAAAGTCATACCGGGGCTTGAAGTCCGGGTTCTTGATATCCAACAGGAACTTTCGGAAAAACTTTCCTTCAAAGTTCCGTGCCTTTTGAATGAACGACAGATCCCGCTTGGTCAATCCGATAGCAGGATCATCATAGTAGGGATTGCCCATGGCGATTGCTCCCGCCTTGAACAATGTTTGGTAATGACCACCAGTGACCGACTTGAACTTTGTGATGGCCCCTGCATAGTCCAGTGACCCCTTCTGATAATCTGAGATTAGGGACATCATGTCTGTCTTGAGTGTTGCCATAGTCTGGGCATACAATTCCATGCCCTTCTTCATCAGTTCCTTATTAGCAATTCCCAGATTGGCAAACATCGTGGTTTGGCCCCACATGAGTTGGTCTCGTGCAGTTGCACCACTAATTGCTTTGTCCGACTCCTCGAGTCGGTTTATAATATAGTTGATATTCTCTAGTTTGAGAAACATCGGCCTAATCCTTCTTGATCAAAGCATCCTTACGATCAATACCAACCTTCCTCTTTCCAGCGACTAGTGTATCTCGCATGGCACGTGCGGCGACTAGATCCTTCAAGTCATGAAGCATAGCACGGACCTCAGGATCCTTCCTGACCAAGGCGGCCAACTGCGGAGGAATCTGAACTGCTCCCATGCCCAGGTCGCCATCACTACCATCATTATCACCATCCGTCATGGCGGCATACTTCTGAATCTCATCGTCATCGAATCCCAGTAGTTCCTTCATGATGTACAGGTTATTGACAACCCCAACATCAACTGCCAACGTCTTTGCGATAGTTGCCTTAATGCTCAAGATCTCCCACTTGATCATCTCATCCGTGGTGGCGAGTTCGGGGAATACGATCTCCCACTTGAAGGCATCAGGATCCTTACCAGATAGAATAAAAACCAGCTTATAGAATTGACGAAGTCCAGGAATGAGTGACTGCTGGCGCCGACGGACCTGACGAGCGAACTGAATGTCAATCTGACCAAGAGTGGCCTTGGCATTGACGCCCTCCTCCAGCGAGACATACGCCTTCGGTGTGGTGGTGGCCATCAGGAACTTTGTCTGCAGATACTCAACGTCCTTGATATTTCCTATATTTGTATCACCAGATAGTGGCCGAACATCAGCCTTAGATCCGTCACCCACCGGAATGCCCACGTCCTCATCCGGAAGCAATGGGGCGTCCATGATCGTGGTTTGTCCGGTTGTTTTATTAGAAATTGTCCGCTGAGTCCGCAGGCGTGCCATGAACTTCTCAACGAAAGTCAGGGCCTCATCAGGGCCTAACTTCCCTGTGTCAACGAAATAGGCAAACCGTTGCCATGCACGACTCAGGCGGGCTAAGACCAACGCCTCATCAACCCAGATCAACTGTCGCCCTATCCGAAGGGCCGCATTGGCAAACAACGAATTGTCAACTCCGTAGATATCGTTACCGACCTTAAAGTGAATGATCCTCCACCAGTCAAAAGGAATCGGCTGGGTTGTTCCCGCTACTATCTGAGCATAAGGCATCTTGGGATCTTTAAAGGCGCCTCGTTCATCAACAACGGCAATCATCTCCTTCGTCGGAAGCATCTTCAGTTTTTCCAACCGTAACTCTTCACCAGGATCCTTGCCGATGACCACTTCACCAAAGACATCACCATCTCGGTTCAGGGCCCTGGCAATACTCCAGATCATGTCTTTGATCAAGGTACGATCTTCAGCATCTTCAGTGATCTCTTCCAACTCCTCAATGTTGGGCTCATCTTCATCAATCATGACATAGTAACTATCCTCACCACCAACTGTCCCGGAGACCACATTGTCAGCGTAGACATTGAGGGACGCGGCCGCTTCGGCCAGGTTCTTATCCAGGTAGTTGTACTGGTCATACTTGTCCGAACGGGAACCTGATATTCCCATCAACTCCGAATACTGATCACGCCAGGACCTCATCAAAGAGGAAAAACCAAGTCCGGCATCCGGACGAAACTCCGTCGAGAACTTGGGATCAGTGGGACCGAAAAAGAAACGGGAAAGTCCCTTCCTTACTGTGTCTACGAATTTATCTTCGGCCATTTCTTTCTCCATCTATCAATGCCGAATCACCAAAGTATGCGATGAGTTCAGCTATTGAATAACACACTGGTATCCCGAGTTCTTTTGCTCGAGCCAGTTCTCCTTTTACTCCCGAGGACGTTTCCCATCCTGGTAACACCAACAAGGCGTCAGCAACTTCCAACCATGCTAGGTCAGCCGATTGCATAGTGGCACCCGTTAATAACATCTCCTCTGGTGCCCGTGCAATAAAGTACATAAAGTCCACAAAAGGGCAATAGGCGGCAAACCCCTTGGTGATTAGTTTGGTCGCCGCATCTATTCCTTGCCGAACATTGTCCAGATATTCGGCTACCTGATTCTGCCCAACGTTTGAGGAAGGCGTTACCCGTCCGGTTGGGGTGATAGGCCCTGCTATAAAGACTCTTACTTTTCTCATGGTTTCACTCCACACTTACTCAGTGCCTTTTTCAATGGTATTCCAAACAGATCAAAGTGGGGTTGGTAATGCTTATGATGTAACCACTCAGTTTTAAGACCGAGTTCCCGCATCACTTGACCCAACTGGGTCAACGAAAGCCCACCGATCATCAAGTGCATCGTTTCTTTGCCTTTATATTGCACCGTGTTGGGATAGACAGCAATGTTTCCCTCTCGTACCCAGGCTCGGGCCTCTCGGTACTTACCAAAGGGAAAGAATCGCCATTCCATCATCTATCTCCTCTTCCTTCGTTTAACCGCAAATGTAAGGATGATCGTAACGAAGGGACTGAACGGCCCCAGGATCTTCCCCCACTCTACTAACTCCGTCTTTAACTTTTCATAGAATGTTGACGGAGGAGGTGGGGTAGCTGGAGTGTAATGCTCAGGTGGAAGAACATACTCAGGAAGAGCCTTTGAGAGTTTATACATCTCAGCGAATTGTGGAGTTGAAGGTACCAGTGTTGGCTTTACCCAAAACCAACCGACCAGAGCCAGTGTCAAGATGATAAGTACCCAAACAATGATGTCTCGCATCTCTATCTCCTTATGATCTTGCTTCCACCCATGAAGTGCCTAAGATCCTCTTCCATATTTGACTTCTCTACTTTCATGCGTTCTGCCTTTTCATTCCTCAAAGGATTCTGATGACCGCCGGATTGAGGAAGCCTGGCCTCTTGCTCAGCATCCGATAGAGTTGAGGAGTTCATGTAGCATCCCCATACCGCACCAGCGAGGGCATCGGAAACATCCTTTGATCCATTGGCAGGATGATCAACCTTATCTCCCTTTTTCTCCAGACGGGAAAGTTCGGTGATCAAATGTTCGTAATGATAGATAATGATTCGTGAGTCAAAGAAGCAATCCTTCAGGTACTGGTACGGAGCAATGTCCCGATCAACCGAGAGTTCCTCAGCTCGGAATCCCTTTGAGTTCAATTCCTGAATTGCCTCAGTTGAGTTCCAGGAGTCATAGGTCACTCGGCCGAATCCCATTCCATTGTTCCGCAGAAGATAAAGGATCTCACGAACTTTCTTGAATCGGATCTCACCACCATAGGGGGGATTGATTCTCAAAGTCAGATCAACCTCAAACATCGGCTCTTCAATCTGTCGTCCAGCATGCATCACGTTCTTCCATCCCGACAGATGCACCACAACCAATCCTGTTGAATCCCCTGACTTCGATGAGTCGATGTGAGCATAGCGGGGTTTGTTGGGATGTCGTCGCGGTCGTTTCCTCTTTTCCTTTTCATCATAGAGGAATACTTTGTCCAACATCAACTCCGATCCATCCTCAAGTGTGGTTTGTTCGACTGTCCAAGGATGATTGATCACACCAGTCGGATCACAGGCGGCCCAGATCACATCAGTATCCTGGAAGAAAGGCGAGATTGCCCGAGTTACTTCACCACCGAAGTCTCGGACAGCTCCTTCAACATCCCGGACAAAGTCATCCCAAAACTCAACGGGCGGATTGATGATCTTGCCTTCCATGTCAGTCAACTCTTTGCTGATCACCTCTCCCGTTTTCTTTATATAGGAATCCAAGAGGCGTGAACCCCGACGAGAGGAACCCACCTCCACTCGGAAAGATTTGCCACTATATACTTCACTACCCTGAACGTAATGCCCCTTCTTTGCTTCCCAAATTGACTTTCGGATGACTTTGACTGTCTTTCCCAGTTCCCCAGACGCCTCTGCTTCGGCTATTCTGCGTTCAATGAAGTCGTCCGGATACTGAGCAGACGATAGGAGGAAGAACTTCCCCAGAGGCAAGCCCCCAGCCGAAAACCGGCCCTTCATTCTTCGTGAGATAACATCGTATAAACGTTGGGCAGGATCAAAGGATTCACCATAGGTGCGCTTAGATTTTTCAATGACACGGAAGAAGTTCAACTCGTCACCTATCCCAGCGTAGATATCGTCGCCCAAGGCTGACAACGAATCTCCTGTACCAGGCTTGAACATGATCTGCGAGCCCGTCCTATTCCGCAGGTCCTCTTGATCACGAGAGGTTCGCCAAACCAAAGTGTCGCCCAACCGGAGGTCCCGTGGAAATCTTTCACGAAAGTACGGAGACATGTCAACCATAGTTTTAACTCTCGTAAAAATGACTTCACGTGCTTTCTGAGCATTCACGGACATGTTGATCAGGACAATGGGGGAAGCCTCTGACCCACCCAACCACCGATGGGGAGAGTTGAAGGATCCTATCTTATAGACCATGTAACACATTCCCAACGCGGCCATGAACGTCTTGCCGATACTGGTTGCCCCAGTAAGGATCACTTCAATATATGTCTTGTTGGGATTGAAAATGTCTATCAGATCCGGTCTATTGTCTGGATAGAGATCCTTCGCTACCTTGCCCATGAAGTAATCGTCCTCAAGGAACCGCTCAATGTCCACTGGTGGACTTCCGTCTCGGTAAATCGAAGCCATATCCAAATCTATTGTGTCAAGGGATAGTGAGTTACGATTCACTGACTCAACTATCTTCAAGAGATCGAGTTCCATCTACTTCTTTTCTTTCTGCATCTTCACTGAGATAGTCAGACGAATGTATCGCTCCCAGGTTCTGCTTCGTTCACTACCCTCACCATGAAGAATCCAATCACGAGTGACTTCCGTAGCATCACTAAAATCAATCTCAACTCCCTGCCGAAGGAACTGGTCGAACGCCAGATCGACCACCTTCCCTCTGATCTCATTGAAGAAGTGATTGTTGTAACGATTGAACTTAATGATTCCGCCCAGGCGATCCTGAACTACAAGCGCCGTCACTGCACACTGACCGAGAGATGGATTACATTTATTCCACTGATCAGCACACTTTGGATAGGCAGTATCCTTACTCCACGAGTTCCTGATCTCATTGACGAATGCTGGAGGAACAATACTTTCTCTGTCTTGACCTTCCTCAATGAATGAATAGTCTACTCGCTTTCTGTTCATTATGCAACCACCTTCGCTAACACCTGCGCTTTCTGAATCTCCTGCACGACCCATACCAGCAATTCCTGCTTCCGTTTATTGAACTCATCTAAGAGTTGCGTCTTAAAAGGTTCAGGCAGTTTCTCAAAACTCTGCTCAACAAAACCTTTTCGGATGTTCCGTTCCGATTCACCAAGGAGAGGAGCAACAGCATCAAGGAACTGCTCCGACTCAATGACCCACAAAGAGATCAGTCGGGCAACACCAAGTTCCTTATAGGTAGATGCGGCAAAAGTTCCCTTAGCAAGTTTCTCGGCTTGATCAACTATGAACTTCTCATAGTTATCGTAAACACTATTGTATGCTTTGAGTCTTGCCTGTGCACGAGCTACCGTACGATAAGTAACATCAACCACCTCACCACGTAAAACTTGAACTGCGGCTGTCTCAGCGGCGATCTCTGCTTGAGCAACGGCAAGTGATTCTTCTTTAACCATTATTACTCCTTACTCACTACAACTACTTTTCATTATAATATATTATAAGTTTCTATTGGTATCACAAGTTACTTAGAACCTAAAGCGTCCTTTACATCCTTTAAAAGATTATCCAACTCGTGCCGATAAACTCGACGAGCCGACTTGGCAAGGAGAGTGTCAGTGACTTTCTTCTCCTTATCCTTTTCGGCATGGAAGATCTCTGAAACTTTTCTAGTTGAGACCCCAAAGTAATGGGCCAACCGGGTTCTTGTTACCGAATCATTCTTGGAAACCAGTGAGTTACGAATCACTTTTGATCGGTACGTCTTCCAAATAGTATCTAACTTTGGAAACGAGACCGTATCGCCTGCAAAGGTGACTACCAACTTGACCGAAACTTCCGGAGGAAATAGCATGAGTAGATCCCCCAGTACCGAAGTTGGATAAGTTTCCGCCACAGATACCATGGCCTCAAGGAATATCTTTTCAGCTTTGGTCATCGACTCCACTCTCTTCCAATACTTCCTGTAAAAGTTTCTTTACTCTAGCCAGTGCCTTTCGGTTGTTCTTGTAATACAGGTGTGACGAGAGACGATCAAGAACCTTTAGACACCACTCCTTCCTAGTCTCACGAACCTCTAGTTGCTTTGCAGGATCTAGAAACTCACCAATCACCTCACCAGTTCCTCTTTGATCATCAGGATCCATCCTGATCATCCGATCTCGTTTCTGTCGTCCGATATAAAAAAGACACTTTACCGTAGAGGGTGCCAACTCAGTTGCTTCAGCAATCCTGTCAAAGGATAGTTCCCCCTCCTCTTTTAATTTAATAATAAGCCTTTCTTTCTCACTCAGGGCCATTGGTATCCCATTCTGCTTAGATACTCCCTCAAGGCTATAGTAAATATAAGGCCAGATCCTAGAGTAAAGGAAGTTCGTGGGTGCCACCAGGTGCCGTTTCAATTGATCAGGATTACTTAGGTTCTTCCACATCTTGAGTAGCACATCTTGCGAGATATCCTCAAACCAGGGCATGTGGGATGGGTACTTTGAAAGTATCACGGCAACGAGAGGTCGGCAGGCTCCGATCAGTTCCTCAAAGACTTTGGGATCTCCGGTCTCACAATACTTCCTGAACAAGCGATCAATCGTTTCTTTGTCGTACACAAAAAGTCTCCAATAACAATTTCCCAGCGGCTAGATCATCAAACCCCGACTCTGCCTCCACCACTGCTTTGGTCAAGTCCGCTACGGACGCCTCAGCAGGGTCTTTTGAACGTATAAAACAGATACGAATTTCGATCTTCTCATTACGTCTTGTCCTCAGTAACTTCGTTGCCAGGGTAATGGCATCCACCCGGGCATCCTTGTCCAACATGATATAAAAGGCACTAGTTGGTAATCGCCACAACTTCGCCGCCTGATAGTTACTCAGTGACTTGCCCAAGATTGCCATAATATTGAACTCATCCGTACCTAGTTTCTTCCTGACCGAGATCGCATCGAAAACGCCCTCGACCAATAGCACCTTCTTTGTTGAGTACCCCTCGTAACCAAAGATCGCCTCTCCGGCTGTCAGTATAGTTTCCCCACGATGAGGGTAAAGATACTTTGGGTAAAGGGACTTGAATACCGCACGGGCAACGAAACAAACCATCCGTCTTGATTCATAGATGGGAATGATCACACGCCCACCATACCTGCCCGTATTCGTATATCGTATGTCGTACTTGGTAAAGGCACTTTCGTCAAGATCCCGTGCCTTCAAATACTCAACTGCTTTCCTTTCTGAAAACAAACCAGAAAGGCCGATCGGCTTGAAGTCAAACGGAATGGGCTGGTGAAGAAAAGCATCCGGCTTCGGAGCACCTAATCGCATTTCCTCAATGATAGTTTCGTCAACACCAGAGTCCCGAAGTAGTGCACGAAGTGATCCACTAGCACCACAACGAAAGCAATGGTATACCTCTTTCTCAGGATTTAGGAAGCAGTGACTATGAGTTGGATGATCTCCGTCAGGACAGTAGGGACATGGAATGACAAACTCGTCAGAGTTCGCCCACTGTCCTTTTGGGAACAATTGATCAAGCATTACTTACCCTTGCTAACTTTTCAGCAAACATCTTCATATAGTCTATCTCAACTGTCCTATTGTTTTGGCACTCCTCAGGATGCCAGGACGACTCGCCGAGTGCCATATCAATAAGAATCCATCGACCATCTCGAGCCTTACAAAAGTCAACGGACCAAAACCCATTCATCACATCCGCCACTCGGAGAGCATATCCCATAAGTAAGACTATCTCACCAGTTGTCTCCTCATTCATTTTATCGGACAATTTGGACCAGTTCTTCACACTGGGATTGACAATAGCCTCTTTTATCCAATATGGATGATGACAAAGGACCTTTCCATTTTCTATAAAATATCTTCGTTCCGGATTAACCGGCATCTGTCCGAAGAAGGCGGTATACTTGGAGGCCATAGGAATGTATTCTCGAAAAGCGAAAGCATTGACTGGACGACCCATCACATCACATCCCAAAGTTGCATCGGTAAGAGCCCAGATGTGTTGCTGAAGATCCTTCTCGGCATAACTGTTCAGAAAACAAGTCTTTGACCACTCGTGCTTCCCTGACAATTGATCAGTTCGGATAAAGACGGGAAGACCAAGTATTGTAACTGCCTCCTTAAACTCATCCATCTGGGGATACTTTCCACCATCCTCAACTTCGTACGCCATTTTAGGATCCACCTTCAACATAATTGTCTTGGGCTGAGGAATAGAAAGATCCTTGACTTTAGGCCACCAATAAAGCATGCTGTTTTTATCTTCCATCACTTTATACATCCAAAGTGTATAAGTGCCCATGCACAACAGAATCCACAGACAAATCCGATCACGCAGAATACCACCACATCACCTGTCGTTACTTGGAATCGTGCTTGCATTTTTTCCTCCCCTTAACTGGCCAGAAATACTCACAAGTGGCAAGTTTGTTTTCCTCATCCTTAACCACTGGTGGTTGGCCAAAGTATGATTGGTAACTATCCGCAATTGCAAGATGACGATAACACTCGACCGCCATCGGACAGGAAACCCCAGTGCACATACAAATATCTGGACTCATTATCTTATCCCCACGATCTTGTGTGCCTGGAAGGAAACGCGCCACTTGGGGAACTTCTTCGCCGCCTCAACGCACAAGATCACCGACGAGCGGACCAACATCATGAACTGAGCCACGTTCTCGGTGTGGATGAGATCCTTCTCGGGCAGGATGGGCTGGAGATAGTAGAATCGGAATTTGGTATCCTCATACTCCAGCAGATCCTGAGTGCCATCGAACAGCAACTTTAACTCATCTCCCTCTCTCATAATAAAGTCTCGTGTCTTGGGTGAGACTGTTATCCAATCAATAGGCAGATGGAAAGGATGGATAAAATTGGTTCCGTTAGTCTCTATCGCTACCTGATAGCCGTAATGGTGAAGACATGATACCAGATGCTGAAGATCCTCGAAAGGCTGGATAGTTGGCTCGCCTCCGGTGAGGATAACAAACATAGACTTGAACTCTCGAACCTTGTCCATGATCTCCTTGATTGAAAGTTCCGTCCCATCCTTCCAGGAATACTTGGTATCGCAGAACGAGCAACTCAAGTTACACCCAGTGAATCTGATAAAGATCGCTACTCGTCCGGCATGGTTACCCTCACCCTGCACTGACTCAAAGATTTCGTTGACTGTTAACATCATCTACCTCCGAATAAGGACTTACTGGGAAGAGGCGGACGCATTCTACTAAACTCATCCACAGTGATAAGAACACGACCCTTACTAGGAGACAACCAATCTGCCATACTCTTCACTTCCTCGGCAAAGTCTGGTTGGGAAACCAATCTCTTGACTATGTCCAGTATTGCCTCTGACGAGAGATTACAAACTCTTGTTAATGTTAAATGGCAGAAGTTTATCTCCGTAGTTAACCGAAGATCCAAAGGAGGAGTCAATCGTTTAGTAGTTCCCAAAAGAAACTTTGTTGCCCGGGCAAGTTCCATATAGGATACCAGATGACCGACCACCTGATCAAAAGGATCTATCTTTTTTTTAATGAGAGTTTGAGGAATACCAGGTTTATTCATAACGCCTCCTTCCTAATCCTGGGATAATCATGTATTTTCTTGATTCCTCTCTTCTTCAGTATATAGTATATTGACCCCTGTCTCAAGCCCACTCGTTCACCTATCTGCCGCTGAGTAAACCCCCGCCGATAGAGGTCAACTATATGATCATCTCTCTCTTCCCGTTCTCGTAACGGCAACCAGTGCATGATCAACCTCTCTTCAAACGATAGACATATTCAATAGTGCCGGTGGTATCAGCCCATTTCTTAGTTGCCGTCCTCATCCTCTCCACTATACCCTTCCTATCTAGTGCCCGAAGTTCATTCCTAGTCATGCCTGCATCACCATTGTGAATAAACTTCGTACCCATGATCTGAAAGGCCTGCTGAACTTTAAGGATCAGTTCGTCAGTCACTCTTACTTTGTGTGCCATCGTGTTTCCTTTCCTCGTAATGTGGCATATCATCAAGATCCTTTCTCCCCAGGTCCTCAAAGTGCATGATCGCCATGAGGTTGAAGATCGCCTGTCCCAGGTGGTCCTCATCAGTCATGCCCATCTTGAACTGCGTGATGTGTCTCTGGGCAGAATCAATGAAACGAGAGAATGGCATCCCCTTCTCCCAGTTCCTGGCGGCGTACTTAATCTCCCCCTTCTCCATGATACGGGCCAGACGCTGTTCCATATAGGGAGAGATCAGGACATACTTTCCCTTACCGATCTTCACTTCCTCAATGGCACCGGTGTTGTATGTCTTCCTTTTCCCTTCGTCCTTCATGCCGAACTTATCCTCAGCCACTGGAATCCTCCTTCGGTATAAGGCTACGAATATATCTTGTTGATGATGACAACCTAAACACCCCCCAGTCAACCCATTCCAAAAAGTCCTTGAGGAGGAATAGGAAAAGGGAGGACTCAATCTCTCCCGACTCACCGCTATAATGCGTCAAGGCATAGCACTCATGACGATAGACTCCGAACAACTCCTTGAACTTGGCGAAGTCAGTTGATCTCAAAACCGCAATGTCAGCAGTTCGGAAGAGACGGTAAACCACCAGAGGCATCTTCCCTTCAGAGGCTTCCACCGCCTGCCTCATCCATCCCCACAACTCACACTCGGAGGCGTAGAGTCCACAAAACAGGGGCTTGACTTTAGTATAGTTTTTACACTCAACCGCAAAGGGAAAACTACTATCCAATACCAGTGCCCTCTCCTCTTCACGATCAAGCGGACTACCTGTAACAATATACTTCAGCGCCTTGAGATCACCTCGTACCTCTCCCTTTTTGGGAATAGGATGGGAGTAGATCCTTTGAAACTCTCCACCACCATCGGGATAGTAGGAGGCTGTTAAGATGTCTCGTATCCGTCGTTCGTATGCACTTCCCTTTGACTTGCCGCCGCCTGCCTTCATGACATGCCTCCTTCCTGCTGGTCAATCAAGTTTGAGAACCCATTCACTTTCGTTATAATCAATTCCTGCTGGAAGTAATCTCTGAACTCACTTAGATGACTGATCACGTAGATCAATTTTTCCCTAGACTCCTCTGCCAAAAGGGCAACTGCCCGTTCGATGCCAACACGATCAAGGGAGTCAAACACCTCATCCAGGACGATCAAGTTTGAGTTTGAGGCACCTCGTTCATAGACCAGCGATTGAAGTGCCAATAGAATAGCAACATCAATCCTCCGCTTCTCCCCACTCGAGCAGGCGGCATAGTCAACCCGCTCACCACCCTTGATGATCTTCACATCGAACTTATCCCGGGTATCCCCACTTTTAAGAGTTGACTCAGTATCAAAGTCAATGGTAATCTCCTCATCCATCAAGGCATTCGCATAAAACGCTACCCGAGCATTTAACTGCGGGATGACTTCATCAAGGAGGAGACTTTTAATTCCAGTATTCCCAAACCCCTCCTCCCAAAACCGAAGAAGACTTTCCTCCTGAACAAGACCGAGGAGTTGCTGATCAAGATCACGAATCGTTTTCTCATATGCAGAAATTCTCTCCCCTTCATACTCTATGCTTTTACGAAGTGCCTCTTCCTTTTCCGATAGGTTTTTCTGGAGGTTCGTGATCTCCTGCTCCACAGCCCGAACTTCACCCTCAAGGCGCTTCGCCTCAAGGGCCTTTTCGGTATATGACTTCAGTAGAGCCGACAAGGTATCATCCATCGAGGTCTTTGTTGCGACAATGCTGGCGACCTCCTTGTCATACTTTGATCGAACCTCTTTCTCCTTTACTTCAAACACAGAAACTTCAGCGGCCAACTCTATCTGCTGAACTTTTAACTTGCTGATCTCTATGTCAAAGTGTGACGTGACCCCGGTCAATGAATCCGCCGTAATGTTCTGTCCGCAGGTCGGGCACAAAGCCCCTGCCTTCATCCGTGAGGCATTGCTTTTCTTGGTCTCCAAATCACGAATGGATCCCGCAGTTGATGCCAGCAAAACCTTCTTCCCCATCCCAGAGTTCGTGACCTCACTAAGTGCAGATTGCTTTTCACGTTCCAGTTTCTGCACCATGGTAAAGATATTCTTATTCTCAGCATCAAGGGCGGCATACTCTTTACGTCCCTCCTCTGCATACTTTTGCTTTTCCTCCATCTTTGCCCTGGTATCACCAAGACCAGACCTCAACCAGCCGATGTGCTCTTCCGCCTCTGCCTTTTGAAGATCCAACTGAGTTAACTCTTCCTCACGTTTAGCCAGAGTTTCACTAACCGCCTTCAAGCCTTCCTCAGCGGCCTTGTGCTGGGTATCATAGCCAGAGGAAGACTCCTTCAATTTTCTAAGATCCTCACGCACTTGCTTTTGAGCATCCTGATACTTTTGAAGCATCAGGATCTCATCAAAGATTTGCTTCTTCTCGGAGTCTCGTGCCTCAGTAAACCGCTGGGCCTTCTCACCAAAGACGACCGCCGTTGAGAACACCAACCAGTTCATCCCGAGTATGGAGTCAATGATCACCTGAGTTTCCTTCGCCTCAGACGATGTAAGTTCCTTGTCCCCCTTATAAAACAAAAGGGAGTGCTGGAGTTTCTTGTCATTTCGATAACGGGCGATCATGCACGCCTCACCATGATCATCCTCGAAGATGATCTCCACCATACAATCCTTTCCCACTGAACGATTGACCACATCCCCCTTACCGGTATTGCGAAGGGTCTGTCCATAAAGGCCCCAACACAGAGCCTCGAAGACTGCCGACTTGCCCGCTCCATTGCTTGAACTGATCTTCCCATCTTCAATCTCCCCTCCAACAAATACCAAACCGTTGGAAGGAAAACTAAGCGTAAACGCCTTGAAACTCATAAAGTTTTTTGCTTGAAGTTGAAGGAATCTCATACCAGGTACCGCCTTCCTGTTTCAATTAGCAAACCTTCATCAAGATCAACATTCCGTGACTTGACATATTTAGTTATCAAGTCCAGAGTTGAATCCGAAAAACTTATTGAGGTCCGTTTTTTCTTGTCCGAAACTGAGTCAACCTTCACTCTCTTCCATCGAACTCGCGATAAATCAGGCACAACTGACCCCTGAATGATGAACCGAAAGAAATCCCGGGAGGCCTCTTCATCAGTTAAGGCGACCACCTCACTACCATCACTGGTGGTAATCGTTCGGAACCTTGGTGAAACATTATTTACCAGTGGCTTTACCACTCCTTCATCCGTGTCTAGAAATAACCAGCCCTTGGTTTGATCCTGCTCCCCATACGAAAGCATTAGCGGCGATCCGATCGACCAGACAGTGGGTTGCATAGCCTTCTGATCGTGGAAATGACCTACGAAAGAGAATGGAAATCTATCCGCCAGTAACTCTGTAAACAATCCCTTCTCCACCAGGAACTTTCCATACATTGATCCTATCATATCTTGATGAAGGATGGCAATTGTTTTTGAGGTTCTGGCATGAGTTTTCAATTGATCATTGAGTGAATCAATGTCCCGAGTAAAGGGAAAAATCTTAATCGTCCAACCCGCCACAGTAACCTCATTGTGACATCCGATAGTAGGCAGATAAATGTTTCCTGAAAACTCCGACAGTATTTCCAAAAGAATAGGATCACTTCCCCACCCACGATAGTCATGGTTGCCTGGACAGATCACGATTGGGGCTATCTCCGAAAGTTCCTCCATCTTCTTCATGGTAAGTTTGATCACTTGAGAGTCCACAAAGTTTTTCAGATGAAAGATATCACCACCAAAAACAATTACGTCTACCTTGAGTTTCAAAGCATCCTCGGCAATCAGATCAAGGCATAGCAGATGCTCCAACAACCGGGAGTTGACCCCCTCGTTGATTGTCGAAAACTCTTGGTAGTTGTGATCGTGAAGATCGGAGAAGATCAAGGTTCGCATACCACTTCCCCTTTCTCATTGAGATCGTCAAAGACAATAGGAAACATCGCCTTGAAGTCAGTTAGCATATCTCGCATGAGTGCTCTCATCTGAGGGTGGGCTCGGTCACTGCATCTCTGACCAAATACCAATCGCCACTCCCGCAGATTGGCAGTCATAACAATCTCTGTCTTGAGATCATTAGGAAGGACACCACGAGCCTTCTCTGGTCCCCAACCCAAACGCCTCATCTCAAAGTATGCCGCCTCAGCGTTCAACATTGCCCTTCCCCATGCCAACCTTTCAGTCCCAACCTTATCTTCATCAAGCCACACAGGAAGTATAACGGTAATTTCCCCTTCCTTACCATAGTCACACCAACGAGTGGACTCCTGAGAGTAGGAAGCGATGCGATGGCGCACCAACTCGTGAGTTACGCCACGATTGGTGATGATCCGAACCGTGATCGTAATGTGCTCAAGTACGGAAGTGTGCCCATTCTTGATCAACTTGGTCACGAAGAATTCTGCTGAGGTATTAGTAATCTTATCCTCTGACTTATAGCAGGTACGACCAATCGTTTCCAACTGTCTCAGAATAGTGGTGGCCCAGGGGGGAGCAATAAAGGCATAACTTTGCTTGATGACTTTCATGCTTTTCTCCGATTCTGAAAGGCCAGGAAGGGACCCATGAATCCTCCAACATTTTCAAGCACACGATCAAAGCCATACTGGTTGGCGATCTCGTAAATGTTTGTCAGGATATCCTCATCCGTTCCAGGGGTAACTCCCTCAGCGATCTCCTCCTTCGGAATAGAACGAAACTCAATAAGATCAATCATCTTTTTATAAGTTTCGTATTGACTATCCAAAGTTTCCTTTAGTTTTTTATGCTTCTCATCCCAGGCAGTGGGGGCTCCGCTTTGTAAATACTCAATGACAACCTTTGCCTTCTTCGGTCCAATACCATAAACTCCAGGAAGGTTATCACTGGAGTCCCCAACTAAGGCTTTATAATAAAGGTAGTACCCAACCGGGAAGCCTAGTTTTGTTTCGATCTCCTCCTTGGTATAGAGTATCTGCTTGATCGGTGAGTAGATAGCTACCTCAGGATAGTGAGCAACCAACTGAAACATATCCTCGTCCGTCGAGATGATGAAGGCCTGCTCCTCACTTCGTAGTGCGGGATTCAGTAGACTAAAGATAACATCATCTGCCTCCCGCCTTCGTACACGAACTTGATCAATTCCCAACTTGGTAATGCTATCCTTAAGTCGGTTCAACTGATCAAAGAAAAGGTCGCGTTCCTTTTTCTCCGCCTCTGTCAATTCCTTATCCCGCTTCTTATACTCAGGATATATGGAAGTACGGGATTGATCATGCCCACCATCCCATACCACCACTAGTCGGTCAGGACTGAAAAGTTCAAGGTAGTTCCGTAACATCATCAGACCTATCTTGATCACCTCAGTTCGCTGATCCTTATAGGATAGAGGGGACCGCCCGTATGCCATCCAGCCTAGATTGTTTCCGTCAATCAATAGCAGTGAAGTAATGGTATCCATCATGCTCTCCGAATCATCTCGACAAATCTTTTTAGAAAAGCCCTAAAGCATCTTGGACAGTAAACACGGCCCTTTCGGAGTTTTGGTTTACGAGTCTTTTTTCCGCACTCGTCACAGATCATTATTGGCATAACTCTCCTACCTTCCTCAAGTCGGAGGAGGAAAAGACAGGCACGCCTTTATAGGACTCTCCGATATCGGCATCAGTCACCGCAAACTCATCACCACTATGTGCCTTCATCCGAACCACATGAGTTCTGAGAAATGCACTATCCCCTGCCACCACAAAACCTTTCGGCCGCTGACCTGAGAGTTGATAGACAAGCTGACTGACCAAAGTACGATCACTACGACGCAGATACATTTTCAAGAGTATGCACTTATTCATTTCTTGCCCACGAACTCTTCGTAATTCTTAGGAAAGTCCTCACTCCGAAACTTCTTAGTCTGTTCAGGAAACTTGTACCAGCCGGCAATACTTTCCAACTCACCATGTCTGACCATGTAATCAAGCAATCCTGAGTAGGTGTCAATCGGTTTGTCAGTTAGCATCTCAAAGTTCACCACCCCGAAGGGTCGGCAGACTTTGGACTTCTCAACCACGAATCGTCCTTTGTATCCATCAATTTCCTTTGTTGTAGCATTTGGAATCGCTCCAGAAAGATGAACATGTAAACGCATGGTTGCAGTAAACTTTATGGATTTACCCCCCACCGTCTCATACTTCTCACCATACATTACATTCATCTTATCTCGGATCTGGTTAATGAAGATTAGACAAATCTTACTTGTATAAACTTGCGACATAATCTTCTTAAGTCCATCGGAGATAACTTTCGCTCGACGCATGGCGGCTACAGGAGCGCCCAGTTCATTTTCAAGATCCTCCATACCTGGAGTGGCGGCAACTGAATCCCAAACAATGGTCAAGAGTTGATCAGGACTATCCGCACGAAAAAGTTTTATACCATTCTCAATGACCTTAAAGACATCCTCAATTGACTTTAGTTCGGTATCAGGATCTGGGTAAAAGAAGGTATCGTCCAACTTCAGTCCAGTTAGATTGACCAGTCCTTGATCAAGCGATCTCTCTGTATCAACAAACATAGCTCGACCACCTAGTCGCTGGGTTTCAGCCATGACATGACAGGCAACTCGACTCTTCCCAGTATTGAAGTCGCCGAAAAGTTCAGTCAACTTTCCTGCGGGGATACCGCCTCCGATAACGCGGTCGATTGCCAGAATGCCGGTGGGCACTCTAAACTTTACCAACTCACTTATGCGATCGGCCAGATTAATCGTCCCCAGTTTGTTATGAAGGTCGCCTGTCTTAGTCATACTTTCTCCTTAAAAGAAAGGGTCGGCAGGGGCGCTCGCCTGCGTCTGCTGAAGGCCAGTGGAGGGGCACAACAGCCGTGTTCGGGACGACTCTACACCACGACCCTTATACATTACTTCTTGCCCAATCGAGCCTTGGCGGCCTCGATCTTCTTTCGGATATCGTCCAGCTTTTCCTGCGGCGGAGGGGCACTAGTTGCCTTCTCCGTAGGAGCCTTCGTGGTGGCTACCGGGGCGGGTTTGGGAGCCGCAGGTTTAGGCTTGGGTGCCTCTTCCTTGGGCTTCTCAACCTTCGCCTTTTTCTCCGCCTCTTCCTTTGCCTGCTTGGCGGCGGTGGCCTTTCGTTCTTGAAGTTCCTTCATCTGGGCCTCAAGTTTGGCCATGGTGTCGTCCGTATCCTCAACCTCAACCTCAACAGGAGTCTCTTCAGCAGGAGTCTCTTCGGCAACCGCTTGTTCCTCAGCAACCGCCTCTTCGGCAGGTGCCTCAGCCTCGCGTTGCTTCCTCATCTCATCACGAAGAAGATCTCTCTCCTCCGCATTACCGAATGTCTTGATCGCCGCCAGATCGAAGTCCGCCTCCGGATATAATGCCTTCACATCCAGGTCGACGATCTGCTCAGCCCAGGCGGTCATCTCTTCCTCAGTGCCCAACGGAATGGGGTCGGTAGGATAAATGTTGTACATGGCCTGCGGTTGGGCGGTCTTGTCGAAGGTCAGCACAAGATCCCGACCAGGGGTTTCAAGTTTGCCCGACTTGTCAAACTTATCGAACAGGTTTGACATGCGACCCTTGGACGAGATGATCTGCATAATCTTTTGATAGATGCCCTGCACCGGTGCCTCGTATAACTTGACACCATCCTCCGGCTTCGCCCGGTCAATCATGTTGAAGACACCAAACCTCTTCGGCCGGAACTTGTTGGCCTCGTCCGGCTGTTTCAGTTTGATCAGACGGAACATTTCTTCGCAGGCAGGACACTTTGTCCCGTAGGTCTCCCGGTTACAGACGAACCGCTCGGTCTTGTCATCCTCGGCGTGCTTGATGAAGTGCACAGCCGCGTACAGGTGATAGGAAACCTTCGCTCCTGCCCGGGCGGGGAGGAGTCGGATCTGGTTTCCATCGGGCCCACTCTTGGGTCTCCAGTGCTTCTCTGACCAGTCAAAGCCCTGAGAGCGCTTTTTCTCCTGGTCAACCACGCGTTGAGCTGATTCGGTCTCAGTCTCACCAAAAAGTTTTGCCATTGTTTGTACCTCCTTTAAGGTTTGGCTAATTCTTGCTTCTTTATATAAATAGACGGGTCTGCCTGCACCCGCATATTTGAAGCCAACGAGATAAGGACGTCCTTACGATGATAAAAGGATTCCTTGATTGCACCCAAGATGCCCACGTTCTTCCGAAGGATGCTATAGTTGTCCTGGGCCGCTTGATAGGTAGGATCCAATCGAATCCTGTTCTTGACCATCGTCTCGGTCATCTTTCCATCCTTGCCTTCGGTGCGGATCTGCTCATCCAACGATGCCTCAGCAAGTTCAAGCGTAGTTTTAGCCTCAGCAAGCTCGGCCTGGGCGACCTCAGAAAGGACGGCATACCAAGCGAAGTAACTTGGCTGGTCTTTGAGATCATCATTAATTGTTTCCTCACTACACTTGAGTTCCTTACGATAGTCGAGTACATGAACCTTGCCTCCGATTACCAACTCAACCGGGAAAAATTCTTTATCCATGCTTTACTCCTTGCACCGATAAACGGATAGCGATGCTGTCTTCGTATTACCGATGACTTGGTACATAAAGTCACCGCCAATGAACTCTTGCTCATCACCTTTGCCCGGCCTCCAGACTCCGACGAGATCGTTGCCGTCGTAGACATCAATACCGAACTCGTTACCAGCGAACGAGTGTGCCTTGAAGCGCACCCGCTCTTCCGTCAACTTCTCCCACCGGTAGGCCGCAGGGAAGATCACCTTCATCGAGATCTCCTTGTCCAGTGAGACCGCCAGTTGCCTGATCTGACTTGCCTTGATGTGCATACTTTCCTCCTATTCAATTACCGCCAATGCTCCCCAGTTTGTCCCGATGGCTACGTCAACTTTGATCGGAACATTGATCCATGAATAGTCAAACTTCTCCATCTGATCATAGATCATAAGTAGCATCTCAGGAACTTCATTCTCTGGGCAGTCAAAAAGAATCATGTCATGAACATTCATGACCATACGAGACTCCATATCCCGCTTTCTCATGAGCATCCATACACGACTCGCCGCATCTAATACCAGATCACTGGCGGTGCCTTGAATGGGTGCATTAACCCCCTCACGAAAAAGTGCTTCCCAATCAGACTGCTCACGGGCATTCTCAATGGCAAAGTATCTACGCCTTCCGAAAAAGGTTTCAACATATCCCCGGTTACGAATCTGCTTCCGTATCGTGTCAACGTATCCCTTGACTCCGGTATACTTGGTATAGAAGGCCTCAATCTTTTTGTCCGCTTCCCGCATTGATATCTTTAACTGCTTAGACAGACCATGTGCAGACTCACCATAAACTATTCCGAAGTTTACACTCTTTGCCTCAACCCTCTGCTTTGCTTGCGCCAACTCAGACAGATGATCATTCGGACCGAAGATCGCCATCCGAGTCACCTCGTGAATATCCTCCCCCGTATGAAAGGCATCAATCAAGGCCTGATCATGCGAGTACATGGCCAACACTCGAAGTTCCATTTGGGAATAGTCAACCTCAACAAACAATCCCCTCTTTGATCGAAACACCGGACGGATCTCTTTCGGTATGTTCTGGAAGTTTGGCTTTTGGCAGGCGGGACGACCGGTTGCCGTCCTGGTCAGCATATACTCACCACGAACCACACCAGCAGTATTACGTTCGGTATAAGGCATGAGATAGGTACCAAGGATCTTTGCTGTCGTTCGGTACTTTAACAGGTCGGTTACGAAGGGGTGCTTCCCCTTGATTGTTTCCAACGCCTCCTCATCCACTGACACTGCGTGTGTCTTTTTGGTTTTCTTTTCTGGAACAAGTTTCAACTCCTCCAGGATGGCACGAAGATGGGGACTTGAATTAAAGTTTACATCCCTCTGAAGTTTCTGGGCAACCACCTTCACCTCTTCGTAGGAGGCTAACTTATTAAATAGGGTGCACGCCTCTTCGTTGTATTTCTTATAGGTTTCCTCAAGTACCTTGAGATCCAGGGTCACTCCCTCCAACTCCATCTCAATGAGAGTATAGACCGCCTTCGTCAGGATTGTAATGAGGAACTCAAAGGCAGTGGGGGATAACTTCGCCTCATATACCTTCGCCAAAGCATCGCCGACAAAAGTATCCATCGTATTATAGTCAGCAATCTTCGCCAAACTTTCCTCAACAAAGTTACTAGCATCAATATCCCATCCACCATAGTCCGTGAACTTCCACGCGCACTGGTGCAAGCCCTGAGGACTATACTTTCCCTCTAACAGGAAGACAGCTAGTTGAGTATCCAACCAAAGGTTTGTTGATCTAACCCCATAGATGGCCTGCATGAACTTTAAGTCGAACTTAGCGTTCTGAGCCACCATCTTGACTCTAGGATCAGTGAATAGTGGCTTAACTATCTCCGCAATCTCGACATGATGATCAAGATTGGGACTCTCGCGATGATTCATTGGCACCCACCAAGTCGGACCATCACGAAGAGTAAAGGACATCGACACCACCTGAGCCCCTTCAGCAAGTGGGTCGAATCCCGATGACTCAATATCGAAATTCACAACTGCTCCCTCATCTCGTTGCTCCGCCTCGTACAGAATTGACTGGACCATCGTTTCTGTCTTATCACAATTATCAACTATATTATAAGGGATCTTGTGATCAGATTCAAGGAATACTTTTATCTTCCGCATCTCCTCATGATACATGGGATCTAAAGCAAACGGTGGCTTAGCACGCATGATATAGGAAGGATGATACATAACATAATAACGACGACCTTCCTTTAAGAAACCATAACCGTGGGCGGTGCCCACTCTCCACCTTCCCAGTATAGCATCAAGTGGAGTATTACCAAGCAACACGATCAACTTTCCCTTGAACCGCTGTAGATCATCCTCAAGATACCGGGAGCAATGGGCAACTTCAATAGGTTCTGGCCGACGGTTCGACTCCACTGCCTCGTAGGGCCGATCCTTGACTGGAGGCCGGCACCGACAGGTATTGACAAAGGCACACTCCTCCTCAATCAACCCCGCCTCAGTAATGAACCAACGAAGACGCCGACCAGCCGGACCAACAAACGGAGTGCCCTGCTTGACCTCCTCCTCACCAGGCGCCTCACCGACAAACAAAACACTTGCAGTTTCAATGTTGGCAGTTGCCTTTACCATCTTCTCAGGGCCTTGGTACAGAGGACACTTCAAACAGGGATCCATCCCATTGGTCGCCGACCGAGTGCGCGACGTTTTCTGGACCGGATGCAACGCCTGCTCAGTCAGCATTTGTTTGACTTCCTCCAGGGAATACAACCTATACTCGTACTTCCGATTTCTAGAGATAGCAAGTCCAAACTCGTCCTTTATCTCACGAGGACTCAGCATCTCCTCGGAATCGAAAAAGACGTTGGTATTACTACGCTTTATCGTCATGACCAAACCCATTCCAAAAACTATGAACATCACGTTGTATCCCGATATCATAAACGCAGTTCCGTCCAAGTTCCTTTCGTCGACGATTTACGAAATCTTCAAACATTGACCATGATCGGAAACAGGCCTCAACTCTTGCCCAGAAACTTGTGGTCATTTCCTCAATAGTGATATCACCCATACCAATCACTTTTAGTTGATCAGCAAGATAGGAGTCTGAGGAGTGAGCGCCCATGACTGACTCATGCCTTCCCCTAATCGGCGAAACCGGGCATACTGAAACTTTGTTCTTTGACTTTTCGTCAAACAAATAGATATGACCATACCCAGCCGACTTCGTAATAGTGGCATCCACTGAATACCAGGCATTTGAACAAAGGACCTCCGGCATACAAAGGCCCAACATGTGAACCTTGCCCTTATATCCATACTCCTCAAGACGGAGGAACAATTCTGAAAAGGCCTTTTTCTTTACCGCCGAACTCTTGACCTTCCCGGACATTCCACCGAAAGCAAAGTACTGACAACCTGACTCCACTATTTTCTTCAACCACTTAAGATTTTCTCGATAATGATAAACGGGAATGATGAAGTCCAACTTTGCTTGTTCAGTTAAGTAAAGATAATTCTTGAATGACGCCTCGGCGGCTTTCTCCTCTGTCTCGTGACTAAGATGGCCAAACTTATCCAACTCCGGAATTACGTCAAGGTTGAAGGCATAGACACTGGCCCACCGATCCTCCGCAGTAAAGGCCCGCAGATAATCTACATACTCACTAATGTTTATTACCTTCCCTTGAGTCATAACAGTAAAGGCACCGGAGTCAATCAAGATGTCCATTTTCTTTGTGTGCTCTGGACCAAGATTCTTCGCCAACTTATCAATGAGATCCTTGTATACAAAACTGGATAGGATACGACGAAGTATTCCCTGCTGAACAAATCGGGTCATGCGCTCCAGTGCCCCCGAAGTCATAACGAAGAAGACCTTGAAGTCTCGGATCTCTTCCATAGTTATCCTCTTATCTTCCATGCAATAAGTTGCTCCATTCCTGACTCCTCGTTCTTTGCGTAGATGTGCTTTTTCTCCACCAGGTAAAAAGTACTAAACCGCTCAAGAGCATCCAACAGGAAGGTACCATCAATCGTAAAGGCGATCTCCCCCGAAACATCGACTAGATCAACCTCCGTCTCAAAACTACCCGTTTGGGTATGCTTATACTGGGCGTCCAGCATATAGACCCCATCGTCTCGTTTGTATATGTTGATATCCGGAGCAGATCCTGCCTCTCGGAATGTTTTTCGATATCGTGCAACATCCTCTTTCGGCATGTTAATTGTAAATCTTTGTTCTGAGGATAATGCCTCCTCCCTTGCACCCGCAAAGGCTGAGGCAAAGGGAGGCATCTTGTGTTCCATCACCAGGAACGATGTAATATAGTCCTTGAAGAAAAACAAACAAGAGTTTTCATCAAGTCCCACAAACTCAAGTTTATCCGTTGAACCACCGGACTTTTCAATAAAGGTTGAGGGCACAAAAAAGTTCCCCTCAAGACCCAACTTACATTTCGATGGAAAACGAGTTATCCTAAAGTTATCCGACGCATACCAGGCATGATCATTCTCCGACCACCAGACACCATTAAACTTCACATCATAGGGATTGTCAGAACAGGAAAACAACAACTTCTGAAGATCACCAACTACATCACCAGTGGCCTCATACAAGACGACATCATCCGACTTTATACGATCGGGGGTTGTATACTTCAGTGCTGTTTGGGCACGAACCACACTACGATCACGTCCCACCCTAAAGGAAATGTCTTCCGCTACCTCGTCCAGAATGATAGTTACCTCCTTGTCTAACCTACCCTCAAGACCCGCACGAACCCTCTTTAGCAAGTCGACAGGAAGACCTAGCGGCTTCTCCGTTTTGAAGAAACTACTGAGGTGAACGCATCCCCCCCAAACCATGGTGGTAATTATGTATATACGATCAAAAATTACCAAATCACTTGCTGGAAGAAAATTGTTTGGTTCAGTAAACCTCAATACCGCACTCAAGACTCGTTCAACTTCCACTCCGGAAACTTTTACTTCCATAATCCATGCCTCCTTAAGACCCCCTCAATTTCCCTAGCACGATCAAGATCATACTCTCCGGCCTTCACCCGTTTAATGTAACCAGGAATTCCTGCCCACTCTTTGATATCTGCACGAAGGGCAAGACTCAGTCCATTATTCTCAAAGGCTACCCATCGCCTGAAACAGGCGGCACACTCTCCGCAAGGAACCTTTGTTGAGTCCGATCCAAAGCAGGAGAATGACTTATAGAGAACATCAACCGGACACTTTTCGTTGCCTTGATCAAGGTACCACCTGATCATGCCTGACTTCGTCATATTATGAAAGGGACTGTCCACCACGATCCTTCGTTCATTAAGGAACGATAGCATCTCTGACGCCTTATCCAGGAACTCAGGCGAACGATCAGGAATGGACTGCTCACCTTTTTGGAATACCAAGTAAATATCGTCCCCGTAAAGTGCACCAATCATGGCAAGAAAAAGATTACGCATTGGGATATAGGCATCAGGTGCTTCCTGATCACCGAGGTACAATCGTTTCTCAATGATCAAGTCCATGCCTAATCGCTTCGCAATGCTCATAGACGTAAAGTATTCCGATGCTCCGTAGCGATGACCCAAGTGAACATGAACTGCCTTTGGCTTGCCCAAAGCAAACCAGGCAATCAATGAGTCAAGCCCCCCACTGAACATCAGGACGGGACGTCTACTTTTTACCATGATCAATTCCTCGGACCCATCAAAAGATCAGCCAGTCTATCATAGTCCTTTTTACTAGGCAGTTTGATTCGCCGGACCAGGTCCGCATAGTCAACCTTATTTTTACTTCCTTTAGTAATCCTCTTTTCCATGACGGGTAGTCCCTCTAAGTCATAAAACTGTCTGGGATCCTCAACACCAGCCATCTCGGCGGCCCAGATGCTAAGAAGAGTTGAACCGCACTGCCGACACAAAAGTATTTCCTTTTTCTCGTTCACGTAGGGCTGGTCACAACTCACTGTCATCCCAAAGGGAAAGTCTAGCTCCTTACCGAGGATCCACTCCTCGGACTTCATAATCTGTTGCATAACCGAAACGTAAGTGATACGATCACCGACTAGTGTTGAGTATTTAGTCATCTCCAGGAAGGCACGAACGAAGTACTCTGAGTTGTCAGGATAGAAGCCCTCCTCGGTGAGATTACTCATTCCGGTAACGAGGTGAACTCGATCCGACTTGTTACTCAGGATCTGCTGTTCCGCCAACGAGGCAAGGATGGATAGGAAAATTGCGTTGCGATTGCTAACCCACGCAGTCGTTGTCTTGATGTAACTCTCCGTCCCTGTCTCGATAGGAATGGTCGGTCTAATCAATGACGAAGGATCTCCCTTGAAGATGTTCTGTAGATCAATGCCAACCCACTCCGAACCCATGTAATCAGCAAGGCGCCTGGAGGCCAAACTCTCTGCCTCCCAGCCCCGCTGACCATAGTTGAAGTTCACCAGAGTCACTCGGTATCCCAGACGCCTCATGACGAACGCAGACAGGCCGCTGTCAATCCCACCCGATGAAGAGACCAGGACGGACTCGCTATTGATCTTCGGCGAAGGCTTCCACACCGGATGGTATCGGTTGGGTTGGAAGGTCGTGATTCTTTCCATTCCACTATCAAGATCAATCTCCCGAATGGTGTTGCCATCCTGCCAATGATAATACCAGTCCTCCCACACGTTCATGCCGCACCGGGGAGCATCAGTGATCTTCCTGGTTACTGATTCAATTACATCAAGACATGAGTGGAGTATAACTCCCTTTCCTCTGATACAACAGATCGCCAGCGGCTTAAAGTCATTGACACAGAACAGACGATTGACTTCTTGATCATAGAGAAGAAAAGCAAACCCACCCACCATCTCCTCCATAACTTTCCCCATATTACGACTCGTTTGATAGGACTTGAGAATGACTTCACTATCAATCTTTGTTTGATAGTCGGAGTATTTGTTCACCACGAAATTTGCCACTGAACCATTATGGGAAAGGATCAGTCCCTCCTTTGTACATACAATCGGCTGAAGATTCTTCTCGGAACTTTCAACTTCCGTCTCTGGTTGGGCGCGGAAGTTCGCAATGATCAAACTGCCCTTTACCGGGGCAGGATCCATTAACCAATTCTTGACAGCCCACTTGTCGACAGAGTATGTCTTAGTGGACTTGAAGGTCAGTATCTCCTTCTTTCGGATATCAGGAACCAAAGTGATCCCAAATCCATCCTGTCCTCGGTTCTCCGCCGCAGAGAACAACTCATCGTATGTATCCCAATCAAAGGCTCCATCCCGATTCCAAACACCCACTATGCCGCACATCCTACTTCCCCTCTGGTATTAACTTTGACAAAGAACCCACTAACGATTCGAATGCCCCTCGCATTGCTTTGTCAGCTCCCCGTGCCTTTATAACATGAGCAACTGCATGATAAGTTCCCTTCCCGTCTACATAATAAAAACAGGGATAGTGTCGTTTTGTTTGGGGTGCCTGCTCAAGATAAATAAGTTGTATCATGGTTTCCTCCTAAAGGATCTTCCCACCATCAATCACCAGGTCATGTCCAGTGATATAATCAGCCTGGTCAGAGCATAAAAACGCAACTACTTCAGCAACCTCCTCCGGACGACAAAACCTTTTCAGTGGAACCAAACTTGCCAATTCTGGAGGGAGACCAGCAACACCAGATAGTCCAGTTCCCGCCACAAACCCCGGAGAGATAGAGTTAATACGAAGTCGAGGATAAAGTTTCGCCAGGGACTTTGTCAACATGATCACACCGGCCTTACTTAGACTATAGTCAACCAACTCGGGTTCCGTCTCCGGACGATGCCCAGAGGTTGACGCTATGTTAATGATCCGTCCATCATCGGGCATCTGAGCAATACACACTTGTGAAAGGAAGAATGGTGCGCGAAGATTAACATCCATGGTTTCCGCATACTCCTTAGGACTCAGTTCCTCAAATCTTCGGAAGGGACATATCCCTGCATTATTCACCAAGAGGTCCACCGGTCGGGAGACAAGGCCTATCTGATCACACGCCCAAACCAGATCGCCGGCAAGTCGGAGATCAGCAGTTAATTGTAAAAGATTACATCCGATAGGAAGGTCATGGATATCTAGGGGTATCTTGTCAATATTGACAAAGTGGGCAACTGGAAACTGATGATATAATCTTCTCAAGATAGCATACCCAATACCACTAGTCGCTCCGGTGATAACAATAAGGTTTCGTGTTAGTTTTAGCATCTTCATCCCCAAAGAGTCTTACCACCATCTATGACAATATCTTGACCCGTGATGTAATCGGCATCCTTTGAGCATAGGAATCCGATCAGACGGGCAACCTCCTGTGTGGTCACCTCCCGCTTTATCGGGACCGTGTCAATCAGGGACTGCGGTGTGGGCTCACCTCCAACAATGTTAGTACCTGCCACCAACCCAGGTGAAACTGAGTTGATCCGCAGTGTGGGAAAGGCCTTTGCCAACTGTCTCGTCAACATGATCACACCGGCCTTACTGATGCTATAAGGTATGATTGAACTATCCGGATCTACCCAAGGCCCGCCGGCGATTGAAGCAACATTGATGATTCGACCACCACCCGGCATGTGCCTAATGCACGCCTGAGATAGGAAGAAGGGAGCTCGTAGATTAACATCCAGAGTCTGGTTATAATCATCCACACCCACTGAACCTATAGCGGCAAAAGGCATCGTCCCTGCATTGTTCACCAGAATATCAATAATCAATCCATCTAACCATCTACACAATGTAGACAGCTTATCCCACTCCCCCAGGTCAATCGGAAACTGTATAAGTTTGATATCCCCAGGCAACTCCTCCTTAGAAATTATTTTCCGGTTTGCTGTTATGAACCGGGCGTCCGGAAACTTCTCGAACAAATGAAGTAGGACCGCCCGCCCGATACCAGTGGATGCACCAGTGATGACGATTGTTTCTTTACTCATCATTCCTCCTAGTCGCGTGAGACTGGAAAACTTTTATACCGAAGTCAGGATCCTTAGCAAAATAATACTCAGCCATCCAGTAGCATGACCAATAGCATCCTGGGCACTCCTTCCGATCCTGGGCATTGTCCGCCAAAAACTTCTCATAGTTTTTGCTCAACTTCAAGACACTATAGTTAGGTGACCGTGTGCCGCGCCTATAACCACAACACCGCATCTTCCCATCCGAGTCAACCGACAGGACCAGAGGATGAGTGCAGTGCCAGGATAGATTAACTCCCTGATCAAGAATCCCTTGGAAGTATTCGGCAGGTGGGTGAATCATATAGTCACCTGACTTTATCATTGAAACAATCTGACCCATCACCTCACGAAGTTTCGGCCAGTCCTCCTCAGTAAAGAGGAGATCCTTGATCGCCTCTTTCTCAGGGAAGAAATCGAACTGCCCATCCGTATTGTAATGGATAATATTGAACCCACTCCAGATTCCCGCCTCATGGAGGGTAGTGATAGTATCAACCACACTATCAAGATTCAACTTTGATAGGGTGATGGTTCCCTGAAGATCCTTCACCCCCAGACCCCGTGCCCTTTGAAGTGCGTTAAAGACATAGTTGGACTTCCTCTCGATATCCGTTGCAGGCGAGCGGTCAGTAATCAACTTATCACACCCACCACTAAGATTCGGGAGACCAGCTTCGACCAGAGCCGGAAGGTGCTTATCAATCAGCAAGGGATAGCCACTTGTATAGATTGCGTAAGGGGTTCGTCCACGCATCCACCATACCAGATCAACCAGACCTTTCAGAAGGAGGGGTTCGTTCCCCAGGATCAGATGAAAGGAACAACCCACCTTGTCAAGTTCCTCAAACGCGGTGGCCCATTGCTTGGCAGTCAATTCTTTGTCGACCAACTTTGAGTCCCGCAGACTGCAGTAGGCACAGTGCATGGGACACCGTCTGGTGAGAAAGACGCTGGACATCAGGTACTGGTTTTTCACGTCGCCTCCACGATCTTCAGGAACTCCGCCCGAGCCTCCGGACGATCACGGAAACTACCACTAAGATAGTTGGTGACCATCTTGGCATTTTCCTTTTCCACCCCCCTGATCATCATGCACAAGTGCACGCCCTCCACCAAGACACCAACCCCCAGTGGAGCAACCGCCGCCTCAAACGCCTTCCCGATCTGCACGGTCATCCGTTCCTGAATCTGAAGGCGCCTAGAGAAACATTCGACCAGACGGGCAATCTTTGAAACTCCCACGACTTTTTTATCGGGCAGGTAGGCGAAGTGAACCTTACCATAAAAGGGAAGCATGTGATGCTCACAAGTTGAGTAGAACTTGATGTCTTTCAGAACGACCATCTCATCATACAACTCAGAAGAGAAGGAGGTATCTAACAGGGTCTTCGGATCCTGGGTATAACCACAGGTCAGTTCGTCCCACATTTTAGCAACACGTCGAGGAGTGTCACGAAGCCCCTCACGCAGAGGGTCCTCCCCGATTGATCGGAGTAAGGTGATGGTCGCCTGCTTCCGTCCACCGGGTTCGTCGGATTCCGTTTCCCAGGGAAAGGTAAACCAAACTTCCTGCTTTCTCTCCCCCTCCGTCTTAACAACAAGGGCCGCTGGTATAACAGCAAGTCCCTTCTTCTTTGCCTCATCTATAAAGTATCGCATCGTGGCGCCTGTATCCCAAATGTCATCAACGAGGAGAATTCTTTTTCCCATGAACTCATCCATCCAGCCCGAAGTGAATGGGTCAACAATACGAAAGTCAAATTTCTGAGAGGTTCGTTCCGATAGCATTCGTTGAACCAGCATGGCTGGGTAGATTCCTCCCCGCGAGATGCCGATGATCATGTCAGGAGGAAAGCAAACATTATCTTCAACGATACCTTTGGCCATTCTCCAAACCTGCTCAGTGGTCAATATTTCTTTCTGCATGACTACATCTCCATTCCAGGCTCAACGATCAGGCACTTGCCCTTGTTTATCTTTAATGGAATGCTCCACTTGTCAGCAACTTCTCGACCACCAGCCGAAAAGATCCTGCAGTCTTGGTACCCATTATCGGCCTCCATCTTCGCCTCTTCCTCCGACTGATTGAATGTTAGGATAATATCGGCATCTCGCATGGGTTCGATAGAGTCCCCAGAGTCCACCATTCCAATCGCTTCCTTCTCACCACCTCTGCTCAAAGTGCCCCGGTTGGCCTGATGTATTAACCAGATCGCAACATCATACTCTTGTGCAACTGCCAACAACTCCTTCGTGATCTGGCCCAACTTCGAGTATAGGCCTCCATCACGATCAAGTAGCTTGCCTGCCGTGGTCATCAATCCCAGGTAGTCTAGCAGTAATACGTCTACCTGGAGGTTCTTCAAGTTCCGAAGTTTTTGAAGATGGGCCTCAATCGTAGCGGCGGAGCACTTCAAAGGAGGAAAGTTCTTTACCACAAGAACACCACACTGCATCGTGGACAGAGTCTCCGCCAGCTTTTCTCGGATCACATCCTCGTTATCTTTCAAGTTCTCTTTTGACACTCCCGAAAAGTGGGCGTCGTAAAGGACCATCGTTCGTCGTGCACTACTTTCCATTCCGATGTGCAGGACGTTTTTGCCTTTAAGTAAAGCACCTCGGGCAAAGTTTACCAGAGTAATTGTCTTGCCTCTCTTCGTTGGGCCCATAATAATACCCAACTCCCCCTTTGCCAAACCACCACCTAGATGCCGATCAAGAATTGGTATTCCTGTCGGAATAGAAATTTCCCCCCTGCACCAACCACCTTTCCGATCTGCCAATCGTTGTTCCAGTTCCTCAAAGTAAAACGAACCCATCTCATGCGTCGACTCCCCGATGGACACCGCATCCTTAATTTCCTTAAGTATCCCCGGATAGTCCCTTTTCTTTTGCAGTAGGTTGATACTTTTCAGGATTGCGATCTTGACCAACTGGTACTGAGTCCATGCGACCACCTGATCTAGAACGTATCTATAACTTTTGTCAGCACCATCGGTAAGAAGAGCAATAAACTGCTCCACATAAACTTCCTTTGGAAGAGGACGCTTTGAATTATCAAGAAACGTCAGGAGTTCCTGAGTCAACTCTTCCATGTCTATACATCGACTGTACTTATCATGGTACTTCAGCATGAGACGAACCAGATCAGCCAGTACAGGATTCTCAAAGTATTCCGGCTTAACTATCTCCTTCACCATGAGGAAGGCCTCATGATCATAAAACATCATAGCAACAATACGCTGTTGTATTTCTTCTGTAAAATCTTTTGTATAGGTCTCTTGATCAGACATACTTTCCTACCTCACTTTCTTCAATCGTCTTGGTTAACTCATCCCGAACTTTCTGCAGTTCGTATGATTCCTCTTTTGTTAGCATCCCCCAGGTGTCCGAAATATGCTTGGTTAAGAATTCCGACCACCCATCAACCATCTTTAGTAACGGGGAGGTGGCAACGTAAAGGCGGGTTACCATACCTGCCCGTGCCATGACCTCCAGTATTTCCAATGCCTCCTCCGGTTCCGGCAGTCGTCCCAGTCGCTCCTGTTTCTTGATCAGGACCGAATGGTATACCTCTCCCGAGTTGAAGATCGCCGTGACCAGATCCTTCTTCGGAACCTTGTAGAACTCCCGATCACGATCTGACTCGAGTTTGAACTGAGCCTTGATCCTTTCTTTGTACCGAAGGAACCGATCAATGGCTTTGTCAGTAATCATCATTTCGAAACGAACCGGAATCTTCCTAGCTGAAAAATAAGGCACCAACATTTCGAACTGGGCCTTCATGAAGATCGTAATCTCCGCTTCAAGGGCAACTGATAGGAGAATCAACTTTCGCATTTGCTCCTCGACCTTTGCTCGCGAACTGGCTGATCTCAACATAGTGCCTTTGTAAAACCAACTAGGACGCTTTTGGTAGTACCAACAAAACTCATTGAACTGGGTGGCAATTTGCTTGTAAATACTTTCGGTTGAAAGGAACCCTACCATCTCAGTTCCTGAGAGGTCAGCAGGAGCAAATCTTTTTTCTGTCACTAAAGTTCCTGTACGCGGCCTTGCCGCGTGGTCCGTTTCGGACTGGGTCCCGCTAGAGCGCTAAAGCGCTCTATCGTGTCCCATTGAGAAAATAGAAAATATAGAATCCCTATAAACAAGATGAGCCCATCAGGGCCCAATGAGGCCTTATTATAATTAAACACCACCTTGTTATTGACCATCACAATTTTCCATAGGAACTTTTTTATCACTAGTACCTTTTTCCTGTTCCTGTAACTTGCGAAAAAGGAACTCTCGGCAGGCCTTGATTCGGTTTCTGGTATCAATGCACTCACCAGGAATCTCGTTAATAATGCCGAGAGTGTCTTTGTATTCCTTCACGATCAGATCGAGAATACTCTTACTAAGGCCCTTCTAGCATTGGGGGAGACCAGCTCAAGATGCTCAAAAACTGCTTGCTTCTCCGCGACAGTGAAGTAGGAAAACTCATGAAGGAAAGCCACTAAGTTTTCCTTCATGACCTTTGTTGGGAGTGAGTCGCCTTCAAGAAGCCCCACTCGTTCCTCCACCAGTTGACTTGGTGTCAGTACCTTACTCATCTGTTTACTCCTTGTTCGAGATTTTATACTAGAGCCCGCAGTAACGGGCCGAGGAAGTCTCTGATTCCCACACAGTAACTGACGACAGGACGAAAGTGAAAAGTGAACAGTCAAGTTTTTCTTTGATCTTATCGAAGATCATCCGGGCCAGATTCTCGCAGGTGGGTTCACCATCAATGAGAAACAACTTGTATTTCTCAAGAGCCATCCACAACTCACGATCTGCGGAGTTTAGGATGGTAGCATGATCAAAGTAGTGCATGACCAAACTGATCGCCGAGAGTTTTAGGATAGCGAAGTCCACTACCATTCCCGTCTTGGGATCTGGATTCCCTGCTACTCCGATTGAGACCCTCCAAGTATGACCATGAAGATTCTTGCACTTGCCTTCGTGGTGCATTAACCGGTGGGCCGCATCGAACTTTGCTTCATAGAAGAGTTCAACCATCAGACTGACTCTGCCTTTGGCTGTTCCTCTACAGGAGGAGTCGGGGCGATCACCGCTTCAGGCGAGCAGTCACAACTGACCATACGTTGGATATACTTGTCTTTGATCAGATCGGGAAGCAGGCGGGCCAAGACATAACCAACCATTAACTGGGGGAGTTTTGTTTTTGCCGAGGTCGCCTTCCACGACTTGACTTCGGCATAGACGGATCCGATCGTAAGGGCATGTTTATTGAAAAACTCCTGCCGCTCGGTACTTCTCTTTCCTTGTACCAATTGCTTTGGTACTTTTACTTTGGTTACCTTTTTTGCTTTGGGCATTGTTCCTCCTCATCTGTGGACGAGATTAAAATTATCAGGTCGTTGATTCATTATATCAGCAACCTCAACCAATGACAAGGGGAAAAAGTTATTGGCATCTACCCCTACGTCAAAGGATTTACCTTGACCGGCAAGGCGTCCGTGACTATGGCCATACAAATGCCATGAGTTATAATGACTCGCCGACCAAACTCGCATGCTGTAATGGCACATAATGATTCTTACTTTTTCATTCTGACCTCCCATCGGAAAACTTTTCTCCAGAATCGGAGGATGTATAATTAGTCTTTCCTGCCAATCCCGGTTTGACTGTCCTGGGTTTCGTTTCAAGAACTGGAGTAGTCGCTCGTCATGCCCGCCTGGGATCAGATGAATCTCCCCAGTGAGTTTGGGAATGATCTCACCAAACCCCTCCCACACGAAGTCACCTATCACATAGACAACATCACCAGGACGAACTTTGGAATTCCAGTTCATGATCATCGTCGAGTTCATCTCCTCGACATTTCGGAAGGGACGATTACAATGCCGGATGATGTTCCCGTGGTTGAAGTGTGGGTCGGCGGTAAAGAAGTTCATCCGTTACTTTTTTCCCTCGTGAAGTTGTTTTAAAGCAATCGCAACTGCCTCTTCGACCTCAGCTTTGGTATAGAGTCGGTCAGTAGTAACTTTGGGGCGACGAGTGGGGGAAAGCATGTCCTCATACTTTTTAAGTATGGAACGATTTTCGAGAATACCAATCGCGTAAAGAAGGCCCACCGAAGCGGTGACTTCCATGTCATAGTATACTTTCACTCCGTTCTTGGTATAGCAACGTTGCCCACTCTTTGCTCGATCAACGGTTCCTGTAGTAACCCTAGCCAAGAGAGCAACCTTTTCAGCTTCGTCACCTATGTCTGCCTTCTTCCTCTTTCGACCAAACAATACCTGAAACATTTTTGCTGAGGCTCGTCCTTCACGGAAGGGCATAAGGTACTTTGCCACCTCCTCCCTTGCTCGGTCACTCAAAAGCTTTCGAAGTTGTGGCCGAAGTTGGAACCGATGAACCAACTTCAGATCAACCGGTGTGTTGTCCATTTTTTGGACCTCCTCTTTTAATTGATCAATCGGGCACTCATCCATGCCCGGTCTCTCTTTTGGACTATAATACTTTCCGTTAATACTAATACCGCATCCCCACTGATCACAAAAGATATGATCAAAGTCCTTTTGTGAGATCAGCTCAGCGCCTCCTTGCAAGGCGTCATAGAGGGTTTGTTTCCAAACACGAATAGATGGTGACATGGGGTAACGTTCGGAACCTCCAGCAAAGGATATTGGAATACCAATCTCTCTAGCGAATCGTTCGAGAAGATTGGTAGTAGAGGCAATCAGTATCCTATAGCTTGCTCCTGGGACCTCAACCAACCAGGCACGATCAAGTACTTTTCCCAATAGTTTTCTTGCTGACTCATAACTCATGGTGTCTCCTAATAGAAAAATCTTGAACCAGTAGATGGCTTTGACATTGCCTATGGTGGTGCAGGTGAACTGGTCTTACTGGTTCAAGATTGTTAGCAGAGAAAAGATGGATTAGAAGATGCGCTACACCATGTTTAAAGAAATGGAAACTCCCTTGTCTTTCCAACCCATCTTGTTTACAAAAGAGATCAAGATTGGTAGCCGATACTGCGTCTATCTCGTAGGACGAAAGTGTCATTGACTTACCAATCTTGATCATACTTGTGCCTCGGTAGAAGAAAGGGAGGAGGAGGCGGATGAGGAAACTCTTAGTTTTGAAACCGTAAGTTTGTTTGTCACACTAACTCCCCCACTGTTTGGCAACATACCATAGTGCCGAAGATCAGACCAGAATTCAATGGCCAGTTGTGTCTTCAGCACACGACGGGCATAGTTATCCACCTTGCCCTTGGACCAGTCAGGATGAAGTGAGGCATACTTTTCCTTTAACCTGTAGTACCATTCATTCCACCCCGGAGTCTTCTGCTTGATGATCTGCTCAACTGCATCATATAGCAACCCACGAATACGATTCGAGTTGCGCCGACGCTTTCCACTCTCAGTAAGATTCGCTTCACGAGGAACCATACTGGTGAACATTCGCACCTGGGCCCTGGTCTGAGCTTGGCATCTACCAAGTTCGGCGATCAAACCCCCAACAATGTTAGGGCCAAACCCCTTGATCTTTTTCCACTTGTCAGTCCAGATTGGTAGAGTGCCTAGCATACGATTGACCTGCTTGGTCAGACTTGCCTCTTCCTTTTTATAATCCTCAACTCGTGTCTTTTGAAGTTCCTGAACTTTATCAATTTCTTTCTTTGGTGTGTTCGTTAGAGAGTAGGTCAGGTTGAAGATCAGAGCCCGGTTGTTCTCTCGTATCCGTTCTTCCTGAACCAAGTCGCGTCGACGAACAAAAAGTCGAAGTGATGAGATGGTGCAGTCCAGTTCGGAGAAGGGGTAAAAGGAAAGTGGGTGGGAAGATGACCGGACGGTTGTCCCCGAAGATGCTCGACCCACTGTCTCCTCCACCCACTTTGTATATAATTCGTAGATCAGTGACACGTCCGTATCGTCTGTCTTCTCAACATCAATGCGATCACGAAACTGCTTCGTATGTATACCAGGCATGGTGAGGACAGTATGCCCTTGACGGTGAAGAAGAATCTTCATGAAGTCACCGCCACCAGCCTCAAAGAGAAAGATATGCTTTCTCTTTTCAAGTCCCTTTGCCCATTCGGCAATAGAGAAAGGGGAGTTCGGAATCTTCTTGATCTTCTTCCCGTCATAAATTGGAATCTCTTTCTTCGTGTGCCAATCAATGGCATAGATACTCATAGTAACTCCTTATAAAATGGAAGAGAAAGGATTAGTAGTTGTTCCAGTCTTTAACGCAAAAGCTGATGCTCTATTTGACTTACCAACCCCTCTTCGTTCTCGTATGCAAAGCGGACGAGTTAACGACTGGTCCGACTCATGCCACTGGGGGTGTTCATTCCCTTGATCATTAACTCGTCTTTGATTATACAAAGGAAGTGGACGAGCAGACGAATCTACCTTGGTCCTTAAGGACGCTCTTGCCAGTATCTTACTCGTCCACACCTAAGAATCCTTCCTGAATATAAACTTGTTTGCGCTCCTTCGAATGCTTGATCAAATAATCCGAACTATCCTCAAAGTCAAAGACTTGAAGAGTTGAACCATCCTTCTTCTTTCTCAAACCACGTCCTACTCTTTGTATTGTTTTGACTTCACTTAATCCACCAGAGGCTATGATTAAGACATTCACTTCGGGGAGATCAATCCCTTCATCATAAATTGTACTGGCAATTAAAATGAAGTTTCCATTCTCATTAAACTCTTCTTTTCGCTCCTTACGATCATCACGTCCACTTTGTCCACTCAAGAATACGGTAGGAATACTCCTCTGCTCGTTAAGCAGACGAGTTAGGGTCTTTCCATGATCAATATACCTAATCAGTAGTAGAACTCGTTTATTCTCTCGGAAAGCCGTCTCGGCTTGATCAACTATCATCTTATTCCGGGACTCAGACTTGACAATACCGTTTAAGTAAATGTCCGACCAGGAAGTACCCTCTACCACTTCAGGATTATCAATCATAGTGATCTGAATCTTGCTTAGATATCCATCGTCAACTAAGTCCATTGTCCGTTTAGTATAGATCGGTTCACCGAAGAGAGCTAACATCTTCATGTTTGAAAGTTCGTCTCGGCGAAGGACAGTTCCGGACAATCCGAATCGGAACCTTGCCGACAAGGTTTTCTGACCGATGCTGTACCACGTACTCGCGCTGGCGTGGTGCACTTCGTCCTGGAAGACTACTTCGGCCCGCTCCAGTAATTGTTTTATCTCAGTTCGCTTGTCTTGTTCCTTCGACTTGAGGCGGGCATGGCAAGATTGAATGGTCGCAACAACGCATCGTTTTTCTATATCGTATTCACCATCCCCGATCTTGCCAATCGGAATGTCAAGGCGGTTGGTGAATCGTTCGGCGGTCTGATGTAAGAGGTCCTGCGTGTGTACCAAAAAGAGTGTGGGCCGATTAAGGAGTTTAATGATACCTGCGGCTACTTCGGTCTTGCCTGACCCGGTGGGCAGTTCAAGAACGCCCCGCCTTTTTCGGATTGCTTCCTCAATCGCGGTAATCTGATACTCCCGGAGGGTAATACCATTCAGTAGATCGGGGGAAACTGGAGCTAACATGCCATCGGAATACTTGATCGGCATGCGAGGATCAATGAGTTCATAGTCCAGACCCTTCTCTTTGAGGAACTCCTCCACGATGAAAAGGAGACCCGTGGGGAAGTGAACTGTCGGAGTTAGTTTAAGGAAGTGGGTTTTCCCGTCCCATACATGCATTTTGTATTGTGGACTAAACCAAAAATTGGGATGGGCAATAGCAAGTCTTTGCTCCAGTTCCGTTGGGTAGTCATTCATTTCTGAGAAGACGTTGCCGAGAGTGATCTTATAGGTCACACTATACTCCGAAGAAAAGGAAGGATAGGAGGCACGAGCAATCCCTGAGGAGGCAAAGATGAGAAAGTCAATTCCGCATTAGCGGTGATACTTAATAGGACTGACATCGTGCCTCCTTCCTCATTGAGTCATAATTATAAGTCAACTCAAAACAAAAATCAAGAGATTTCTTTAAAAAATAGGAATGGTGGATTGGTGATGATGAGTTGATTATCCTTTCGGATGTCTTTGCCTTTGTCACTTCTCCACCATTCCCCTTTATCTATGGTTAGGTTTCTTAAAGGCATGGCAGACGAACACGATCAGCCCCTTGGCGTCGTGAACCTTGCAGTCGCTGGCGCAGGCGCGGCAGAGAGGATGTATAGGATAGCTCATCTGCCGAGTCTTGAGATCGCCCAGGAACTCCCATCGTGACCCTTGTGGGATCCCGGCCAGTCCGCCTAATTGATCAACGGGGAGCATGATCACTCCTCATACTTGAAGGTCGCGAAGGTACCACCGGTGGCTTTGAATTGGCGGATCTGACTATCCACCTCCCACCCCTTGACTGTCATGGCATAAACGGGATTGAGTCCCGTACCATGTAGCTTGATCAAGCCAGCCTTCTCGAGATCGTCCAAGCAATCCCAATCGTCATGCCCCTTAGCGGCGATCTTTCCTTCAGCAAGACGTGTGGGATAGGGAAACACATCAAGGAAATTCTGGGTTCCCCGGTGACTGTGCTGAGGATGGGTCTTGATATTGACCCGAAGATGCTCCTTGTTCAAGGTGCCTTCATTGTCCACGCACCGGCACCCGATGTAGGCCAGGAGTGACCAGTGGTCCTTTCCGAACTTACTGATCGGGATGGTTTTCATCTGAGCCCAGCTCCTTCCTTCCGTGCTCTGGTTCGGGACCAGATGTTTTTCGGATGGAACATGAACCTTGTATCTTCGACAGGATCATACTTCTCCAGAATCTGATGGATAGTAGAGCAATCTGGCTTGAATCCATCTCGTCCGGAACGAATGATCATGTGCAGGTAGCCGGTGGTCAGACTAACCTTCGATGCTACCTTCTTTACATTGTCTGCTTTGAACTTGAGTCCCTCCCGATAGATCCGATAGATGATCAGATCCCAGCAATACTGCTGAAACTTTTTCTTCCAGGTTCTCACTGAGTCACCTCCTCTAGTTCCTCATCGAACACGCACTCCCCCAGGCCCGTAACCACCTCGTGACCGTAGTAGGCTGTCTTGCCTGGGGGATCTTCGGCCACCACCCGCTCCAGGAAGAGGCGGGCGGCCCAGTTGCCACTCATTGAGGCCAGATGTATACCACTGCCGAAGACGGTTTCGGCTGGTCCCTCAATGATGATCAAAGGATTGGAAGTCGCGTACTTCTCCTTGAAGTACGACGAGTTTCCTTTGATCCTGTACGTCTTACGAAGTTCAATGATCATGGTTGCCTCCTTATTTTTTGCAACTCTTCTAATGCTATTCCCAAATTGATCACCGCATCTTGCCAGTCAGGCCGGCGGCCTTGATCAAACTTGGCCATGACCCCCTTGGCAGTTCGGATCGCTCGTTTCTCATGAGGGCGGTTCCTCCAGTTACGATTGTATTTACCAAAGTACTTATGCTCCTTGAAGTCCTTAACATGCTTGAACTCATGAGACGCTGTAGAAAAGAAACTGCGTGCTGTAAACAATGGATCCCAGTCATAAGGAAGGTAGAGAGTGATGAAGCCCTGACACGGAATATACTTGTGTGGCTTTGTCTCGTCCCACTTTTTGCCCATCACGTTCTCACGCACCATGGAATAGTCATTGGCAAGTCCGTGAACGTGAGCGCCCCACTTGATCAGTACGGCCACTTTGGTAGGTACTGATCCCACTGCCGTCTTGGCGGCTCGGAGGACAGGCAATAGGATCTTGGTGGGAATCCTGGTAGCGTTGTGGACGATCACTTCTTATACTCCTTGGCATAACATGGTTCGCAGATCAACTGCGCTGTACGACTATGATCAATCGTCAACTCATCGTACGGGAAGGTATGGTTGCACCGGGAACAACGTTCAGTGTTGCTTTGATACTTCGTACTCAACACGATCTGTCTGGCCTCAATGTGCTTCGCTTTCTTTTCCGCCCGAAGAAGTTTGGTGATCTTGTTCTTCATTCGGTTGAGTTTGTTGGAGAAGCGCCGCTCGAAGTCCTTACTCCGAGGGTGCTTGATCACCTCAGTTAGTTGGAACCGCTCATTCAAAAGGATGACTGCCTTCTTCACCTCATCGACTTTGACGATGAGATGGAGATCCGATCCGAATGATGCGATCCAATGATCGCCTGAGTTTTTGAAGAGGTACTCATCAAGTACCGCTTCGAACTCATTGTCTACGATGCTCATACTTTGCCTCCTCTGAGCAATCATTCATTCTCATCATTATTATATAGCATTGTTTTCTAAGTGTCAATACCGTATACTCAAAAACGAGGTTTTTCATTTTCTATCTTATTAATACCAAACGAATAGAAAATCTGAAAATATTTTTTTTCGATGAATCTCATATTCCCTCAAAGCGCCTAGGAAAGTCGATGGAATCCAAGGCACGAATGCTTTTTGGGAGTTCATTCAATATCCATTCTGTCGCTCGATCAAGTCCCTCAAAGTTAACTGGCTTTTCCTGTCGGTCCTTTTTGATCATCAGCAAGACATTCTGCAAACGAGTAACAGCATAAAGTACTTGTTGCCGTCTTGACGGTGCCGCCTTTCGATTTTCAGAAAAAGTTATTTCCTTTTCTTTGAGTCTCCGGGATAGATGGTCAAAGGATAGCATGCGAAGATTGTCATACTCGTGTTCCAAAACCTGATGAATCCACTTCACATTATGATAACGAGGATCATCGACAGGAAACTTTTTGGTCATACGGTCTCGCCACTCCTTCATCTCTTGACGAAGTTTATCTATCCAACTAAAGGCACTAGTTGTTGCAACCGCAACTGTCTCAGTTACTTCCTGAACGCCCCACTTTCTTTTACGTCCCATGATCATTTCTCCTTTTCCCGCAGTTCCTTTATTGCCCCAACTAGAAACTCCTCACATGAAGAAAGGCCAAGATTGAATAGATCACTGGGGCATGGATCCCTTCGATAAGCGTCCTTGTATAGAAGCAATACTGCAACCGCTATCTTTTTCCTATCTTCCTCAGTGAGGGTTTCACGAAGTCCAACTCCACACCCCGCCGCCCACTTTGCGGCATAGGTGATCAAAGTTCGGAGTGCCCAGGTCTTGGTAAGTTTCATTTCTTCTTCCTTCGGATGGGGCGGAACCAGCGCAGGCCCTTGGTCGTCTGCACTGCAACGTACCCCTTTAGTCCGATAATGAATCTGAAAAAGATACCGATCTTTTTCCAACGGGAGAGGCGGAGAAGGTGCATGGGCACCTCCTCAATCCACTTCTTTTTCTTACCGTCCGTGATCTCATAAAGCATATTGCCTCCTATTTTTTTAGTGCCTCTTGCCGAACCTGCTCCGCTATCCAACGGTAGGTCGGAACCAACCCGGCATACAAAGTATACAAGGGATGCCAGTTCAACTTCTCCTCGATCAGTTCATTGTCAGAGTTTCGTCCGTTCACTCCAAGTGGACCAGGAATACTCTTGAGATTGATGCCTGACTTGTTTGCGATCTCGGCGATCATGCCAGCGAGTTGGCTGATCGTAACCATCTCCTCCGAGCCGATGTTGACGGGACCCATGAAGTCGGATTCCATGAGGCGACGAGTGGCATCAATGCAGTCATCAATGTAGAGGAAGGACCTGGTCTGCTTGCCAGACCCCCACATCTCGATCGTCCCGACTTCATCAGCCATTGCAATCTTCCTACAGAATGCCGCAGGCGCCTTCTCCCGCCCGCCCTGCCATGTTCCTTCGGGTCCGAATATATTATGGTAGCGAGCGATCCGAACCTCCATCTTGTGGTTCCTGTGGTAGGCCAGGTAGAGGCGCTCGGAGAAGAGTTTCTCGAATCCATAGTCACTGTCCGGTGCCGCAGGATAAGCAGACTCTTCGTTGCACTTCGGATTGTCCGGATCTGTCTGGTTATACTCGGGGTAGATGCAGGCGGACGAGGAAAAGAAAATCTTCCCAATGCCTGCCTTCCTCGTGATCTCTAGCATGTTGAGATTGATCAACGCGTTGTTGTGCAGAATGTCTGCGTCGTTTGCCCCGGTGAAGACGAATCCTGCACCGCCCATGTCAGCGGCCAACTGATACACTTCGTCGAACTCCGTATACTTCGTGACCTTCTCGCAGATCGCTGGACTGCGAAGATCACCGACTACGAAGTGGTCCGCCTTCGTCGGAGAGAACTCCGGATGCTTCAGATCAACTCCCCGGACCGAGTATCCTTCGTCCTTCAATCTCTTGACCAGATGACTGCCGATGAAACCACCGGCTCCACAAACTAATGCTTTTTTCATATTCTTTTCTCCTTAACTCGAATATAAATTGCGGTGAGTTTGAATCCATCCCGCTTCATTACGTCTATATAATTGCATCGACCAAAGTAGCCAGTCTCCTCAGCGGCATGCCACCATGCACGAGTGGAGTCTGGAGCAATAACAAGGATCCTATTATAAGGATTACGAACCGCCCACATCCTTTTTCTACGGTACTTGGTAGCCATTTATTCCTTATCCTTTTTCGTGATGGTCAGGGCATACATGCCCTTTTGGGCGATACGAACAAGTTCGATTTTCTTTTCGAGTCTTTCCCTGGCTACGCGCACGGTCTCTCGGACGGCCTTCCTTGGGTCTCTGAAAGATTTATCGCAATACCATCCTGGGTTCCCAACTCCAGGAATTTCGCTAAGCATGCAGTAAAATTTTCCCTCACTCTCATGGACGGAGAGTTCTCCTTTTCCGTACCTGGCCTCAAACCACCAGCCGAGATTTTCCCAGACTCGATAACCCCAACCGGGGCCAAGAATCTTGACGAGTTTTTTGCCTGCCACTAGGGCCTCGTTTTGTGTTTTCATGTTTTCTCCTTTACCTGATGAAGATTGTGGACTGTCGCGATCATGTAGGCCACCCCAAGTAGAAGGTTAACCCACGCGAAAGGTTTTGTGTAGACTGCTACTCCAAGGATGCCGAGTAGGAGGAACTTGATGATCATTGAAGGCAGTATTCCTATCGTGTCCATCAAGCCTCGGATGATGGGATTACGTTCTCCCTGAATGCCAAAACGTTTTGCACAGATGTAGGTACTGATTGAGTCACCAAGACTCCCTAGGAGAAAGATGAGTAGGCAGATGATCTTAATAAGTCCAACCATGATCAATTGCCTCCTTCATCATTTCTGAGTTTTCGTGAATGTTGCCTATGACTTCATAGGTGTAGATTGACTCCTGATCAAGGTTAAGATCAAGATTAGTCTCCCCCTTATTCTTCTCCCCCTCCTTTGTAGCCCACTCAATGTAGAAGGCACGGAGAAGGTGCTCACCATGACGAAAGGCAACTACTCCACGCCACTTCTCGTAGACACACCAGAGCCCGTTCGGTCGGATCTTTTCAACGATGTCTCCCTCGTAGACCTCGGTGCCGTTCTTGTCCAGGAATAGGAACCTCTCACTGCGCTCCTGCGCTTCTTCCATCGTGAGAGGCTCACCACCATGTGAGGCGACCGAGGCGAAGGACAGGAACGGTGAGTCCACTGGTAGGTAGGTAAACCCCCAGTAACTGAACCTACCTGCGGCGAAGATACGATACTTGATTCGTTTCATCTGTGCTCCTTAGTACCAGCTCCGGCTTCGATCCTGGCGCCGCTGGTAGGCGAAGTCATCTTCACGCCAGGCACCGATCCAGGACGCTGGATTGTCTTTGCGAAGTAAGGGCCGGTAACTCCGCTTCAGCCGCCCGACCTCATAGGCATTGTCACTGCAGACATTCGCCCAGATGTCGAAGTAGATGAAGTCGAAGCGCCGTGCCCGATCAATGGCTTTCTTGTCGAAGATGTCCCCCTTGATTATCGTCACCTTAGAGGTGAGTGGGAGATGAGTAGCTACTAGATCAATAACGTCCTGTTCTTTCTCTAGCACCAGTATGCTATTGACCTCTGACTTATCCTGTAGTTGAAGAATGAAGATACCCAGACCAAGGCCACCAATCAGGCAGTCCCCGGTCGCATACCTCACTGGAGAGGCTTGAGTACGTAGTTCCATGGGCGTATCTGACATGACACACTCGTAGCCCTTCCAAACCAGGCGGCAGTAGTTTCCTGGCTCGAGATCACAAACCTCTCCCCAACCACCGGGTCGCATGGCTCCCATTATCTTCGCATGCTCAACCTCCTCCTTGGTCATGGTGAAGTGATTGATCACCCAGTCACCCTTCGTCCCCGTAGGAATAATCTTGCTCATAGCACCGGTGAACCTATCCATGGTGACTCCTCTCGAGTGTGATCTTGTAAAACTTCTCCTTGATCGAATCCTTCATCTCGTCGAGGAGATGACCCAGTCGGATATCTTCCTTGTCAATGGGATCTTCCGTTCCCATCTTGATCAATTCATATCTAGCCTGCTGGGCGATGGTAAGGACCGAAGCAAAAATCTTGATGCCTTCGTCACTCACTTTCTTCCTCCTCTTTCTTTTTAGTGAACCGTCTAAGGATCTTGTCGGCGGTCTTGAAAACAGCGAACGCAGAGTTCGCCAACTTTTCCTTGTTACCGTTCCAACTCATGATGTAATGGACTGCATCCTCTGACTCAATGCCGAAGCAGGAGCCCACCACATACGCAGTCGCCTCCGCCTCGAGTTCGGCTATGTCATGTGGGATCTTGGATGCCTTAGCCTTATCCGTGTGCTCAAGGAGGATATGTGCCAACTCATGCAGGTAGGTGAAGATCATCTGAACCGGATTCGCTCGCCTAGCGACCTCGATCGTGTTCTCGTATGCACGACCATCTTCTCGCCTCTCGACGATCGTCATAGGGAACTCAGGAAACTTGGAGGCGATCTCTTGAAGTGTAAGTGACTCACCAACAAACTTGGCTTTGTTCGCCCCGATGTCCAGAGGTTCACCATCCGTTTGGGAAACATCAAAGGTTGCCACCGGGAAGTATCCGACGATACGAGTATCCTCTTCCATCGTGGTCTGACCAGTGATGGGATTGCGAGTCTTGAACTCTCCCGTTTTAATATAGGGGCCTAAGATCCAAATCGCATGCTCACCTTTTCGGACGTAACGTTTATGAGTGCGCCATGTCTTAAAACCAGCACACAAAGTTGCGCTAGGTTTCTGCATCCAAATAAGAATGATATTATTCCACGAGTACCGATGGAATCCCGCCTGCCACCGCTGGGATAGTTCCTTAATCTTTTTAGGATTGAGGATCAATTGTGAGGAGAGTTCTGTTAACTTCTCCTGAAGTTTTTCTTTCCTCTCCTTGCTATCCATCTCTGAAAAATTCATGACTGATTCCTATTGATGATCAAGCATCTTTTACCAAGGCGACGAGCCATACGAATGGTCGACCAGGTGCCTGATCTCAACTGCTCCTTATCAGTAAGAGGAGTTGCGATCAATAGATCACAAGCCTTAACTATATCTTCATTACGAATCAGGTAGGGCTTGCGTCCCGCCGACACAAAGGGGCCTGATAAGTTGGCCTCATGCTTTCGGTTCTCAGGCCAGTGCACCACGATCCTATAACCAAGGGTCCTGGCCATCTGGTGTGCCTCAGCATCGGCACCTACACACCCACCATGGTGAAACTCTGGAGTAGCACCCACCGCAGTGAACCCAGTGGTGATCTCAAAGTCCGCTCGTGCATATGCCCTGAGTTCACTAAAAAGTAGGATTCGTTGCCAGGCACTCAAGCCTTGGCGAGTTCCAGTGAAACCAATGATCATGACGCCTTCCTTAAAGTGACCTTCGCTTCGGCAAAGGCCTGCTTAATGATCTCAACATCCTCCCTCTTCTTCAGACCGAAAGCCAGACCAAGATGAAGAGACGACCCAGAGGCTCCGGGAGTTAAGAACAGGAACTTGTAATACTCGAGTTGGGTAACCTCGGAAGGCAAAGTTATTGTAAACCTTGCCCCGTGCACTTCGTCAAAGTCGTCTCCGACCTTTGCCGTCGGATACTGCTTGACGAATGCCTCCTTGAGTGAGGCATCATAGATGAGGTCGTTGATGGGGTCCATGATTGTTATCCTTTCGCTTTGCTGATCAGATCGGCAAAGTCCCTCTGCTGATCAACGAGTTCCTTGCACTGGGAAAAGTCCAGGCATCCTTGGCACTGCGGATCACGGAACTGCGGGCCCTCACCGCACGGGAACTCCATCTTGAAGACCTTAGCACCGAGCATCTCGACCGCCTTGATGAGTTCGTTCATGGTCAGTCTCCTACCATCGAGGTCCCTAGCATGCCCTCGTTGTTGCCTTCGACTTTGATCGTGCCCAGGTCCTCTGCGATGGTGTCGCCTGGCTCAAGATAGTCGCTAAGTCCGGCCTTCGTGGTCTCGGCGCAGTCAACCATCTGAGGACGGATGTTACCGTTCTGTTTCTGCACGTAGAACAGGAAGTAGGTCCTCATGAGATCCTCCTAACTTTAGTTCTGACTTTGTAAGAATGAAGGATTGAAGAGATCGCCGAACGAACCTCTTGCTCAATCTCCTCATCTACCTCCACCACTACCCCGACCCCCTCTTCCCCCTCGGCAGGTCTACCACCCACCTCCGTAAGTATCCGATCGGCGATCTCGGAGGCTACATCATAGGTATAACCGCCGGCACCATCTAAATCCACGAGAAGCTTTTTTGTGGTCATGTTACTTGCTTTCGGTAACGGCCTGAGCAACCTGACTCTCGGCCAACCGCTCCGCCTTGCTTTTCTTCTCCTCGGCCACTTCCCTCAGTGCGGCGCCGACGAAGGTGTTAAGGATGGCGCTGAACTCATCGAAGGTCAAGGAGACATCCGACTGCCCGTCCAGAGCGAATCCTTCCCGGACGATGCTGTCTTGCTTGTCCGGACCCCAGTAACGGAACTTGAGGAAGTTATACGAGCCCGGGAGCTGAAGGCTGAAGGTATTGTGATAGTCTTTGCTCCAGGTCTCCTTGACCTCGGCCGGTGCGAAGCGGGCCTGCAGGATCTTGAGGCGGGTTGCCTGTTGATCCTTCAACTCCTTCTCCTGCGTCTTATGCCGGAGGTTACCATCGACGACCTCTTTTAGCTTCTTGAGGAACGTCTCCGGCTTCGACGCACGATAGCACTTGCAGTCGATGTCCGTGCTAAAGCCCTTGTTGTCCTTCTCGATCAGCATGGACTGGTTGCCGTAGGTGACCTTGATGCCGAGGCCACGATACCGCTCCTTGGTATTCACGAACTCATCCTTGGTCATGCTGATCACGACACTGACGCCTTCGATCTTCACGGCCTGGAACGCGGGGAGCATCGTCTGAACCCACGAGGAGTCAAACGCCTTCGCCCGGGCAACCTTCGCCGCCATCTCATCTGCATCGAACCACTTGTTCACCAAGATGAGGTAGGCATTGAAAAGATCGGACCAGTCGATCAAGATTCCGAACGCCTCGGCATTCTTCACGAGGCCTTCGTCGCCCTTGATCACAACCTTCCTGGGGCGTTCATGCCCACTGATCAGAGTCTTGTCGCTTTGCTGGCTGAAGTCCGTCTCCCATCGGAGTCTGATCTCCTGCACCAGGTTAGCGACCTTGATGGAAACTCTGGCTTCGAACTCAGAGCCCCATTCGTCCTTCTGGCCAAATCGACCAGGCGACTTGGTGCGCTCGATCTCATTGACCGCCACTGCCTTGACTGTGCTAAGTTGCACTGTCTGCCCTTCGACTTTTTTCTCTTCGTTGATCATCTTTGCCTCCTTATGATCAATTTTCATTCTCATCTTTATTATATAGTAGAGGTTTCTGAGTGTCAAGCATTATTTTCGTTTTTTCGTAAAAACTTTCATTACGGCTTTATATGGGTAGACAGAGGCCCTTCTGATACTGTAGCAGGAGGCTCTACGCCCATTTGCGAGGCGGATGGATCAGGAGAGGCATGATGGGCTGGGAGGTCAGTATGCCCCCCTCTACGACCCAGTTCGCCTAGACAAGCCTTTCGCAGTCTGAAGTATTCCGGGACTTTCGGATTGTCAGGGTTTGCTTGTATAGCCTCATAACAATCCTGGGCGGTATACTTCAAAGCATCGGTGGTAGCGACCTTCACTTCACTATCTAACATCAAAGTATTCCATCATCGTTTGAAGGAGATGGTCATAGTCACCTGATCGGGCCTCATTCATCATCTGGTCAATTTTTTCCTGAGGCCAACCAGCCTGTCTGGCAACTCGTTGAGCCTTGCCCAGGATGGCGAAGGCGTTGCCGTCCTCACCGATTATTTTCAGGATCGGTTGAGTGATCATGGTTCCTCCTCGGGTTCATCAAACAAGGGGTCATCCTCATCTTCATCAAGTTCATAGAGCCGACACTCGAGACCGCAGTTATCCATGTCTTCGTCGGTCGCGTCCGGATGCTCACACTCCGACGTCCTCATGGAACAGGTACCTGGACCGAAAGGCATAGGCACCTGATCAACACAGACCTTTTCGAACTTGCAACTCATCTTTTCCCTTTGGTCTCGGCCGGCCCCTTCTTCTCAGGATGGGCCTTTTTGAACTCTGACTTCGGGACAAAGATGGCCTCACCAGAGGCCACTCGGGCACGCCCCTCTTGATCGCTAACCCGTAGGATCTTGACTTTCCTCTCTGCCGCACCGACCTGAGTCATGATAGTTTTCACTTTGTCTCCTTTATCTTTATACATTCGCCTAAGTCGAAGCAATACTCTGGAGTGGTAGGAACGACTGTTCCGTAATCAAGATCGACTCGCTTCACTTCTAGAAGCTTTGGTGATCCGTTACGTTCGGCGATGTATAGGTCGCCTGGCTTCAGATCACCTTCGTCTTTCTTGAATAGCATACCGCCCAACTCAACTACCTCACCACGACGGAGTTTGGTAAGTGTCGGATATTCTCTGATCATGGTTCAGGCTCCTCTACTGGTTCAGGAATGGACTCATAGTAGGCATCTTCCTGTGCCTTATCAAGCATGGCCTGATGGTGACGCCTCTCCTCACACCGTTCCTCTTCTCGTTCCTCACATCGGTGCTCCTCTTCGCGTCGTTCGTCCTCTCGACCCTCGAAGTAGGCTCGATCTCTCTCGTCGGAGGAGTAACGATCAAAGTCATAAGATACTAGTCGACTATAGAACTCATCCTGGTGGCCTTGCTCGTGAGCCTCGCGAGAGTTATAGGACCAATAACTGTGGTAGGACATTAGTTCGCTCCGATGGATTGAGCATAATCACTTTTTGGATTCCTTATCCTTGAACGACTTGTATCCCTGGGCCTTAGCAACCAAGTTCTGGTTTGGTCTGGCGATAACTCGGGCAGATAGCTCAAGACCGATGAACGCATAGCCGATATACTTCGACAGCATTTCGAGAGCCCGTTCGTCGGTCAGTTCAAAGCCATCTTCGACCCAGGTTTCCGAAACTCCCAACTTGACCACCCACGTATACTTTTTCCTGCCGTCCTTGCCTCTCGTGATTTTTGTCTCGTCCATGATCGTCTCCTTATGAAACTCGTATAAGATGGGTCGTACCGGAGAAGGCTACCCTCTCTCCCACGTTCATTTTATCAAAGACACCAGTATGATCCCAGAGGCGACTGGAACCCATTAATGTATTGATCGGACACTTGGGATCACAAGGAAGGAAAAACTTGTCTACGATGTCATAGGTGAAGTTATGGATCTGATGGAATCGTTTCATCTTTTCTCCAGGTCCTTTCGGCTGAGGGAGAAGACGATTGACATACCGTACCGGTAGTTGGGAGAATTCTTTGAGTAGACACGAACCTCTTCTACTCCGGACCAGCTATTGAATATCCAATACGCCTCCCCCTTCGCACCTGAGAGTGTGGAAAAGCAGAGATGAAACTTTCCCCGGGACTCTCCGAACTGCCTAACTGTGACTTTGTAACCGACTTCATAGATGGTCATCTTTGCCTCCTAGCTAAAAAGTCCCTTGATCATACCCTTCTGAAGGCAGTCCATCTTTGAGCATGTCTTGGGCTGGTAATTGGAACGGTGGGGATACGTCGTGCCGCAGATCGGGCAGACGGAAACGACCCACTCAATCTTCGGCTTGTCCACCACCAACTCCAGTTCCGAGACGAGGGCAGTGTCCACCTTCACCCCATTGGAACGAGGTTGGGAAAGGGCAACTATACAAAGGGGTTCGGGCAGGTCGTGATCATTAATGATCCGATAGACGGTGCCCGCCTCTCCACCGGGTAGGAGAACCTTATCTCCTATTCTGAGTTCGTTACTCATTGATATCTCCTCATGCTCATATTATATAAGATTGGTTTCAACGGTGTCAAGGATGGTGGTATCTTCAGGAAGCCAGTAGGAACTCCGATACCCAGGCCGGTTAGTAGGAATGTCAACTCGGTAATAAAGTACACCGGCCAGATCGGTGACCGCCTTTATGATCCCAGTTCCATGCTTGTTGACTTCATAGTTCGACTTGGTAAAGTATCTGGGGGCAAGATGAAACGCTCTCTTTCCGATGTTTGCTAAAAGTTCCGACTTATTGATCATCTTCATTCTCCCTGATAGGGTTGCTCATGCTTGAGTCCCTCAAAGGTTAGGTGGGTGATTGAAGTCTCCTTCCATCCGTGCCACTCCTTATGCTCTCTAACTGTGGCCTTTTTGATCATCACGATCTCACCGATCTCAACCTTTTTATAATTGGTCTGGTAACCTTCTTTGCTATAGACCTTGGTTTCGTGATTGAGGACCGATCCGGTGAACCATGTGAAAACGAAGTTGTCCTTTTTGAACTTATAAAGGCGGGAGAGGCCCCACTGAGTGTCGAAGGGCCCATACTCCCCAACTAGGATGGCTTCGCCTATCAGGAGTCGTGTGCCCACCTCCCCGAAGTGTTTTGACTTCTCCGCCTCAACCATCTTTGCCGACTGCTCAGCCGCCTTGCCCATGCGATAATTATAGGCGGCGACCATGGAGCACGCAAACCCAAACCGCCGAGGAGTGGTAACGCCTGCCTTCGCAATGATGCTAAGATTGTAAATGTAATCGTCCTTGTCTATCTCTTCCTGAGGAAGGGAGGAGGCCCATTCAATAATTCTATCCGCCTCCACCAGCATTTCTGAAGTGAAGTTTAATGTCTCATCATGCCCTGAGGGGTCAGTAGCGAAGTACTCTCCCACTCTTGAGGCAGTAGCCTGACCCAATCCCGTATCTGCCTTTGATCGGGACAACCATCCGTAGGTCGCAATGGCCGCGATGGTGTGAGCCAGGACCTGCTTGAGTTCGAAGTATTCCTCTTCATAGTGTCCACTGCCCCAACCATATTCCTCAGCATCGTCCGCCATGCGGAAGACCGCTAGGAAGTATTCCGCATATTGGGCGGCGTGCTCAGGATTCTCATGCCCCAAGAAATCCCGAAGGCACTGACGACCGACTTGCTTGTGCACGCCTTCATCATTCCGAACGATGAAGGTATCTCGGCGCCAGAGGTGCTTCCGGCAGTGATCGCAAGTGTAACGATCGGCGTCCCGATATTCAATCGGAATCTCATATCCAGGAAGTGTCTTGACGCAGGTACCGATCTTTTCATCATGCTCGAGTTTTGCGATGAAGGTCCAACCAGCAATCTTGGGCGAGTCGCCCCAGACCCGAATCGTGCGCCACTTGATCAGACGCTTGTCTTCCTTGATCTCATCAACGCCGCCCTGATCATAGTCGCCCTTAATAATGATGGAAGGGGCTTGCTTGATCGTCTCCTTAACGATCTCATAGCCGACCTCTCCGCAGTTCAACTTTTTAGAGCGCTTCAGGATCTTGAGGAATCGTTCCTCAAAGAGGCGCCAATTACAATCCGGGATCTCGAAGATTCGTTCCTCTTTGATCGGCTGGTCGTTCATCACTTAATCCCCTTGGCTCCGTGCTTCTCAACCAGGTCATTATAGCGCATGAGCCACCGGGCAGATATCTGATAGTACCTCTCTGCCTTCGCCTTCAGGCCCTTCTCACTGGCCTCGTTGGCCCTGCACAACCATTGGGCGGAGAACTGATAGGCGCGTTCGGCCTTGGCATCAATGAGGGGGGAGGAAGCTGGTGCCAATTGTTCATCGGCAGAGGCGGAATTCTCCGCCCCGGGTACCAGCCCCTCACGACCCCTGCTCTCAGGACCAATCAATCCAGTTGGGCGCGAGGATTCGAGCGCCGACTGATCCTGAGAGGAGGAGCCATGATTGACTCTTACTTCCCGCTCCTCAACGACGACCACTGGGTCACCATCGGCTCGGCGGGTCTGAAGGCGAACGACCAGGAGTGCAGGACCAAAGGCGCTGGTTTTGAAAACGCGCTCAACTACTGCTAGTTCGTTGGTTTCAATGATGACCACATGGTCGCCATGATTGATCTTGTTGATCAAGTTATCTCCGATAGTCCGCGATGGATCGTAAGTCACGAAATTATCCATGGTCAGACTCCCTTCGCAAGCGCAAACGATTCGGCGAAGAACTCCTCAACGTTCTTCTCACTATACTTCGTGGGGAAGGAAACCAACCCCTTCTTGGCCTGATCAAAAAGTTCCTCAACGTCCTTACGTTCACTCTGCGTCAACCGAAGGAACCAAACTGCATGACCAATCTCATGAAGGATGTTATACTCGGTCACCACCACACCAGGAGTTGCACGAAGGAGGATCCGACCACCATCACTCTCACACATCCCCAAAGCACTCTTCGGCCGATATCCGGAGAGTTCAGTTGCCCACTCATCTTCTGAAGTAATGATCCGAATTTCCCAGATGCACCGCCGATCCCACCCACTCAATTTATTGATACTTTGCCGGATGGTTTGTTCCGAAACTGAATCGGCTCCAATGATCAAAGGATGCTTTGCAAATCCAAAAAGGAAAAGGCTTAGGCTCAGGACCTGAAGGATTTCTTTTACCATCTTTGCCTTTCTCATTTTCATCCTCACTATTATTATATATGATGGTTTTCTAAGTGTCAAGCATTACTTTCCTAAAATGGGTACTATAAACTATTGATAAGAAAGAGAATAGAAAATATTTTCAATTTCCTTTGATCATGTCCCCAGAGTCCCCTAAAAAATAGGTAGTTCAGGGGAGTTACCCATGGGCTCAGGATACCGTACCTTTGGTCGCCTGATCACCTCTCGCCTCAGATTTTCTCGGATAACATCAAGGAACCCATCGAGTTCGGACTTGACCTTTCGTAGTGAATGAATAGCCTCCTCATAGACAGTGCCGATGCCCACAAACTTACCATAGGAGGGACCGAACTTTGTAGTTAAATCCTGGTTCCTTTTTCGGCACTCCTCAAGTACGGCATTGATAAACTTGACCTGACTAAGTGCGCTTCGTTCCGCCTCTTCGATTGAGCAATTCATATTAGTTCCCTCCGAATAGTTTTAACTTCAACAACGCCGAAACAAGAAATAGAAGTATGGCTGATGCGAACCCACCCACTGCTCCATACATACCATTCTTGACCTTCTGTACTGCTTTTTGGATAGCAATTTCTTGTTGTATATCTTCAACCGCTTGCTTTACTTCACAAATACATTCGTGATTGCTTTTTAGTGAACCAATAATAGCGGTAATGTTTTCATTCGCTACCCTTAGTGCTTCCTCAGCTCGTCCTTTAAATTCAGCGACTTCCCGCAGGTAACGTTCAAATTCTTCTGGTGCCATGTTTAACTCTCCTTTTTCTACATCCAAGAAAGGTTCCAGCCCCAGTTCCCAACGCATACGCGAGGAAGAGGGAATCTGATCCGAATGTAAGATTGAATACTTTCATAGTTCCATACGTAATGACCATGGCCAAGATAGAGGCCAACCAGACCGAGTGACGTGATAGGGCTAGATAGTACTTTGCGATCAAAAAGTCCTGAACGACTCCGATCAAGAAGTACAGGCCAAGGATCATCTGACCCTCCTTCAACATTTGTTTTCTGTATCATTAAGTTAATCCTGCAAACTCCAGAACCAATTGGTTGCTATCTGAAGATCGTCGAAATCAAGATTGATACGGGCCGCCGTACCTGCGGTATTACAATAAAAGGACACCTGATTCCAGTTTTCAGAGTTCGCGCGGCACGCCTTCGGTGCTCCCATCTGAACTCCGTCAATGAAGACGAGTGCGGAAGGCGTTGAATATCCGCAGATGAAAATGTCGACTTCGTACCACTGATTATTGACGACGGGATTCACTAACGAGGTAATAGATGACCCATTCCAATAGGCTAGGCTCCCTCCGCTTACAGTATTAAAATAAACCTGATAGCAATCGGCGTTCGCCGCCCCTCCGATCTGAACCCCCTTTGTTCCCACAGTTTTATCTGACGTTCTAATTTTACAATGGAAACGAGTCCCCCAACATAAGCCCCAGGGCCACGTCGCCCCGGTTATTATGTAGCATCGTGACGTCCCTTCTATCACGGTATCGCCGTCAAGTTGTCCCATCTTATCCGCGCCCGCATTAACAACAACCTTCGCCGTGGTGTCCCCAATCAGAGTTACTGCCCATGCGCCAAAGTTAGTATATGATCCTTGCGCATTAATATTGGCAGTATTGAGTCCATCGAAGGGTTCATTGAGAAGAGTATATATTCCCGGCTTTAGCCATGTTCCTAATCCACTCAAGAAACTCTTAGCATCTCCGTCTCGCTTCGGAGCAAGGCCATGGAGTGTCGGCGAAACATCAAGGTCTGTGTTATCGTCCGGAGCGGCTAAATCGTCCAGCTTGATCGCATCAGCACCCCCACCACTTTCGTGTTGTGCCTTATGTAACGCGTCGGCAAACGCTGAGGCATGCTCTCCATCAACCTTGTCTGAATCACCTACCTGAGAGATAATGTCTCCACCGCCATGCTGATGGGAGACAGGAGCAAAGTCAGCGGCATGGTCTCCATCGACCGTATCAGCATCCCCCGCCTCAGTGGCATAGTCAGACGCATCCACCACACCATCGTCGTTGGTATCGTAGATGGCCTTCATCATGTCGCCTGCACCAGCGGCGGCAAACTCAAGACCATCTACAGTTGCCTTCACCACGACAACCTTTCCACCTTCTCCAGCATAACTATTTGGAACATCCGTTAAGTCCGTAAAGACGGACGCCCCACTTACTATTGCTTTTATTCTTTTGAGATAGTTCTGTAGAATGCGGTCTAGTTCCGCCTCAGTAATGAACCGTTCTCTGCTTCCAGGCATTGTTATCTCTCGCTAGGTTGATCTTCACACGTACCAGGTTTTTTATATTTCTTTCCCCAAAGCTCCCCCGTTCGTGCAAGGGCAGTGAGGGAAATCTCAGCCCACATCCTTTGAAACTTACAATGGTTGGTGAGAATCATCTTACGATCACCCGTGCATTGAAAGTTCATCGCATTACACCCACCTCGGCATCTCCATTTAGCCACACAATCGTCACACTTGAACCCCGAGGTAGGATCAGGATACATATACTCCCGCTTGAGATCCTGAACCTCAGCCAGTTTATGCTCATCAAACCCTTTCCAAATGTCACCGATCGCCAGTGATGGATCCGAGAACGAGGCATACCGTTGGCAAGCAAACAACTTCCCTTCGGAATCAACGCCCACCACACCACGTGCAATTCCGCAAACGTGGCCGGTTTGTTCTTGTGATCCAAGGAACCCAAGACCATCCTCAATGAACTTCATCCAGACTGGTAGTCCCGCCCGCCTTCGTTCAACGTAAATCTCGGCAAGACTCTCGTACATTTGGCGGGCCGACAAAAGGCTCTCTTCTGTCCAATCCGCCTCGTACGCTACTTCAGTAGCTACAATATACAACCCCTTGCTATGGAACCAGCGAAGATCAGCCAACCAGTCTGCTACCGTATCAGGGGTAATGGTCGGACGTATTTCCGGAGTTGGGTAATACTCCAAGATCAAATCCAATGGAATAAGATGATGGGAGTTTCCCCCACCAACTGTCTTCCTATGATGATCATGAGTCTCTGGTCGTCCGTCAATACTGAAGAGAGGAATCATCTCCCACTTCTTCATGAACTCCAAACGCTCCCGATTGAGAAGAGTTGCGTTGGTGGTCATACCCCAACGAACCTTTCGTCCATACAACTTATTGTAATAGTCAGAGAACTCCTCTACAAATTGAGTGAGGCTATTCCACTCAACCGTTGGCTCTCCTCCGAAGAATTGAATACTGATGTCATGAGCGCCCAACCGTTTGTCTTCCTCCTCGGTGAGAAAGACTTTCAGCCGATCAAGCATTTCCTTAGTTGCGGAGATCGGTTTCTTCGTTGCGTAACAATAGGTACAACGAAGGTTACATTCGTTCGTTAGAAAAACGAAATAGTTTGCTTCGTTCTGCCCACTAGTACCTTTGTCTTTTTGATCAGCATAGCACTTTTGGCAGTGGTAACAATCGGCACAGTCAATGGAATCATCCTTCACGAACCACTCCTCAGGAATCTTCCCATCGGCTTGAGCCTGAAGAAACATTTCTGCGTTCACATGTTTTGCTACCCCTTTCTCGCAATGGTAACAGTTAAGACATGCTTTATCATTCATAGTTTACTCCTATTGGTACGTAACACATAACTGACAATTATTACAAATCTGACAAGTGGGACACTCCCCTGAATAACACGCCGACTGGCATGTATTACAAATCTGACACGTCGAACACTGAGCCGTATAACAACTTTGACACGAATCGCATAACTGACAAGTGGGACACTGCCCTGTATAGCAGGCGGCTTGACAGGTATTACAAAGTTCACAAGTACCACACTGTCCTATATAGCAGGCGGCTTGACATGCCACACAAACCTGACAACTTCCGCATACGGCGGCAAAACATGCCTGACAGGCATCACAACTCTGACATGTTGGGCAAGCCATTATGGTAAAATTCCTCCGTAGCATTTTTGACAGCTATCACATTTTTGACAGCTATCACAATGCATACAAGTAGTACACTCACCAGTGACACACTGTTGACAAGTTACACAAATTCCACACTGACCACCTTGACAAGCATCACATGACTGACATGTGTTACAAATCTGACAAGTGGTACATTGTCCCGAGACACACGCCTGGCAGTAATAGCAGGTTTGACAAGTCGCACATTGACCAGAGACACAAAGTTGGCAGGCATAACAACTTGTACAAGCACCAGACTGCACCGTATTACAAACTTGGCAGTGATAACACACCTCACAAAACCCACCGCCCGACGATTGTAAATCTTCCCAAGCAATGACTCCAACCTTTCCTGACTGCATGGACTTTTTAAGGTCTAGCAATCTGTACGGTTCGGAAGCCAGAACGGAGTAAACTGTCCCATCGGAAAGCAATCGTGTCTTTGTGATGATCACCTTACTCCCGGGGAAAGAAGAAAACATTTTAGAGGGAAGTATACCAGTAACCTTTTTCAAAGGATCTTGTAAAACGCCGACGTAATAAGCCCCCAACTCTCCGGCATCTGCCTGGAGGCGGAGTGAAGTTGTTAAAGGAAGAGTTAACTTATTCTTATGCTTCCAATCAGTTTTTTCCGAAACGATCTCAATACTAGAGTAATGATTCTCACTGGGTAAGAAACCATAATTAATCTGAATGGTTTTGTAAACACCCTCGGTATCAAACTCCAAACCGAAGTCCTCAATATCCTCATCTACCACCACTGGAGTATCACTATCCGTTCCTTCGTAATATCGGAACGCGCCTAGTTGTCCATTAAGTAGAGGGGATAGATGGAACAGTGCAGACACCTGTAGAGTACGAACGCTTTCGAGAGCAGGAAGAGAGGTATCTAGATAGAGTTGATGCTTTTGTGAACGGCCATTTTTTAGATCAAGAAACGACTTCAGATCAACATCCTCCACCGCTACTCCAGCATAGGTGGTCAATAAATCATATAAGATATCGGCAACGTTCTCGGAATAGGCACCATCAAGAATACCGCACTTCCTGCCCTTGACATGGGCAGTAACAAAAGCTAGTCCAGGATTGGCAACTAGAGTGAACTCCCCATTGGGAAGGTCAACTGAGTAGTCAGCCGGAGTGGCCAGCAATTGACCATTTTTCCAAACGTCAACGATTGCCTCTAGTGCATGGCAGGCTAACTTGAACCGATAGGTTGTGGCATCAACCAGGGTTGCCACCACTTCCTCAAACTCACCATAGATGATCGGAATGGACGAGCCCTCAGCACCATCCTCAAGATTGGGATAGGTAGTTACTTCATAGGTCGTGAGGGGAACGTTCTTATAGGTAAACGCCTTATGATCAATCACATCAACGGAGACAATGACATCACTCGCTTTCGGATATCTTGCCAAACCATGGAAGACATCCTCGTATTGATCATAAGTGAAGTCCTTGGCACCGAATCGAATTACCACATCCTTGAGATTCCAGTAGTAACTTTGCATCTGTCCATACCACCAACCATCATTCAAGAACTGCAGTGAACCAAACTCCATTGTCATCGCGCTCTCATGGAAGGGTGAAACCGACTGGTGGAGTTCGGGCATTCCTGCTGTAGTGATATAAGGAAGATACGGGTTTGCCTCTCGTTCAATAATCAAACTTGCTTTATCGAAGTACAGGGACTCGGATGCTGAGGCGTCACTAACAAAGTCAATGATATAGTCACTATATGAAGCATGGGCAGTAAAGGATAGTTCATATTCCGTCCACTCATCCTGGTGTACCATAGCAATCGTTGACACTCCCGCATCCCAGGTACCATCCGATTGCAGATAAACATTTCCGCCTGCATCCTTAATCTGAACTGCGGATGTTGCCGCTCCAGTTTGTTTAAACCGGAACTTAATCTTGCAAACGGTTCCAGGGACCAAACGAATATGTTGGTGGACATCAACTACTGAGTTGCCCGCATCAACGTCTAGCCTCAAGCAGAACGCACCATCGTAGGCTTCTGTCTGCTCCCTATTGACTGTTGAGGTTCCTGTCTCTGTCTTTGTCCATTCTACTGGTACGGTTGCTGAAGTCCACTGCTCAAACCCTCCGTCTTTCAATGCTTGGGTAATACGAGGAAGGACTATCTCACTATCACCATACTGAGTGTTGGAGAAGTATCTCCAGAAAAAGGCTAGGATCACGTAGTCATACAATGGAGGGGCTGTTTGAGTTCCGGGGTCGTCAGTGTCAGTCGTATGCAGATAAAGTTTTTGATTAGCCAAGTCATAATAAAAATACTCGGCGTTGTCGTCTGCCTCTTGAAGGGAGTAGGCTTCCGTATATTCAACTCCATCTTGAGTTACTCGAGAGACAACACCATATGAATAGGCGGCCCACCAGAGGTTTGTGTAGACACCGTCCGGTGTCCATGTCAAAGACTCAACTTCGTGGCACGGTTCAATCTCAGCGAGAAAGACCTTCCATGAATCGGTCTTGGCAATCAGTTGCTCGAAGTTCACTATCTTAACTCCTCAATCGAACAGGAAGCATTGAAGTATACCTCTCCGAAGACATGCTCAATGGTGGGTTTGGATGAAAACCGGACATACCAGGTCGTGGTGGAAGGGAGATCCCGGTCTCGAGTGAAAAAGAATTCTCGTCCGATACCACGATCTAGAAACATCGCATCAAAGTTGTCAGCATCGACCGCGGGCAGATTTTCGAACTTCATGTCCATAGTGCGGTAGCGAGTTTTCTGATTGGTAACGATCTGCCCACCAGAGGAAAACATCACGTCCGACGGATCCTCGGTCGACTTTTTATAATCAATGGACATATTAATTGACGGACTGAGGTAGGGACCAAGGAAGATCCGTCCGATCTCCAAGTAGGCCGCTACCGGTGCGATATCAACGATCAGCACCCGCCAGTATTGATAGGGAGTTTGTGGTGCCGACCAAAAGTAAGCCATGAGTTCGGCAACTGGAACGATAACATCAATGGACAGGCTCCCGAAAGCAGGATCATCATCGGCTTGAATGCTAACCACCGCCGAAGGTGAGAAGTTATGCTTTTTTATAGCGAAGGCTTGTATCGCTGGAGGAGAGGTGCCAAAGTCGGCTACAATGGACTCCGTCAACGTACCGGTGTTGTCAATACTTCTCCAGGTTCTAGTGTGCCACCGATGCTGGGTATTGATCGCTGGGAAGAGGGGGTTCTCCGTACTAGGAGTCAGCGTGGCGAGATCCCACTTGTTACTATACATAAATGTGCAGTTGGTCATTATCCTCTCCCTCTAACCGCCCGAGGCCGTACCAAGATTCGTTCATCAGCACTGGCCTTTTGAACCCACTCAATCACTAACGACTGAAGATGCTTGAAAGGAATGATCACCGGTTCAAAGGTCACATTCTTTTCAATCACGGTAACTTGGGATCCATCACTCTCTACCTTGCCCGGTCTTCCGATCCTCACCGCCTCGGTCACTCCAGGTTCAACATAGAATGTTCTTGGTCCTGTCACCGTACCCTCAAACCCATGCTGAGCATAGGTCTCTCTACCCCTTCGATCCTCATGAGACTCTTCACCAAGTTTGATGAGGCGATCAGCACGACCAATAAGATCACTAAACCCTTCCTCAAGTATTACATTAATATCCTTGCCTCTATCTTTCCAAGTACCGGCCAACTTTGCTTGTGCAATTAACATCTCCGTTCCGGCATCAAGTTTTAGTCCATATTGTTCAGCATAATAAGCTAGATCAGATAGGGTCGGAGAGACCATCGCCATTGCTTGTTTAGGATCTAATCCGGCCGAGATCAGTTTGTCATAATATCCGGTAGCCTGTGTAGAAAGATCAGCCAGAGATTCGGCGGTCAGGAAGCCAGTATCACCAAGTGCCTTAAGTAGTTGTCTTGTTCCTTCAAGCCCCTCAAACAATCCCTCATTCGCTTTTTGTATATCAACCAATTTGAAAAGATCCTCAATGGCGGCTCCACCAGTAAGACCTAACTCAGTATATTTGTCACGAAGTGCAACCAGTGAGTCCCCCATCAGAGCAAAGGTTTCAGACATACTTTTACCTTGCTGAATAAACGAACTAAACATCGCCACAGTCAGGCGCCCAACTCTCTCCAACTCTGGAGCAAGTCCAGAAGCCAGAGAAGTTTTCAGATCGTCATACTTTTTCCGCAACTCTTCCAACTGGGCCTTTTTCTGGAGGTACTCACGCTGGGCGGCCCGCTCAGAGATCTTAGACATGGACAACTTATCAACTTCTTCGCCCAAAGTCTTTATCTCATCACGATAGGTGATCAACTGCTTATAACCTGAACCGCCGACCGACTCAACCATAGACTTCAGTCCACCAGCACCTTTCTCAAGGGCTCCAAAGACATAGTCATCCACTTCAGCAATACTTACTCCGATCTTCCTGAGATACTGCATGAAAGAGACCAATGCCTTAGATCCCTCCTTATCAAACTTTTGTGCCCAGGTGATCAAGGCGTTGAAAGCTGAACCTATTGCATCCATCCCCTTCTGTACATCAACTGTTCCGCTTGCCATATCCCGGAGTGCCTGAGTCATCTTCGTAACATAACCCTGAAGGTTCTTCATTGAGATTCCGGCGTCGTTCATCACATCAGTCAATGTCATGATCGTAGCGGTTTGTTTGTTATACTGCTTGGTTAGATCAATAATCTTTTTCGCTGTGGCCTCAGTAATGTCTCCCAAACTCTTATACGACTTGGTCACGGAGTCAACTTGCTTCTTCAGTTCCTCGGCGGCCTTTTGTTCGGCAGTTTTCTTTTTCTTGAACAACCCACCAAAGAGTCCACCAACAAGCGATCCGATCACATTACCAACACCAGGGAGGATGGAACCGAGAGCACCACCTAACGCGGCTCCGATGCCTCCGTAAGTATTCGCTCCACCTCCACCAATCAATCCACCCAAGGCGGCGCCCAACGCACCGGCCAGTTCACCACTCAATTCCTTAAAGGCTTTCTTCAAATTCTTGAAGTCCATCTTTCCTTTACCACCCATCTCATTAAACTGTCTGGTCAAACTGGAAGCTATCTGTCCGGCAACAGAGGCGGCCGCTGTCACTAGTGGTTTCAACTTTTCGCCAGCAGTGTCACCAAAGACCTGCAAGGCAGTGCCTAAAGCTGAGAAACCTTTGATCATATCACTACTCATTCCCTTTGCGGCTTCTGCGGCCTTGTCAATGATCTTCTGATACTCCTTAGGAACCGTCAAACCCAACTGATGATAAAGATCGGCGATCATGGTCACCGCCGTAACTTCATCCTGGTGAGTGATGTCGGCAGTTGCCTTTAGTGAACGATAGGCTTCCTCAACTTCAACGAGTTTGTATTTATACTGAGTTGCCCTTTGTATTCCAAGTAGAGCGGCCTTCTCGTCCATAAATCCTGAAAAGTATCGAGGAGGAGGAGTGGGATACTGAACCGCAGGACCCATCATCTGTTCCTCAGTCATAAGTCCTGGGGCCTCAAGATTCCATTTCTTTGGCGAAGGAAGCGGAGTTTCGGCCACCTTGGTCATATTGTTTAGCGTGGCAGTAAGAGTAGGATCTAATTTCTTCAACGCCTCATTGATCGCATCAATTCCTGCTTGATAGTTTGCCCAAGTGATGTTGCCGGCTTCCATTTCCTTTTTCAGATCCCAGAAGTCCTTTGTAATCTTGATGACTTCGACGGAGACTTCCGTCTTGGTCAGTATGCCGAGATTCAGGAGAGCTTGACTATTCTTTCCTAATACAGCGCCCAGTTCCCTTAGTTCTTTCTTCATACGATCGTAGTCAATCTTGGTCATCTGGTCGCCGAAGTCCGCAAGACCCTGCTTTAGTGTGTCATAACGATCCTGAACTTCTGTCTTCAGAGTGTAACCATAACCCTTCAGCATCTCACGCAAACCAGCTAGGCGATTGGTTTCGGCTTCTGCCGCAGTTGCCGCCGCCTGGGAAGACTCACTTAAGGCCTTCTTCTCCTCCACCTTTGCCTTGATCAATTTCTCAGTCCCGTTGTTAACTGCCTCTAGTGCCGCACTATAGGAACCGTACTTGATCTTTAGTTGAATAGCACTCTCACCAGTATCCCGGAGTGCGGCTTTTAGATCAGTCATGGCTTTTAGTTGCTTCGTATTCTCGGCTCCGGCTCCCCAGTCACCGATCTCGAGAATCTTTTTCTTCAGACCGGTCACATCACTAAGCCATTCACCAATCTTCCAACCTGCGGCGAAGGCGGCTAACGCGGCGACTGCTGTGCCCAAGGCGGCAGTGATGCCACTCATCGCTCCGGCAAGGCGGGGCATGGTAGTGAGTCCAGTTTCTATCCCGGCCATCAATAGTCTTCCGAAAGAGACCGCCTTGGAGGCAACAGTAAAGGCCAACCAGACCTTAAACAACAGAACCAACTCATCCTTGAACTTGACTATGAACTTGATCGCATCACCAATTGCCTTACCGATGCTAAGTCCAGTGGTAATTACACTCTGAGTCAATGCGTCAATTCGCTTCTTCATCTCCTCAGCAGACCCAGCACCCTTGGTAATTGAACCAGTGAATCCTTCCCAGATTGCCACTTTCAATTTATTGAATAACTCACCAGCCATTTTCAACCAGAAGTTGACTGTCTTCATGCGCTCAAGGAAGACTCGTTGAGCATCATTACCACCATTGAAGGCTGTACTGAGATCACCAATGTTACTAGTCAGTTCCTTAGAGGCGGTGGAGGCAAGGTTGATCACGCCAACCAGAGTACGCCCACCTTGAAACAAATTGTCAAGGATCGCCGAGTTGCCCTGAGTAACCCGACCGAGTTCGGATAGCCACTTGCTGAACCCCTGGGCCTTGACTCCGGCAACTCCCCACTCGAGTCCAAGTTTCCTGGCTTCAGCGGTTGCTCCGGCCGATGGTTTCATTATCCCTTGAAGTAGCATCCTCAATTGCATCATGGCTGTCTGAGAGTCAACTCCTGTGTGAGTCAAGGTAAGGAAGGTCGCCACGAGTTCATCCAAACCAACACCGGCTTGATAAGCGGTTGAACTCAACTTGAGGATCGTCTTGGTGATCTCCTCAAACGAGACATTTTCCAACTGCGTGGCCTTAGTCATGACATCACTAACCTGGGACGCCTGAGATGTTTCCAAATGGAAACCTTTGATCACACTGGTTAAGGCCTCCATGGCGATCTCATTTGTGGTATAGGCAGAAGTAGCAAGTATAGCCGCCTGCTCAACCATCTTGAAGTGCTCAGCAATAGGTATCTCAGCAAACTCTCGAAGGGACATTCCCAAGGTCCTGGCATTCTCAGCTGAAGAACCTAAAGCAGGGGACATACGAAGTAGAGACATCTTGACTTTCTCAGACTCCTCGGCAGTTCCCTTCAACATGATCGAAACTTTTGAAAAGGAAGTGTCAAACTCGCGTCCCTTAGTAACGACATCTTTAAGGTTGGTGGTGAGTGCCCTAAGGACACTTGACATACCGGTCCACAATCCAAGACCGGCGGCCATCTGAAGCATGCCGGACTTGAAGGAGCCTTTTAGCTTATCCATACCTCCGGCGGCGGCGGTCGCATCCGTCTTAAGTTTGGTAAATCCCTGACCGGCCTTGCCTGCCTCGGTTCCAGCCTTCGCCAGAATGGTGCTGACATCACCGATCGTTTTCTTGATCTTGTAAGAGCCCTTATCGTCGAACTCCAGAACGACCAAGATATCCTTTTTGGCGGCCACTGTCTACCTCAACTGCGGGCGTGCACTTGATCAGCCCACCTCTTTCTAGAGGAGGCGGTTGCCCGATGCTCTACTTCTTCACGTTCTCTCTCCGGTTGCGGAGCAGTTCCTCTTGAAAGTGGACGAGACGAAGATAGTAGTCATCCCAGTACCGTTTCGGTATATCCAAGAGTTCAAACATCTTCATCACATCATCCACACCAATTACCAGGTTGCCAGACCATCCATCATAATTCTTTGGTAGACTATCCCAAAGTTCAAGGATGATCTCATTGTCGGCGTTCGGTTGCGCGAGAGTAATCTCACAAGTGGTGCAATCACCAAGTCCTTCAATGTGGACTTGTGCGCCGGCCAGAAATGAACTAGCATCCCGCAATTGCCTGCAGGTCTTACAATCTTTTTTAGTTTTCGCATCTCTGGCCAGCCACTCCGCAACTACGCCAAGTTTTTTAGTTCGTCCGCTTTTCGTTCGGCAACCTTGGCAAAGTTGGTTACGTTAGTTGCCACATTGATCACCCACGCCTGGAGTTCCAGAGACGCATCCATGATCGTAAAGGCCAACTCTTCGTCGAACGTAACTTCCTGCTCAGGATCACCCACGATCTCCCCACGCCCAGCCAGGATAGTCTTGAGCCCATTGATCGTAAGGCCTCGCCATCCCTTGAGTAACTCTCGGGCGGCGGCACGATTGAACTTCTCATCGTTGAGGCGATCTTCCTGCTGTCTGGTCTGAACATTGTAAAAACTTTCCTTTGCCTCTTCGGTGATCATCTTCAAGAGTTGCTTTGACGCATAGGAAATCCTGAGGAACACGTTGGGGACATAAGGGTACTGAAACTCAACTACCTTCTCTGCCTTACCGGCTTTCTGGATAGCTGAGATCAGCTCCTGAACCGTTGCTCTTTTTTCATCTGACATGATCAAACTCCTTTGTAAAATTGATAGGAGAGGAGAGGTCCGTCGGAAAGCGCACAGACCCCTCCCATCCTTTTTCTCCTTACTTAAACGTCACCTTCATCTCGTCATTCAAAGTGGCCGAGGCGACCGCCTTGAACCCGATCTCCTGCTGGAACTCTTCCGTCCCAGTGATCTTCGGGGCTTTGTACTCGGCGTACGGAATGCTGATCTCCATGATCTTGCCAGCAACATTGCCGACAGGGATAATCAAGGCGTCCGTGATCCGATAGTCGGACCGATAGAAATAGCTAGGTCCCTGCTTGAGGAAGAAAACTGTGAGAGTTCCTTCCGCAAGTCTCTTCCCAGGCCGACCGAAACGCTCGGCCGTCCAGGCATCGTTCTTCTCATTGTCATAGTACTTGATGTTGTTGGTCAACGTCAAGACAGCCTGCGTCACGATGGCATTCTGCCCCGTGATTGTGACGATGCCCAGTTTACCATGCTCCGGGACACCCACCTCAGCAGTCGAGACGGGCCAGAACGGATAGATGGTAGGATTGACACCCTGGTTGGTGACCAGCGAGGGGCTGATCGTAATGGTGTCGTTTGTGTAGTTGACTCCGGTCAACAGATATCCAGCCTGGGTATTGTGATCAGTGCCTACCGTCACATACATACCAACGACGTATCTCTGGGCTCCCTTTGAAGGAAGTTGGATAGTCGTCTTACCAATTCCGCAGGTATCCGAGGCAGGCGTCTCGCCAGCCCACAGGCGTTCCATAAACTTGCCCGACCACCGGATCGAAGCAATGGCATCGCCTGCAATCGTGAACTCCGCACTCTCGATCGTCGCACCACGCATGGCAAAGACGGTGTGTCCCTTCTTGCACCAGAAGGAAAGTGAGTCCAACTGATCCTGCAAAGTGTACTCAACCTTGACTCCCGGATCGGGTGTTTCAAGGCCCATAAGGCACCGAAACAACTTGGCGTGCTCAGGAGCAGTACCCAATACACCAGAAGGCTTCACGTAGGTAGTGAAGCTAAAGTCTCCGGTAAGAAGTCTCGCCCGGATGGAAGGAAGCTGTGATGCCGAGGCTCGGATCTGCATATCTTCCAAGAGTTCTCGCTCCTGGCCAAAGTCAACCGGACCAACTGTGTAGATCCGATCGGCGGTAGTGGGTTTCTTGAGCGTTCCGCAACTAGTCTCAAGGATGGCATAGGCCTCTTCCTGATTCGCATAAGCTAAATCACTTGCACAATTCATAGTCTATCTCCTTAGTTAATCATCTCGGAGGTTCTTGCCTCAAAGATTTCTGTCTTACGCATTTTTCAAATCCAGATAATACTTAAGACGTAACGATATATCAAAGTGAAAGAGCGGCATTTCGCCCTCCACCTTAGTAACATTGATCACCCAACAACCGGTAGCGGTTTCATTGAGGCGAAAGTTTGCTCCGATCTTATTCCGAATTGCCTGCACCAGAGCCTCATAGGTTGAAGTCGGGGTCTCACCCCAAGTGATGAACCAAACCCTGGCCTTCATATCGAGGAAGGCGATCTGCATCATGGAAGTCATCTCCTCATCAGGCGCCTCCTCTGGTTCCTGAAGTTCAAGCAAAGGAAGTCCAGCAGAGGCATACTTCGTTATGTCAATATCCCTGTAGGTTCGAACCACTGTGGCAATCCCAGAGGTGGTAGCAAGGATGGACGCAAGGTTGCTTAAAACACTTCGCCTATTCAAAGACATTGTCTTCTCCTTACGTTGCCGAAAAGTAAATAACTTCAATAATGATGACAAAGACCCCAACCGGATGTCTAGCTCCCGAGTCCGTAGTGATTCTAGAGCAAGTGGCCGAGTATGCCTGGTTGCCGATGGAAGGATCCGCATCAATCTTTGCGATGATCGCCTGGGCAAAAGTATTCATCTTTGTCCAGAGATTCTCGGCCGCTTCCGCCCTCGTCCACACAACCACACCAATCTGGACTTTATTCTTAAAGACGTTGGAAAGGATCTTTTCCTTTTCCTCAACGACATCGTTCACAAAAGCTCCAGGCATTTTCTCAGGTCCGATCCCAGTATCGTATGCCCTTTGATAGTCGACAAAAACCACTCCGGCAATTCCCGGCTTGATCAAGGCGGCGATGTTGGCAATAATTGTTGCCTTGACTCCGAATCCATAATAGTTTGCCATTACTTCCTCCCCTCGCCCATGAGTTTGTCAATCTGAACAAAGGTCTGCTGAATGTAAGAGTCAAGTTTGCTCTGAAGATCGGCCTTCGTCTTGGTCGCCATCCAATAGGCGGGAGTACCTGGGTGCATGACTGTCTTCTTTGTATACACTTCATCCCCCTCATACGTAGTGAAGTGCAGGAACCCAAACTTGCCCACCGGTATCCTGTGGGGTCTGGTGCCCTCTTCAAACCAAACTAGCACATCCTTATTCTTATAGGTGTTACGAATGATGAACGAGGTCACTGTCGCCCGTACTGAATAGTCCAGGCCCCACATGCCGGCGAGATCCGTACCCGTATGCGTCTCTGGAGTCAACTGACGGATACGCATGAGACCATACTCCGCAATTGCGAACCAGGTCCGTTTCATATAAGGCAGGACCTCATTCTTGAGGATGCCGAACCGCTTGCCCAGCATCTCCCAATCAATTGTGAAGTTAACGAAGTCAGTTTGCGTCATAGTTTACCTTATAGTCCGTATAGCATTTGCTTCAATTTGAGCGTTTCAAAAAACTCTTCCTTCACCGAGTCAGCATAACCTTTCAGAGCACTGGCTGGGTAATCCACTCGCCCACCATCACGCATGATGCCACCTTCCGTACTACGTCTCAGGAAAACGATCTGCAGGCATTTCCAAACCGTGCCCGTGACCAAGAGTTCCTCAAACTCCGTTGGAGTTGCAGAGACCGTCCAGCCGGCGGATTCGATACTAATATACCAATAGATCTCTCCAGCTTGCTCAGGTACCGGATCAATCTTGAGTTTTCGTTCAATAGGATTGAAGTCAAACCGGAGGTTGGGAAGGGCCCGGCGTCTTCGCATCATCTTGATCATCCACAACGAGGGGAAGAGATAGTCTTCATTAGCCTGAGTTTCGTCGATCAAATAACTGCCCAACTTCATGCGATCGTCGGCCGAGACCTCCTCATTAGAGATCAATGCCTGTACCCGAATGGTGGAGGCGTTTACATCGTAGTCCCTTTGATTAGCAACTGAAGTAATCTTCCGAGGAATCTTTTTAGGAAGTGCGGCGGAGATTTTCTGCAAGATGTAGCCGGCTTCACGAAGGATATCAGGGTCAGTAATATCTGTGGTATTACTGACTTTTCCTAACTCTGTACGTACTGCAGAAACTAACGAAGTTTCGTCCATGGCACTATCTCCTATGCATCTATCCCAAATACCGGTAGTACTTTCAGAATGAAGGTATCACCGCGTCCTTTCCATCCAGTAACCTCTCCGTAAGGTTGGATGTAATAGTGACCAGGAGCATCAACCTCTCCTGCTACAGTGACGTGGACTAGCAACTTTTCATTTCCAACACCAGACTTAGTAACGGCAGTCCAAGTCTTTAGCTCATCTCCAGAACCATCCGCCTTAGGTTTCTTCACAAGGAACTTGAATCCAGAGAATCCTACCAAGCTCTCCTGCATGTCAACCTCAATGGTAGTTCCAACATCACCAATATAAATCTTCTCGTTAGCCATAATTACACCTCAGATTCTTCCGTTTCCCACTTAGATTGAAAGTGAGCAACAGGTCGGAGTTTGGAAATTCGTTGTATAGATTCTCTACGAAATCTTGACTGAAACAATTCTCTCCACCGCAGTTTGGACACAAACTGTAGCATCGGTTTGAAGTGCAATTTATATCCCATCGACGAATCTCCTAAACTTAGATTGGAACGGCAGAGTCCCTGTAAACTTCGAAACAAATTGAAGTAGTTCAGTACGAATAGATGCTATCTTTCCAAACATGAGTCCTCGGGTCACAACTAGATTAAGATGACCATAACCCCTTAAAATTAAATCGTTCATAACACCCTCGTCCTCATTATAGCATTACCACTAGCATCTTTTGTAATATCGAATCTCATAAGTTCGACGGAATCTTCCCCAGAATAAAAAATCATCTGTGAACCTCTAATCTCCCATCTTCCACTTTCAACTTCTCTAATAAACTTCGCATCAACTGCGATGCTTTGAATCTTATCTGTCTCGTTCTTTACAAGACCAATCTCACCAGTAAGTTCCTGAATCTTGCCAACCTCATCAGCAATACTGTGCTGAATCTTGTCTGTTTCATAAGCAACAACTCCCTGAAGTATGACAACTTTATTAGAAAGGTCCTGAATCTTATCTGTCTCGGACTCAACGTCTACAATCTTATCCGTCTCGGCCTTGATCAGAATAACTTCCTCAGCAAGATCCTGAATCTTATCTGTCTCAATCTTTACAAGATCAATCTCACCAGTAAGTTCCTGAATCTTGCCCACCTCATCAGCAATACTGTGCTGAATCTTGTCTGTTTCATAAGCAACAATTCCCTGAAGTGCAACAACCTTATTAGCAATACCCTGAATCTTATTTGTCTCAGGCTTGATCAGACCGGCAATTTCAACGATATCTTGAATCTTATCCGTCTCAGGCTTAATAATCTGGATTTTATCTACTTCGGTCTTTACAAGGTCAACAGTATTGACAAGACCTGATATCTTATCTGTCTCAATCTTTACAAGATCAATCTCATCGGCAACTTCTTGAATCTTATCCGTTTCAGATTTGATCAGAACAACATCACTAGTAACATCTGTGACTTTGTCCTTCACAAGATTAACTTCATTGACGAGATCCTGAACTTTGTCCGTCTCAATCTTTACAAGACTAACATCCTCAACGATATCTTGAATCTTATCCGTCTCGGTCCTCATAAGACCAACTTCATCAACGACATCCTGGTTGCTTTTTGAATCCAAAACAAATATGCCTATCCTTGCCTTTGCCGAAACGGAGTTTACAGTTGCAGACGCAATAACATTGTAAGTTCTTCCTACTCCAAACCCATTACCAATAGTTGCCTCTATACTGACTCTGTAGTCCCCGGTTTGTCCAGTTCTCTTTATTACAACTGGTGTAAGGATGGGAATGTCAATGTTGTTATCAAAAACCTCACAGATAGGTAGGAGATCCGCATCTTGAACCATCCCGGTAGATGGATTGTGTGTCGTAAAATCAAGTGTGATCATATCTCCAAGTTTTCTCATTACCCTTCCTCACCCTTGACTTGAATAACATGACTTCCTCCAAATATAGGAAATGCCATCAAACGAGACCGATATAGCAGAGATCGTTCATAAATAGTATCTTGTCCTTGTAGTATTCTCTGTGCCAGCAATGACAGAATAACCTCCTCGGTTGACAATATTCTCTTTGCCAGTAATACCAGAAGCATATCCTCTGATAAAATTGGAATGTGAAGAAAACTTGCTAAAGAAGTTATCAAATCCTCAGACGAAATTGGAATGTGGAGAGTTTCTGATAAAGCAAGTACCAACTCTTCAACCGACCGGAATTTCTTTGTTAAGACTTCAAGTAACTCCTCAGACGAAATTGGAATGTGAAAGTATTTAGATAGAACCACAAGTAAATCTTCAGAAGAAGTGGGAAGATGTAGAGAACCAAGTAGAGTCACTAACGCATCTTCAACATTCAAAGGATGTTGTGCTAGAAGATAAATAACATCGTCCAACGTCCGTGCCTTCTCAGGAACGGAACTTTCAATATCCTCAGCAATAAACGTTGTTACTCCACTACCAGTCTCCTCTGCACCCCACTCGCCGTGAGCAGGTTCAGGAGAAACAAACTTTGTATAAAAAATCGAGTCCCAGTAAGCCACCGCCTGGGAGGTGCCCGCCACAATAAGAAAAGTTACAGGATTCCAAACTCCCACACCCGTAACTGGCATGATGTTTCCATCAATAATGAATTGTTTAAGACCCAACGAGCTTCTTGTTATAAACTCATGCCATCCAATCGTTCTAGGAACACCGCTGTTATAATTGATACCCAGCAATTGGTATTCGTACTGGTCACCATCAGTAATTAATCCAATAAAAGATACCTCGGCCTCCCCAGCATCAATACTAAAAACAGTATACTCAGGTACTGGTAACATTTCATCATAAAGATGAACATGAACGGCGATGTTATCATAAGGAAGTTGGTTATGAGACATAAGGGTTGCTATAGGTATCTTCGCACCTTTAGTACCAGAATAAGCATGATCGAAAGAAGGCACAGGCGCTCCAATTATTCCAGTAATCCAAGCCGGCATAGGTCCACCGGCTGTGACTAGCCACAAGTTTCGTTCAGGATGTCCAGAGACATCAACCACATCACCTCCGGAACCTTCATCAAGAGGCCAGTGGGCGTAGACTGTACCACCTAGTATGTCTTCGGTGCCCTCTCCATTATTATAACGAGCAACGATGTCTACCAGTGTCAAGACCGAAGTATAAACTACAATCTCATCTATATCTCCAGTAAAGTAATAGAATCCACCATACGTGGCCACATTGAACCTTGAAGGATTGCTGATTGTGTCGTTTAGAGTATTCACTAAAGTGGTGAAGGGCTCTTCTGTTCCATCCAAGTAAATGTGGATGCCAGACGCCTGTCGTGAACCATCATAGGAGGCAACCAGATGATGCCAATTCCCATCGTTGATGGTTCGAACATTCGTTTCAATCTGTATATCACTTGAGGGAGTACGATTACTTCTCAATTCATATCCAATGTGATTGTTTATGACAAACAAGCAGTAACCACGCCCATTTCCATCCAAGTTCATCCTCGTTATTAGTGGTTGTTCGCCCGTACCGGAAGTTCTGAACCAGCACTCTAATGTAAAGGGACTGAGACCATCGAAGTCAGCGATCGTTCCAAACCCTAAAGGGGAACCTAAATTATTAGAACCTGAGAAACGCAGGCCAGTTAGTCCGAAACAAGACCATCTATTTAGATTAGTCTCAAAGTCGTCAAAGAAAATGAAAGTAGCATCTCCGTTGGACGCCGATAGGGCACTCGCATTTCCGTAGTAGATATAAATCTTCTTATCATACGTGCTTAAATCATCGGATACTTTAACCCAGAAAATAGCATAGTTCCCATCGACCTTCTTATCCAACCAATGATCAAGCAGAAAAGCTCCACTACTATTTGTAAATCTTATGTCTCCGAAATTTGCTTTACATTTACCAGAGAGATAAATATCTTCACCACTATCAGTTCCCGCACTAAAGTGCACCACTATTCTTTTCTGGTAATTCTGCCCAGCACCAGCAGAGGGAGTAATGGTGTGACTCTTTCTGTATGTCCAACCCGTTACCCAACCCATTTTAGTTACTCCGGTTGTGTTCCAGTTTCAGATAGTGACATCATATATTGATCATAGCACGTCTGGCAAAGAACCTTTTTCGAACCAGCAGGAATATCGTAATAGATTTTTTCCTGAGCTTCAAGTTTCTTTCCACAGGCACTACAGTTCTCTTCCATCTTACAATCTCCTTACCCAGTAAGTAAGTATTTCATCAACCCCCTTCGCAGAGGGAGCCACAATGGCGTTGAAGTTCGAAGATTTGTTTGTCATCATAATTGTATGGGGAGGGGTCAACGTGGGATAAAGACATCTGTAATAATAATCTGTCCCACCAATGTTCAGAATGCACTCGTCATTGTAAACTTCAACACCCTGACTCTTACTACAAAGAAGATAAGGTATGCCGGTTACCGGATCTTCAAACGATCCCAAGATTGCCGCCGAGTTGATCACATCCGCTATTGCCACCCCACCTCTGAAAAGGTATAATCTAGAAAGTCTGGCTTTGTTATCGAAGCCCCACACTCCAAGACCACCAGATTGCAATCCCTTAAAGTAGGCCAGTGCATCAGCGGCATAGATAAGTCTTGCATTACAACGATACGCAGATGCGGCAGGCATCATATCCAATCCAACCAAGCGATTAACTCCGTCAAAACCCTTGGTCACACAGAAGAAAATTGGGAAAGTGGTAGCCCCAGTAATAGAGGGATCTGGCTTCACATTACCAATGATACAGTTAGCATCCATCCAACCTTCAAAGGTAAAATCTCTAGCAAGATCATTCTCAGTTCGTCCGGCCCAATAGATAGGATTCCCCCATCCTACCCATCCCAAACCTATTCCAGCATGTGAACCAGCGTCATAGGATTCCCTTACCGCCGGCTCAAAGATAGTATACTGGAAGCCTGTGACACTTAACTCAGTATAGATTCTGATAGCCGCAAGGTAGGCCAGTCTTCCTAGACAAACATTGTTTGAGTTGACGGGCTTAATCCAGTCATATCCTGCCTCACTCCTGACCCAACCATTGGCAACAGCGTTGTCGGCAAGTTTAGTAGCGAAAAGATTTCCTGCACATGTAAACGTTACAAAGTTACCGTTCATTTCTTATTCCCCTTCGTCGAAACCATCAATAGCTCCTTTTCCATCATAGGAAAAAGAACATGCTCGTGTCCGTAAAAATCTCTAACCACTACATCGACGTCTCTGTGGTTAGTAATCTTGGTCGGTTTTACTTCAATCCGACTACGCTCTGCTTCTAACATTATTAACCACCACTCTTGGCATAATCCTTCAACTGAGGAAAGACAACCGCTGTCTTCTTTCCTGAAAGGATATCACAAATTAATTCATCGAATTCCTGAATGAGTGCGTTTCTCTGAAGATTCAGCATACTGATCTTTCTCTTGGCACTAGCCACTGTCTTGTCGTCGGCCCCAGGCGTCTGGGCAATATCTTCCTGGTTCCAAAGTTTATGGTCAACCGTAAAGAGTTTGTCTATCAGACTGCCTGGCGTTTCCATTACAGACTCCTCACACACTATTTTCCGAGTGCGTCGATCTTGTTGTGGAATAGGATAATCGCCACGGTCATGCCGATCGTGCCGAGAATCCCAAAGAGATGGATGTATACGAATAGCGCATAGGCCACGTATACGAACCACCACCGCAGTTTGATCGCCTTAAGGAAAGTAACGATCCCACTAAAAAAGTTTTTCATAACTTCCTCCTTATGATTTACGATACCAAGCCATCACCCAAGACCATGGATTATGCTTCTTACCAAAGCTAATCGCGTACCATCCTATTCGATGGAAGTCTTCTGGGGTGAGTGCCTGGTGATGAATCTCAAACTGGTTACCTTCAAGTGCCCCTTGTGGATAGTTCCCGTAGGGGCAAGCCACCACCACAAGATGGTTGGCATATTTTGTTAATCCTTGAAGTGTCGATTCAAACTCCTCCTTGGTCACATGTTCAGGACCATGCCACCAGCAGACCACGTCATAGGTCCGGTTGATGACTTCGTTCAACTTTCGTACATCTCCAAGGATGAAGTTATCAAACACTCCAATGTGTGTCTTGATCAAAGAGTCCAAATTGGGCGGCCAAACCTCCACGAGGTCAATCACTGCCCCGTGGTCCTTGAACTCCTTCGTCAAGATTTGCCTAGCTGGGGAGGCTCCTACATACAAGACTGTCTTATACGAGAAGACATCTTCTACAAATCCCTCTAGGAACTGTGCTTCGGTCATTTGAAGTAACTCCCTATCAAAGGCAGGATAGTCTCAGGTTGGCGACCGATATAGGGAACCACACCTGGTAACTTTAAATTATAAATACGATTCCATTCTTTTAGGTGCTCCTCAAGTGAGTACCGACTTTGATCACCAACATATCCCGCTAGAAAGTATTCCCGTACTCTGAACAAGCATCTCTCATAAGATAAAGCATGCCCATAATGATAGACAAAGATATCATCCCGGTGAGACCAGCATCCTGGCCACCCATGGCGAAAACCAGCCATTGTATTATTGTTAACTATTTTTATACCTTCAGTCAATCGGAATGCACAACTCTCCATTCGTGCCATTGACCATTGACTACCAGTTACAATTTGATTTAGGTTTCTCCAGAAATGGATAAACCTATGACTTATGATATCTATATCTGACTTTGCGTTATCCATAGATTCAATCAGTTTTAGAATATTTTCCTTATCATAGACCTCATCGGCATCCTGAGACAAACCCCACCGTTCCTCACTTCGTCCCATCAAGTCCAAATAGGTTTGACGTTGCCTTCGTTCATCCCAGCTACCATCTGGTTTTGCAAAAACTCCCGATACCACACTAACACGAGATCCAATTGACTTCGCCATCGTAACAGTATCATCAGTCGAAGGGCCATGTGCCGAACCATCAACAACGATGATGTCATCGACATAGGGATAGGTGCTCCGAATGGCCGCACCGATAACAGGAGAGGCATTGTAAGCAATCATTCCTACAGTAACTCTCATGTTATCTACCTCCCGATCGAAAACAAGTCTCACAAGGGAGTTCAATCTCCTTCACATGATCTCTCCACTCCGAGGTCAACGGAATCCCCTTCCCCTGTAGGGGGAGACTCCATGCCACACAACAACCAAACAACTGTCCTTCATGGTAGGCAATCATGTCAGACCAATAATGAGCACAAGGAGTTCCTTCGTAGGGGGGTTCTCCATAAGGCACATGCCCATCTATCTGAACTTTCATAACATTGAGATGATGATGGGCTTGTAAAAACTGTGTTACCAACATATACTCAAACGTGTTTGATACTCCTCCATGCCGGGCAACAAATTGCTCGGTATAATGGGACACCCAAACACGCTGGTACTTCAGCAACAACGGAAGTTTTGAGGGATCTTTTCCAAACAACCATCCATTAGTAACTAACATGAAGTCGTTGCACTGAAAGATTGTTTCCAAGTTGTTGGTCAATTCCTCAAACTTTGAGTGAAGGGTGGGTTCCCCTCCAGTAATCTCAATCCTACCAATCTTACCGATCAAATTACCCACTCGTCGAAGTTCCTCTATTGGAATTTCCAATTCCTTAATCTGTTTGTTATACCAGGTCAATCGTTCCCTAGCACAGCATTCGGGGCACTGCCTGTTACAAACACTAACAATGGGTACCTGCACCCTGTTAGCAAT